ATGGGTACCATTAGAAAAAGAGGCGACAAGTGGTCGTATCGAGTTGACCTTGGTGCTGTCAATGGTAAGCGTATGCAAAAAGAGAAAGGCGGCTTTGCCACAAAGAAGGAAGCGGCTGCCGCAATGACTCTTGTAGAAAATGAACTGCTTAAAACGGGTGAATATATAGAAGCAGAACAAAAAATTACAATGCAACAACTATATGAGGAATTCATTGAAGAGGAGGCTCCGCTGACTCGAAAATATACAACCATTGTTCGCTACAAGTCACTTTATAGAAATCAAATAGAACCAGAATTTGCTTCAAACTATCTGTATCAAATTACAACTGAACGAATTCAAAAATTCATCAACTATAAAGTTAAAGAAGAGAAAAATAAAATGTCTGGTCATTCTGAACAAGGGCTAAGTGCGGCTTATGTTCGCAGTGTTTATAATTTCCTTCTTGTGTTATTTGCTCTTGCAAAGAAAAAGAAGTATATCAAAACCAACCCAATGGACGATGTGACTCCGCCAAAAGACTATCGTGCGTATGGCAAGGAGATAAGATATTATACTCAGCCGCAAATCGAATGGATGGATAAACGATTCCAATCAACAAATCTATACACGGCTTACCAACTTGGTTTATATCTCGGTGTTCGTGTTGGAGAGTGCTTTGCACTGCGATTCAGCGATATAGACTGGGACAATAAAACCATTCAAGTTGGGTGTCAGCTTCAATTCCAAGATAAAGTATGGAGCCTTGTCTATCCTAAAACACCAAACTCTTTGCGCAGTATAAAAATAAATCAAAAACTAATCGACTATCTGAGAGCCCTTCAAAATAAATACGCAGAAAATAAAGAGCTGTTTGGTGCTGGCTGGAAGGGAAGTAACAAGGTCATGGATCGTCGTCCAGAGTTTTATGGAAAGCCAGCTGTGTTAATTACCGTTGATGATTTTATCAATGTTAAACCAAACGGTGAAATGTATGTGACCAGCTCTGATAAAACTCTTGCCCGCATTTGTAAGAAAGAAGCCGGGTTTGATTTTAAATTCCACTATCTTCGTCACACCCATGCTACCATTCTTGCAAGTAAGGGAGTTAATCCCAGATATGTTATGGAACGTTTAGGGCATGGCAAGATTGATGTTACTCTTAAATACTATACTCATATCACAGATGAGATGCACGAACAAGTTGCAGCTATTATGGATACGGTTATGGGAGAGCAAGAGCAGTACGATAAAACTAATGTTATCAAACAGGGCGAAAACTTGAAAGAGATGGCAATCGTGCCTGGTACAGAAGATGACGAGGTCGATGATCTGGAAGATGAAGAATAAGTAATTTTTCAATTGGCGTAGGGCGACCTGCGCCCTTTTTATTTGTCATGGCGTTCGCTATGTGATATAATAGAGTTAAAGAAAACCGAATGGAGGTCGCAACCATGGAGGAATTTCAAACCATCCCTACTAAGGAACTTCAAGAGCTCGTCGATCGTCTACTCAAAAAATCAGAGGCGGCACACGAGAAGTATAACAAGGCCACAGAAGAATACAATCAGCTCATGGATAGGTATTATGACTGTGGAGATATCATCGAAGAGTTCAAGAAGCGCAAAGGCTATGACAGCAAAACGAATGAATTCCCGGTATCTATGTGGCTTGATAAACATCGTAGCGACCCCGATACAACACAAGAAGAGAAGGACGCTATCGAGGACATCCGAATCATAAGGAGAATTAAATTGCGTGACGCTGATCAAGCTCGTGCTGTGGCTCGTGCAACTTGTGAGGCTTATCTGGACGCTGCAGAACTTGCAGATTACTTCCCCAACTATAATATCAATTCAAAGGCGTGGTAATATTATGAAACAAGATATCTATCTCCCTCTTAAAATGCTCAGAGCTCTCACTACTCAATATCCTATCGTGTGGAAAGAGATGGAAGAATTCCATGATATGAATGGTACAGCAAGTTCTGTATCATGGCCTGAGTGGTGTTATGCTCCAATCGAAGCCGCACTGACTGTTGTATCGGATGGGCATGACCTTAGCTGTCTGTCGATGAATGAAGTGAGCGCTGTTGTGACATGTGCGCAGCTCGTTTCTGTTTTGGCACCGTGGAGGCTCAGTAAAGAAGTCTATGTTATCAACGAAGATATAAAAGACCTTCTCTTTGAACAAAAGGATGACAGCGATATACCTGTCGATATTCTGATGCATCTCCCGTATCAGTGTTTTTATGTTGAGTTGCCCAATACTTATTTCGACAATGAAAAGATTCACGGTTTCTTCGTGTCTCTTGATTATAATGTTAAGCTGCATGAGCGTGATTTGAAGTTGACGTTCCTTTCTGAGAATGGGGATTCGTTCACTTATCCCATCGACCTTGATGCCGGAACCATTGAAAACAGTATCAAAAAGTTAAATGAACAGCTCGCTGAACACGCCAAAGGAAATAAAAAGCTGGAAAAGTATGCAGAGGCAGACCCCGCAAAAGATGAAGAGACGATCACGTTTATCAAACAAGTCATGCAGGTCGTCTTTTATATTTTGGCACAGAACGCAGAGATTGCCCCAGATGAAGAACAGGCAACTGTAACAAAGCGCGGCAAAGTAATCAAAGATAAATATTCTGAGATTCGTAAATGGGATGTTGGCGAAAGAATCGGCGCAGCCATCCGTCAACAGAAAACGAAGGCATCTGATAGCGACTCTGAACCCACTACTCACAACTCACCGCGCCCTCACATGCGTCGTGGTCACTGGCATCATTTCTGGACAGGTCCCAAGAACGAGCCTGAGAATAGACTGTTGGTTTTAAGGTGGTTGTCGCCAATGGTGATTGCCGCTGATTTGGAAATAGAGGATGCTCCAGTTGTATTTCATAAGGTGGAACAATGAACAATCCAAAAATACTTGACCTTGCACTCGCGTTTATATTTCATAGACACCCGGCGGCTAATAAGGCTCAAGCGATTCGTAATCTATCGGACGATGAGCTGGCAGCACTCTTAAATGAACTCGTAGCACAACAAGATAACTGCCCACGCACAGTAAGCGGCTGGAAAGAATGGTTATCTGAGAAAATAAAATAAATGCTAAAAAATGGGGTACTGGTCCAATTAAGGATCAATACCCCATTCGTTTTATATCAGCTCAATATCACTCGGCTCCACATAGCCCGATACATTCACTGAGATTGGATACTTGCCGATGCGGCTCTCAAGATTCGTCACTCGATAACGCCCGTTCACAAGTTTCCCATCAAAAATATACCATTCACCAGAGCGGCGCATACCGCAGTGTGTTTGGCTGTTTGAAAATAATATTCCGTCTAATTTAATTTTGTCTCCTGCACGAAATGTATTCTGGTTGTCTGCCATCAAAACGAACCCCATGTAGCAGGCCCACAGATGCCATCTGCAGCCAGCCCGTGTCCTTTCTGATACTCAATCAGCTTCGCCTTGGTATTCGCGCCAAAAATGCCGTCAGCCTTAACACCAAGATGCCGTTGCAGTACAGTTACAGCATAAGAAGCGCCATTCATAGCGTCTTTCGCACCCTGTCTGATAGTCGGCATAAGATTTGCTACACTGATATATTTCGTGCCAGATTTACTGATCCAGCGGCTGCGTGTGGTGCGCACATCAACATGAACAAAGCCGCTCGTAAGCACAGCACGGCTATAATATCCAATACCACCACTCTTTGCAAAGTAGGGCAGGGAAGATACATACAGTGCGATCCGAATCGGGTCAACGCCTTTGATCCAGATATCAGCGGCAGTTCCTTTACAATGTTGGCTACGAGGGCTTCCACCGATTGAGATGTTATAGGCAGGAGTACGATACCCAGAGTTGATGTGGACAGGAGCGCCAAAGTGAGCGCGGATCTGTTCCAGCACCTCAATCAGCTGACTATCAACCAGAACTGTATCACTCTTATCGGAGCAGGCGAACTCATAGACGGAAAAATGAGCCGACACCTTTTTGTTCTAGTCCTTCTTCATAGAGTATGTAATAATACCCATTTCATCACACCTTCAATTCTTTTTGAACTCGTCCTTGATTTTATCGTTCTGAATGTCCATCTCTTTGACAGCGGCCTCAATCATGGTCTCAATAGTCGGAGTGATCTTCACACCCAGACGCTCCAGAGCTTCCATAACATATTTCTTCTTGTCAGCCTTTTCAATAGCGCCGGTTGCACCCAGCTTCTCTGCGGCACGAACAGCGATCTGCACCAGCTTGTACACACCGATCTTTTTCAAATAGGGGATACCATAAACCATAAATGCAGTGCCAGCACTAGCAATAATCAGGCGGACGATAACGGAAACCAGCTCATTGATAATATCCATCATAATAAACCTCCAAAATAAAAAAGCCCGGGACACGCAGTCTCGGGTTAGTTCGTAATATTCTTTGTGTTGTTCTGACCATCGATCAAATAGTTCTCAAGTGCAGCCTTGGCCTCCTTCATCGGTTCAATTGCGTTGCCGTCGATGCCGTGACTTAGGAGTGCAAGCAGAGCCTTCATGGTGACATTGTTGCCTTGCTCACTGTGACTGATACGCTGTTCTGATTCGAGAATTTTGCGGTCATGTACTTCCAGCGTGATACTGTTTTCTTTCTGGTGCTCTTCTAATGAGACCAGCTTGGATTGAAACAGGTCGAGCCTGTCTTTATCTGCACCTAGTTTTCTATTGATCTTCTCAAGCTCTGTATCGTGGGCATTCAGTCGCTCGTTCTGTTTGTCATCCGGGGCTTTCGCATGATTGATTGCCTTGATAATAACAGCGATAGCGGCTGAAATAGCAGTGATGCCACCACAGATGCTCAGTAACATGGTCTACAGCTGTTGTATGGTAAAAGAATAGACGTGAGGTGCGGCATTCAAACTTCCTATCATGTTTTCTCACCACCATTCGTACCACTGTCTGTGTTTTTAGCTTTCAGTGTTTCATTGATCTCGGTCAGCTGTGTAACAATAGCGTTCAGTGCTGCCACGATTTCTTTGCCTGTCTCGTCTAACAACAGCGGCTTTAATATTTCCTGCGCCATAATTCCTCCTTTCAATTGACAAAATTCTATCAACGTGATATAGTGAGAGCAGTACAAACCCTCCATCGGGCTAGTACAACCTCATTTCTATGAGTTGTTGCATGAGTTAGAGTCTCTGTGATGTAGCCATCGTCACAGGGGCTCTTTCTCTTTATGTGCGTTTTCCGCCATCACATACAATACGCCAATGATAATGCGGGCGCTCTTCATTGAATAGAACGTAACGCAGCCAGTCATCAACAAAAATGCACAGTAGTGCAAGGAAGAACCATAATACTGTAAACGGCAGGCAAATTTGACCCAACAGATTGAACGGCAGGGAAGAGTAGTCCCAGATATGTAAGCCAAGCATCAAATTCAGCGGTACACCCACCACAAGCTCCATAGCAGTCACAAATAGTGCGCCAACACCAGCCTGTTTCCAGAGCGGCATTTCCCAGGGAATATAATTGTTCAGCCCACCGATCACAAGAAAGCAGATGCCACCGACAACGGCCATCGTCCAATGAGAGTGTCCGCGCTACAGAATCTCAATGCAATAATAAAGGCACCCTCCGATCAAAAAGAGGATGCCGCATTTGATTAGTTCACGAAGTTTGTTGCTCATTCGGTCACATCCTTATCTGCGTGAAGATCCAGATATTCTGCAAGCACAGCATCATAACTGATTTCAATAGCGTCTACCTCTGCACTGGTCGCACATGCCTTGATGTCAACCTCCAATTCCTGCTGATGAGAGACAAAGGGTTTCACATATACACCAATCGCCAGTGCTAAAGCGGCCAGATCGTCATAAGTCCACTCCACGCATTCATCGCCTGTAGAATTCTATGTCAGTTTAAAAGGCTGCTCGGCGGCTGTAGAGATCTGATATAGGGCAAGATTGCTTGTAAGAAGAGCTTGCTTCTCGCTGGTGACACTGTAATACTTGCCATCTGTCCACTGGATAGGATGCAGAGACAGGAAGGTGGAGAGGTTGTCCTTACTCTCGTTGATGCGTGTCTCTTTGTGGCGGTCAAGGCGCTGTGTCAGTTCTGCTTCAGTGTATAGGACATATTTCATCACATCAACTTCTTCGTCCCATGCGTCTTTTGCTTTCACACCTTCAACATCAATAACTTTTTCTACATCTTTACCACCATTCGGATATTCAGCAATAGTCTCCTAGTGATACTGCTCTTCAACACCTTCAATTGCTTCATGGTGCACTGTTTCCTTAGCGGGCTCAAGATAGCCTTTTTCAAGGTCAGGATTTTCGATAATATTGCCAGATTCATCAATTGTTTTCATAGTATTTCTCCTTTCCAATTAGCCAGTACGCCGCCACATATAAACATAGTAGGCTGCTGGCTGAACAGTGGAAGCGTTGCCGTAAATTGAGTTAGAATCGGATGCATAAAACTGTGCATCTGCCCATGTCATCCAGTCCGAACTGCTTGTTTGCTGACTGAATCCACTAGCATGGGATCGTTTGAATGCTCCTGTTGATTCATTAAAATGACCACTTACCACCAGATCTTTCAGCACACCCGTAATATTTGGCAGACCGGCGCTTACGGTACTACCAGCGCCATGAGAACCTGAAACACCCATCAGCACACGCTCGGAAGCAATGCTTTGCCAGCTTCCACCAAATATGGAGGCGGGTGAGGTTGAACTGGTGGACATGTAGATAGAGCCAACTGGATACATATTCGATATAACTGAGGCAGGGTCAAGACAACTTGGGGCATAATTTATACCTGGATACGATGTAGTGGGTTTTAATGTTCCAGTATTTGTTGAATATGATCCAGTTATCAATGTCTAATTTCCTGCCGTACTGGAACGGAAGTGATAATAGCCCCCTCCGCGCACCCAAAAAACAGCGAGTGAATCCGTAGTAACTTGACTATATCCAATAGGTTTACCGGCACTCGTATCACACCAACTACATGTATCAAGTATTTTAATCGTATGTGCATTTGTGCAGCCCCAACCAGATGCTGTGGCAAGCATATCCAAATCTGCGTAAAATCCAGAACCATGTGTTGCCCACGATGGTTTACCACTGGTTCCAAGTCCCGTCCAACACTCAATATGACAAAGTGTCGTCCAAGGTAAATTGTAAATAACAGGATACTATGTATTTACGTTCAAAGAGCTCGTGTCTATACCTTGATCTTTTTGAAAAATTAAGTTATTAGCATAATCGGCAGTGCCCTGTAAATTCGCTTGAATAGTTTTATCGATAATTAAATTGCCACCATCGTATGTAATAGTCGCAGAGTCACCAGATCCTGCTGACGTGTCACTATTTTTCTTCAACTTAATATTTGTAGGACCATTCAAACCTTGGATATAAAAAGAGCCAGATGTGTTACGATCTCCAATTTGTACGTCATCTCCAACCGGATTCCATGTATTATTTGCAAAATTAAGCGCACCGCTCATCGTGCCACCACTCAGAGGCAGATAACCCCCCAACCCAATCCAGCTCTTCAGCACATCCTTGGAAACATCTTTAATCTTCGTGCCATTATCCGTATAGCCTGCAATGTGCGTCAAATTGGAAGTTGTAAGACCCGCAGATGCATAGCCGATTTCAATTGTTTGGCTTCCAGCGTAATCCTTTACGGCAAGCGCTCTGATTGCATCGCCACCCGGTTCAGGAGAACCAGCGTAATTGTGTGTATGTCCAACAGCAGCATACAACGTATCTGTCTTCGCTTTGATCTAGTTCCATAAAGCAGCCAGTGGTCTACGGGTATACTTCGTAGTTGCACTACCATCATCACTTGTAACTATAGCACCAACCATAACAGTGTCAGCATCTTCAACAGCGTCAGCACTCGTCTCCAGTGTATCTACCAATTCGCCCAAATCATGCGTATGATCGGCAGGGGAGACACCCTCTGCGGTCAACTCTTCACTCGTCATTTTATCTGCTGTCGCCACATGGCCTGTATTATCAACACTGATGCGATATAGTCCAGCCTGTTTTGCTTCGTATACCGGGTGAATATAATTATTAGCTCCAGCTTCAATACCATCCAGCTTTGCTTTATCAGCCGAGCTCATCAAACCATTATTTTCAGTAGTGGCTACATTAGGGTCGCTTAAACTAGCAAGCTTCTTTTTCTCTTCTGATGTATAGTCGTTACTGGACAGGCCGAATCCTTCGATTTTATCTACCTTTGTTCCAAGTATAGCCTCAATCGTTTTCCAGAGGTGAACCGCACCCGCTCTGTCTAGCCAACTTTTCTTTTCATCGTTCATCGATATGTGATCGCCTCCTTATAAAAAAACGTTTTATTTGTAGTGCGTTGTTTATATCAGTCTGCGGAATTTGAATGTAAAAATATCAGCACTCGACGCAGTAGAACTTCCTTTAATTTGCAATGTCAAATCATCACCGCCTCGACCATGACGCAATGTTCTAAGATAAAATAATTGACCATTTCGAGCATGACCTGCACAATGAAGTGATATTTCGTCTGCATCATTGTTGTTTGTTTCACTGTTATACCACGTCATAATACCCGAAAAATAATCTCCCCAGATACTTATCGTTGGATTACCACCATGAAATTGTACAGCGTATGTGCCAAATCCAGGAATATCATTCCCTTTGATTCCTGTATCTTGCCAGTCTGTTGTTATAGTAATGCTCTTTGTGATAGTGATAATTTCATCATCCATCTTACTCTTAATCTAACTCCACAATGCACTTAGTGGCTTACGGTGATACCCGGCTACACTCGTATTCATCACAACTTCGTCAGAATCTGTGGGGGGGGGGGTAAGAACCGTATTGAGGTTGGACGGAATGAACTCACTATCGACACCAATATTCATATTTCCTAAAGCCATAATTCATACCTCCTTTAAGCTGTAGCAATTTTCTTCCAGTCGCCCCAACTATCATCCCCGCCATAGCGGTAATAAATATTCCCATTACAAAAAGCTATTTCGTAGGAATATCCTCCAGTATAGTCTTTCTAACCACACAGACCAAGTAAAAAACAATATCCGTTTCCACCAGCAGACAAATTGACAGCTGAAGTTCTTTTTATTCCACGAAAAATCATTTTACCATGACAATCATCGTTATTTTTGTCCCCGTAATAATCAGACGGTGCTGTATTCGAATCTCTGTTATCTCCATCATCAACAATAAAATTATGAAAATGTTTTGATGGATTAAATTCAGATGGTTTATTCTGCACTTCATTCCATTCAGTGGTCATTTCGTTCCCACTATTCATTTCTCCTAGCGCCATATTTTGCCTCCTTATAAAACGAATATTTTAGCAGCGAAAATTGCCACAATCATGCGGTGCGATACCACATATAAGCGACCAAGTATGGCGGCATAGAAGATGCTGAACTAGTGTTTGAAATTAAATTATATCCGGCAGAATTGCGAGTGTCTGTTGTATAATCACTGCCAACACCTGTATTTGAAACCATCGCATTGGAATCACCTGTATTTGCACCTTCGACAGTGCCTGCGATACTAGTTCCAGAATATTTTAATCCACGTAAAACTTCATTATCTCTGCCCATAAATCCACCATAAAACAAGTTATATCGCAAACCCTAATTATGTTCATGTGTCGCTTCGCCACCCGTCGCTCCAGCCGTGTAACTATCTCCAGCTGCTAAAATAAATCTATCTTTGATTCTTTCCTATGTTCCACCAAACAATATACTTGGTTCAGTAGAATTAAAACTCATATAAATCGAGCCAATAGGGTAGGCTTCTACCCCACCCCTGCGATATTTAAGTCCCCGATTGCCATGTTTCGTAATCCTCCTTTTACAATGTGATTATGCTGTACGGAGCCAAGTGTAGACAGCGTAGTATGGTGGCATATTATTATGAGCAGCATCGCCACCAGCGTAAGTTGATGCATAAATAGGATATGTAGGGCTCTTTTTATAACCTACACCATTTCCATTAGTGTCAATTTCGCTTGGACCAGCACTATAACTAAGACTATCCAAAGAATGCCTATGTTTTGGCATTTCATCAATTGTCAACGTATGTGTCGCCTCGCCACCTGTACTCTTTACAGGATACGTGCTACTTGCGGCAATCAACATACGATCTTCAATTTTCTGCCACTCTCCACCAAACAACTCAGCGGGACTTGTCGGTTCTACGCTTTGATAAATACTTCCAACAGGGTGATCGAGCAGCTTCTGTTCTTCTTTGGCTACCTTGATTGCCGCCGCTATCTTGTTATCCACCTGTGCTTTGGTATATCCCTCAACAACAGTACCGCTACCGCTATCTGTTTGCCCGCCACCTTGCACGATATAATACTGAGCTGTAATCGCAGTCGTTGGAACTGATACAGCTCTCAGACGCACATATCCATCAAAGGTCTCCGGGTTTGCAAACTGGGCATAAGAGGCCACTTTTGCACTGGCCGGTGTCACGCTGATAGAAATAACATCCTTTGATGTAATCCCATCGATGTCGAGGTCAATATACTTTGAATATCGGTCCACCGTGTCGTCAGTAAGCTAACTTGTAGTCGGAATAGTCAGTGTGTTGATATTGATCGTATTTGCCTTCACCTTCAGCTTTTCGTCGATCTCGTTCTGCTGGTAGTACCGCTCGTCATGGGTGTGACTATCATCGCTTTTCTTTGAGAGCTTTACATTGATTTCGTCTTCTGTATAATAGCGGTCATCGTGGTTGTGTTCTGCATTTGCTTTCTTCGCCAGAGCATCACCAACAGCTTTGGCATCAGCGGCGAAATTCTCTTTTGTCAGGGTCTTGTCCACCGCAACAGAATCAAGCTTCAACCTGTCCAGCTCAGTGCGTACATTGGTCAGCCCGGCATCAGCCGATTTTGCGATACTCAGCGCCTCAGAGATCCTTGTACCAGTTACCTTTGCATCAGCAGCACGTCCAGATACAGTCAGTGTCGCATCCACCACAACCTGCGGCGTAGGCAGGGGATTGCCGCTATCATCGACCATGCCACCAGTGATCGCATCGATCTCGTCATTCGTCAGTGCAGCCAGTAATTCATCCGGGTGCGGGGTATCAATCGTGATATCGCCCATCTCTCCAGTTGTCACTGTGGTCACACCACCGCCAGCGATTTTGATTTTGTCCTGCGCCGTACCGTTCAGGATCAGATTGATATTAACTTCGCCATTGACTGCGTTTTTGTCGGCTTCCAGTGTAAATTTTGATGGGTTCAAAAGAATCCAGTCATCGCCACTGTAAACATACAAGCTGTCTGGACGCAGGTAGTAAATCTTATTAGACAAAGGAGCCAGCGGAAGCGAGCTTACGATCTCCAAGTCTTTGCTGATTTGAATTCGTCTTGTGCCGATATCTCGATAAGTGCTTCCAGTATCAGTACATACGATCAGTTGGCCGTCAATCACAGGAGCTTGATCCAGCTGCGACTGTGCGACCTCGCGTAATGATAAATTTGCCATACTCAACTCCTTTGCTTAATAAGATTCACCACACAGCGTCATTGCCATGTGGTGAAACAAATCAATTAGCCATCAAGGGATTTCCATGTAATAGCGCCTTCCAGCACCTGTACACGACCATCCATGGTGGTATTCAGACCATCTGCATAAGTCTTTGCACTAGCCAGAGCGTTATCAGCCTTAGTGGTTGCATCATCGGCGGCGGTAGAAATTGCCTCAGCCTTCGCAGCAGCCAGCTCATCCTGAGTGGGCTTTGCATTCCAAGCCTTGCGCTCGTCAGCAGTAATGTGCTTCACAGCGTCCTTGATATGCTCGTCCAGTTTGTCATTAACGACCTTAACCTTCGCGTCTGCTTCAGCCTTGGTGTAAGCGTCCGGCACTGCAACATATAGGCCATCTTCCTCAACGGTGATGCTGTTATTGCCTTTGGTAGACACACGAATATTGACAGAGATCTTATTGTCATCAGAAACAGTGACCTCAGCAGTAGGAGTGACCACACCAACATAGATATCGATCAGAGCAGCAACAGGGATCTTCACGACCTCACCAGTGGTAATAGTCAGTTCGATCTCGTGGGTCTTTGTGTTGTATGTACCGGTCTTCACAACCAGATCCTTGCCCAGATTGATCACCAGCTCATCGCCGCCAAACACAGGCAGCTTGATGGTACGGGTCTCTGCATCATAGGTAGGATCATGGGTCAGGCCGCTCATCACGGTGGGAACAGGAGCACCGTTCTTTGCCACACTCAGGGTGCCGGTAGCAGGGGAGTAGGTGACATCCGTAACAAACAGACCTTCCTTGCCCTCAGTTGCAGCGATTTTTGCATTCACATAGTCTGCCACAGCCTTGGTGGTTGGCAGATTGTCGTCGCTTGCATCCGCATTGGGAATCTCAGTCACAACGGGGCGATTCAGCTGTACAAACTCAGTGCCATTCCAGATGTGGAAGGTATAGTCAGTCATACGGATATACAGCAGACCCTGAATCTGACCGCTTGCAGGCAGAGCGCTTACCAGCTTGCAGCTCTTGGTGTACTCATCAGTACCCTTAAAAATCTGGCGCGTGTCTGTAATAAAATACAATGTGTTGGCATCTTTGGTAGTCAGCTTATCATAATTCGCTTTTGTACCGTAGCCAAAATTTACATTAGCCATCTTTGCCTCACTTTCTTAAAATTCTTGCCAAACAAAATTTGTCGGCTCAACGTAAAAAGGTTCAATAGAAAAAAGCCCCGTGGCTTCGCTTTGTTGAACGATCCACGGAGCATATTTACCATTTTCGTCTTTCACCATAACGGTTTGACCTGCATAAGTGTCTTCCGTCTCATTTAATTGCTCGTTTGCTTCAGTAACGCTGGCGAAACAACGATTGCGAGGACGAATCTTTTGAACGGATAGGTCATCACGCACATACATGAACTCCGAGGAATCCTTTGTGATGATCATATCCCTGCCGTCCAACATTCCCAGCGCAATCGCAGCTTCTACATCTTCGGCGTTACCATATCCAAGCTTTGAATATTTAGCCTGTGCCATCTTTGCCTCCTTATAAAAGAAGCGGATGGCTTAGAACGGAACCACCCGCAAACTACCGTCTTCAGTTTCGACGCTCTCCTGAGTAATCTTGACTGCACTACCGATGGGCTTACCGTTGGCCAGCAGCTGCAGGGTATGGTCATCATTGTAGCTCAGGTCATCAGCCTTACCATCCAGAATAGCGTTGTTACGATCACTCAGTGCCTTGATCTGTGCATTCAGAGCGATAATACGCTGGTCAAGTGCGCCCAGAGCTTCATCAGGAACAATATCGCTCCAATTCTGAATGGGAACAACAGTAATCACGCCGGGACCAACCTTACGCACATGCTGAACAGTCGTACCATCTGTGTCCATTGTTACATCAACGAATGTCAGCTGGATCTGGATATCGCCCGGCTCATTGGTCAGGTTGGTGTCGATAGGCAGCTTATACTCCAGCTTGTTCTTATAGAGCTCTTCTGATTTCTTCAGAATCTCTGTCTTATATCGCTTGCTGATGGGCAGAACGTACTCAAGCATCACGGTGAATTCACTCATGTCAACACCCTTGTATGTAGTGTCAGCCAGAAAGTGGAGAGTATCCACCTGCTTACTGCGCTCCATAATGCGTTCCCGCTTGCTTACGGTCAGTGTATTATCCTCATTGATCAAAAAGGTATACATATCACACCTCCTTCCTGATGATATACAGATACTCGTCCTTTGAGATTTTGTGTCCGGCAAACAGATTGTCCAGGAGCTTGTCCTGAATCATTCCGCCATTGTACAGCCGATGCATACTCTCAACGAACTCGCTATATTTCCTCTCGTCACTCATAGCAGCCCTCCTTGAATCAAACTCAAAGTGTAAGCATCAATAATAGCCTCAGGCGTTTTACCACCCAAGGCTTTCAGCTGCTCATATTCATACAGGTCAATTTCCTGCAGTTCCACGGTATCATACTCTGGGCAGGGGATGAGATAATACCCATCCACATGCCAGATATGATTGCCGTCACTGCTGATAATTCCCTGTGCATCATCTTCCAAGCAGTTCACCATAATGTCGTGCTTGGGCTGATACTTTACAAAGCGCAGGTGGTCAAGAGCATCGATCACCCGGCCATTTTTCAATACCTTATAGTACACTCTCAACACCTCCTTAAACGCTGAACATCAGGCGGATACCCTGTTCGTTATTTGCAGGGGTAAATCCGTAATATTCGCCAGTCACAGTCACAGACCAGAAATAGCTGCCATACTGAGCATTCGGGCTTCGCGTCCAATATGCAGCTGGATTGCCATTCTCGTCATTGCAGATGCGGCTGGTATTATCAGTCATAAAGCTGATCGCCGTACCTTCGTAAATATAAGGCTCGACATTCTGAGAGGGGAACAGCTCGGCCACAGAGGGCAGATAGAAATAACTATCCGCAGTTACAACTTCGCTGCTCTTATCGCCAATGGTACTGCCAACCTTGACCTGTTTGATGATCTGTTGCCAACCAATCGGAAGAGCATTTAAAATACGACCGTCAAGGAATGTACGGATATTCGCATCTGCCCAGCCGCCAGTGTTGGTGGAACCAATATTCAGAGCCATCTTCTGACCAAGCAGTCCAGCCTGAATAAAGGTGATAGAACAACGCTTGTTTGAATTGTCGCTCAGGTAATACCGTTTAAAGCCACAAGCCTCGAAGGTGAAGTCCTCATGTGTCCATGCGGCCAACTTCCGGCAGGCAGCGTCACCCAGGTCGGTATACCAGAGCTTGCCCCAGTAGATTGTACCCTTTGCGTAACGCTCGTAAGCGCCGTCGTCTGCCTTAGCACAACCAAATACCAGAGTGGCATTTGTCTGCGTAGTGCGAGTATGGTTCAGCTGAATATAGCCAATCTCAGCAGCAGTGGTATTTGCCGCATAAACGTGAATACCATTTTCGCCCTTAGTATGGCGCAGAACGATCATATCACGAGAACCAAGATGTGCGCCGGCGGTGGATTCAGTACCCCAGGCAACCTTGGAGCCGTTGTTGACCCAGAAGCGGAAACCATTCATGCCGTTGGTCTGGAAGCACTGAGCAATCACAGAGTTTGCGGCAGAATCTTCGTCGATTCGATAGTCCAGCGCCATAACCCAGCTGCGATCCTCAGACAACAGAGATACGCCAGTATCGACATAATTCTTGCCAGTAAAGATCTTCGGCTCGTTGAACAGAACTTTCTCTTCCACGTCGCTAAAGGTGAAGTCGTTGCCCATTTTGATAGTGATAGCGTCTTTGTCAGAAACAACACTCTGCTCCAGATTCACCTTGGTCATGGCATAAATCTCAACAGGGCGTAGGTCACTTAGCTGCTTGTCTCTGAAATAGCCGCTGACGTATTCACATATATCATAAACAGCATTGATATCCTTATCGCCATTGACATAGCCGCCCTTGTCCCAGCCACTGAACAGATAATACTTATAAGCAGTCTCTTCGCTGGTATAGGTCGGAGTGTCGCCATCATACAGAACCATAGAGCCATACGGAGCAGTTGTCTGCTGTAGCACAGCGCCGCGATTCATATAGCGCACACGATACTGACGCACAGATTCATCGTACACAGCAGTAACAGTCTGATTCTCAAAGACAGGAGTGAACTCGGTGTCCCATCCACTGAATGTAAATACCGTACTAATGGTACTCGGGAAGGTAGGTGTCGGGATCGGATTGTCAGAGCGGGTCACAGGGTCAACTGCACGCTCGCCCTTGTCGATATACTGGATATCCAGAACAGCGCCATCCTTATTCACGAACTTCCAAGCGTACTGATTGATCATGGTGTTGTAAGTGATCTCCAAGTCAGGCCAGCGCTCTGTGTACAGCAGCTTCTCACGCTCACGGATAATAGGCACATGCACTTTACCTTCCACAACGGAATTGTCAGTGTTGTAGCCATTTTCATCCAGACCGCTCATTGCGTACAGGCGATTCAGCAGGGAAGTATCAGCCAGTTCCCAATCAATGCCGGTGATGCGCACACGGTTCAGGTTGGTGCACTTGCCCAGCATATCTTTCAGATCGATGGTTGCACACTTCTCAACTGTCAACGTAGTGATATTGGTGTAATCCTCAATCGTCAGATCAGTCAGATAGTTCAGGTTCTTTGCGGTCAAGCTGGCGATTGCAGGTAGATGAGCGATTTTGATCTTGCCTCCGCTTGCAAAGGAGACACCGGTAATACCAGAGCCGTCAGCATAGAACTCTGTCAGGCTTGTGCATCCGGTCAGACCGATAGATTTCTTCAGGTTCGGCACGTTCTGCAGGTTCAAATGTTCCAGCAGAGTGTTATTACCAACAGCGAAGTCGGTCATGTTCGTATTCTTATAGCCGCTCACACCGGAACCAACTTTCAGCTCAGTCAGCTTAACACCGTGGCTGAAGTCAACATAGCCGGGGTAGAAGCCAGAAATATCACCAATGCTCTGAATGATAGAAGCGTTATAAATATAAACTTCAGTATCATTCATTGCGGTGATGGGGCATTCAATCGTGTAGGTCTGTCCGCGCTTGCCACGCACCTTTACAGGGTTAGAACCGTACAGAACAGAGACATAGGTATCAGCGTATGGTGTGATATGGAATGTGCCGTCCGGTTTCACGCCAGTCCAGTTTGTAGGAGTATAACCACGAATGGTCATATCATCACTGGTTGCAGCAGAACCGGAATACTTAGATGCCATGTACTTTTCCTGATAACGCTGGAACTGCCGACGCTGATGCCGCTTGTTGCCATGCATCATAGGCAGATAGCTGGTGGTGTTGATGGTGGGATCTTCGTAGGTGCGGAAGTATTTGCGCCGCATATCCATGATCCAAAGCTTTTCGGGTTTTACATCCTGATAGTCCTCGAACTTTTTCAAAATACGAGTTGCACTCCATGCCAGCGCATTCTCACGGTTGCGGAACATCGCTGCTATCTCATCGGGGAATAGATCGCGCAGTTTGCACCACAGTTTGGAGTCAGCAGCATTAAACACATTCTTTGTGCCGATAGTATCAGTGTCCTCGTAGCCATAAGTCAGAGTCAGACCACCCTCGTTATCATTGCCCATGGCGGTATCGTTATCGTAGTCAAAGCAGAAGTCCCAGTGAACCAGATCGCTGGTGTGCGGGAACACGTTCTTTGCACGGTTATCAACCATGGTGTGACGCTCAGTAAACAGATAATGGAAAATAGCAGAATTCAGATCGAAGTGATCCTTGAAATGTGTCTTGAATTCCTCATCATCCGCATTCACCACCCAGTTCTGAGCTGTGATCCATGCCTGTTTTCCAGCCTCGATCTCTTCCTCAGTGCAGGCAGGGTTACTGTAACGGAACTCAAAGGAGTGGTCGCCGTCCCAAGTTTCCTGCGAGAAATCGCCGCTCAGGAAGCGGGTCTGCTCATCGGCGTTGTTGTCGATCTCAACGATAAATTCCTTGTGATTCTCGGGGTCCATACCCATCGTATCATTGTTCTTTTTGGAGTTGCCAATGTCGCCGCAGGCATAGAAGTGCCATTGACCATCGTTAAATACGGTCGCATTGGTGGTATCAGTCTCCTGAATAAACACGACACAGGGATAGAACGCCATTGTATCACGCACTTTGGGATTATCCTTTTTGGCCTGACGCACATAGGGGTTAAATTCATTAAAATCATCCGCCAGCAGGGAGTTGTTTGCATTCTCAGAAGAAGCAACATTGACTTTGATGTTAAAATACTTCTCAGGAACGCTATTTTCGGTCAGTGCATAGGTGTCGCCAGTAGTGTCATCACCAAACGTAAAGCCGCCTTTGCAGTTGATGTCAATATTTCGAGCAGATGCGCCATAGTGGTCTGAGCTGGTGCCTTGACCCTTGTGAGAGCCAGTAGCAGTCCAGTTATCCTCCTTAGCACGACCGTTCTTATAGATCTGCTGGATCGTAGTGTTGGCGACCTCGTTCTTCTTGCCGGTAGTAAAAGTAGGTGCGGAGATCTTGATGATACGCAGATCGGGGCACTTCTCTGCCAGCAAGTCGGGGGTCAGTTCGCCGCTCGCATCCGTAATGTCGTTGCGCATATAGCGAGAGACCATCTCTTCGGCGTTCTTCGCATCGGCAATAAAGTTATCCAGAATCTCATCATCCGTCAGGTTCATACCGTAGCTCTTCATGCGGTACACGATAACGTCACAATCGTCAGAGCCAATAGTAATGCCAACGGGAGCAGCCTGAGTAAAGCTGTCGCTGGTATCATACAGTGCAACACGGCAAGGGATACCGTCACACCACAGAACCATCTCGCGGAACTGTTTGTCCGGCAGAATATTGAACTCGAACTCGAGGAAATCGTCCTCACAGATGGGCAGATCAATACTGTTCTGGTGGCTGGTTAGCGTAACCTTCTGAGCCTGAATGTTCAGACCAACACCGCCATTCAAGCAAGTCACGGCAGTAGCATCATAGTTGCGGACGTTCGTGGTCTTAAACACCAGCTTGAAATTCTTGCCGCTCTTCTTTGCATCGTCTGCGAAAAGCTTATAGCTGATGGTAGCAGTTGTGCCAGCTTTGACGCAGAAATAGGTGTCGCCATCTTCATCGATCTGGTAGCCGCCGTTCACCCAGTCAAAGTTGTCGCTGACAGTCATCTTATTGCTGCCAGAACTCCACAGGCGGTTCACATCTGCGTTGCTGCGGCCAGTGGGGTTAAAGTCCAGCATCAGGCCGGTCTTAACGGGCTCAATGGTAATACCCAGGTCTTCAATCTTTGCGGTGATGCTCTTGATGGTAGCGCCGCAAGTAATGGTCAGAGTGTGGGTGCCAATATCAGAAGATTTAAAGCTCCAAGTCTGAGCAGTACGACCAACAGTCAGTGTAGAAGTCTTAATGCCGTCAACTTCAAGCGTAATGCTTGCAGTAGAAGAGGCCGGGTTATAGACAGTGTAAACAATGCCAGTGGTACTGTACTGTTTTGCAGAGAACTCCTTTGTAGCACAGCTGATGATCGGTGTGTTATTGCCTTCCTCTGCCCACATGATATCTTTATAAATGGTGTTGCTAGTCACAGCTTTGCCATTGATATTTGCTGTCATGGTCACTTCCAGCAGGTGAGCGCCGTGTCTCTGTGCCGGGATCGCATAGGTCATCTGTCTGCCGGTAACCGCAGTTGTAACACTACCAAGCTTTTTGCCATCCAGAGTAAAGGAAACGTCCTTATTGATATTTCCGTATGGAGTAAAGCGGAAAGTGACTTCATCACTATAAACCAGAGAATCATCGAAGATACTCTCCAGATAAAACTCGACAATATTGATATTCCAGGTCTTTGAACCCATGCTGCCAACAGAGTCAGTGACCTGCAATTTGATCTTGTTGTCGCCATTATGCAGATATTGGGTGATGTCAAAGCTGTTTTTGCCCTGATAAACAGTCGTAGTAGCGACCTTTGTGTTGCCAATATACCATACGCCGGTAGCATCACCCGTGTCTTCGCCAGAGTTATCCACAGAAGTAAAGTTAAACTCGACAGTTGCGGTATCGCCCTTGACAACAGCGATAGAGGATTCGCCAATACGCTCAATAGTGATCGTAGAGGTACTACCACCGCCACCGCCGCCACCTTCAATAATAACGGTGGTCTTGACCGTACCGTTCTCCAACAGGTTTAGCTTAGAATCTTCGTAAGTGATATCGTACTCGCGGCCAGAATTCTCATCGGGCTTAAAGTCTTTCAAGGTTTCCTGAATCTTGGCGATATCCGCATTGGCAAGGTCAACAGAGGTCTGAATGCCGCCAACTGTATTCTTCAGGCCGCTCACATCACTGGATAGCACGTCAACGGTAGTCTTATCTGCTTTCTTATCGAGCAGTGCGTCGGTGGCTTCCTTATTATAATAGGAGGACTTCAAGGTCTCAGGCAGGTCTCCAACACTGTCCTTCAGCTCCTGCACAGCGGCATCATTTGCAGTCTTATACTCAGTCAGCTCAGTCTGAACAGGGGTCACAGCAGTGCTGATCTTATTGTCCACAATGCCGTTATACATGCTTACCCACTCAGCAGAAGGATCAGTGTTCAACTTGATCTTTGTGATCTCTTCAGCACCATTCAGGAACGTCAGGGTGCGGGTGTCGTTGTCATACTGCACATTGAAATTTGCCAGACCATCAACGGCAGCAATCTCACCACGCAGCATTGTAACAAAGCCATCAACCTCGTCCTTCTTATAGAACTGCGCCAGCTTTTCATCCACACTTGCAACTGCATTCTTTGCGTCCTGTGCGCTCTTCTCAGCAGCGGATGCGGCAACCTGTGCTTCGCCAACCTTCTGACTCATTGTTGCCAGGAACTGGGTATACCAGTCATTGCCACTCGGATCGACCATTTGCTTGCCGGTCAGCGATTTCAGCACATTCAATCGGCCATTCGGGCGGGTGCGCCACAGATAGCTCTTGGTGGTGCTTGTATTCGGGACATTCACAGCGCCGGATGCCATGATCTCAAACTGCAGCTCGCCATCTTTTGCAGTAGCATCATTTGCCACCAGCCAGTAAAAGCGGATCTTGGTATTGCTGTAGCTCACGTTGATAGGGGAAGCGTAATTCTCTTCTCTGTCTGCATTCAGGTAGTGGATCTGAATCGTCATCTGAAGCAGGTCAATACCATCGTAGTAACGCGGCATTTCAAACGGAATAACCTGCGAGTTGGATTCCTGTGTGATATTGATCTGATTTGCATCCAGCTGAATATCTTTGTTTTTGTCGATGTAAGACCACTGGTCATCAGAGTAATCAGCAAACCAGGTGTAATTGCCACTACGCTCAAATGTCTCTTCTCCGTTATCATCATACACGGCAATTTGGTCTTCGTCATTTAATTCCAGAGTTGCGACATCTATATCATCAACAGAAACATTTGCGGGACTTGCAGCTTTTTTCGCAGCCAACCGCTTAGATTCTCCAAAAGATAGTGCCATTTGCTCACTCCTCTCTTATTGTTCATCTGCCGTAGTGGCAGTTAATTCGGGAAAATATTTATCAAACAAATTGTCCTGATAGAACGTATATTTGTTGTTTACGATGTAAGTGTAATAGGGGTAATAGCGGCTCATAGAAAGCGACATTGTGCCTTCACCCAGATTCATAGAAATGCTTTTGATGATCCAATCCACGGGGGTCTTACCGCCCAGATATTTGGCAGCATATTGGATCTTTTCATTCACGTCGAGCCACGGAACCAGTCGCGTGGTCACACTCAGGCCGTCAGTCAGGCGGGCACGCTTCCACAGTTCGTACTGACAAACTTCCATGGCTGCGTCATCCGTGGTGTAATTCTCGTAGTCTCCACCCGATAGAATCTCAGTTCTACGACCGATCTTTTCAATGGATAACCGTGCATTGTACAGGTCATCAATATTATTCGGGTCATTCACACAGATAAAAGCCATGTTGTCGCAGTTATCTTCTGCCTTTTGAGCTTCGATCTCTTTGGTAGCCGGGATTTCGTCCACCAGTTTTGCCATAGCGTGGCTCTGCTGTTGACCCAAAAAGTAAATGCGGCCAGTATTCGGATTCCACTGGAGAACATAATACTTTGTAGCCTTAATACATCCTGGGTCTTGAATGATATCTGAACCATTGGCATCAGTCAAAGAACGATACAGCGTGCTGGTCTTTGTCTCAGAGCCAACTTGTTCATTACCGTCTTTATCCTTGTACTTCCATGTAAATGTCAACACAACTGTCATAGCGCCACTTGTTACGTTGCCATTTTTGTCCGTCTTGGCAGCTTCAACATTTGCAGGAGCTACAAAAGATACTTTCGTTTCACTTTTCCATGTTGATTCGGTTGCGTTCAATACAAGGTTGATTGTCTTATTTGTTCCAGACCATCCTTTTACAGTGGCTGCTCCATCCGCGTCAATCGTCGCACCAAACACTTCAACGCAATTTCGGACAGCGGCATAATCCACCGTGGCCGATTCGCCATCGTTTGTCACAAGCTTCTCGAATATTTCTGGATCAAGCACAGGCGGGTCGTCAAATCCACTGGGAATTTCTTTGCATACAAACACATCATCGTCAAAACGCATCTCAAACGGATAATACAGGTCACGCAATTCTGAGAGAATATCCCAAACAGTTGAACCGGTATCATAATCCAAGTCATGTGGAACAGTGCGGCTCCAATAGTCGATGGAATATTTCTTAAACTCCGTCTCATCTCTCAGCACCGCCCAGATGGCATCACCGATACGAGTGCCTTTCTCAATGCGATGTGTGCCACCAACCAGCTGTCCACCCAGATCTCCATTGATACGAGAAACCAAGTCAACACAGCTTGCCTGCACAGTGTTTTCTGTTGCGCTATATGTAAAGCCATTGGATGTAAATGTATAGCACCCCTCGTTGTACCAATAGATTTTCACACCATTAACATAAGAACTGTCAGCTGAATTGGAATAGCTAAGGAACAGGTCGTTATACAGCTCATTCAGCTCAGTCTTTGTATCAATCACTTCTGCTTGAATGTCGTGCATGGAATGTCCTGCAAACACACTGGTTTTTCCGTAGGTCTCCCTTAATTCGTCCTCGCTCTAACCGGCAATAGCAGAAACATCCACCTTGCCAAGTGTAACTCCGTTCAGAACCATACCTTCAACAGCAGCAATCATCCCATGGACATGCATTTTGTTACCATACACGAAACTATCGATGCCTGATTTGTCTACCTCAAGGATATTGGCAGGGGAGAGACCGCCGCTCATTGACTCCGCTTTTGTTGCCACAGCATCCAGATAAGCCCAGATATCATCCTTCACAAGCGGCACAAGTCCGTCTTTGGTCTGCAGCATCGGTGTAAATGCGATACGAGGGCCATCTTGACAAATTGGGTCATCACTTCCCAAAACTGTAGAGTAATCACCAAGTTTGGTGTACCATTCCTCTGCTTCAGCTGGGTCATCCGGTGGCGTGCCGTCATTGATCTGGTCAAAGAACGTATGATACTTTGAGATATTGGCTCGTGTCCACACCAGCACATCTCGATTCAGATTGTCGATATTGCCGTATTTTGCATAGCCTCTATTTGTGATGTCCTGAATCAAATCATCATAATTCGTCGCAGCGAGCTGATAATCCGCATTTTCCCTGATCATCTCGTCAATACTCTTTGAAGCACTGATTTTCGACATTCCTCTTCCTGACAGACCAATGAATATACGCACATTTTTACTGATCCAATCCTCTTCCGTTAGGCTGGAAATGCCGCTCTTCTTACCCAGATACAGGGTCACATTAAAGGTTCGCCGCACATCAGATTCTGAGTCGATAGAAATAGAACCATCGATCACAAGACCTTCCAAACTATCAATTGTAATAAAATCTTTGTTCAGCATATCAATGCGGCAGTAAATATTAGACGAATGATTGTTCAATAGCGCCAGGTCTGCGTCAGTCGGAAGATATGTCATACGCTGCCTCCTGGCTGATAATCACTCAGCCCATTGTTATACATGTCGCTCTCACTCTCTGCGTCACCAAGCTCCACAAAGTCGAACTCCAATACGCCCTTGTCGTAGTGATCAGAGCAGGAAATAGACACATTGCCATTTACACCCATTAGCCATCTGCGGCCATCAAACATCTTCAACAGCTTTGCACTGCCGTTGGTCAGCCACTCGCTCAGTTCATCACGGAACGTATTGCCGCCATTGATATCAAAATCTTTCATTATGTTATCAAAACGAATGCCAACACCAGAGAAGTGGCCGCTGTAATAATTGGCTTCACTGCCAGCAAACAGATACGGGTACTTGCTTCCCATCGTCTCGACAACTGTAGCAGAACGTACCTTCTCAACACTGTCCACTTTCGGTTCAAGGAAGATATGGTAGGTCTTATTGCCGTCAGTGATCACAGCACCATCAAAGTCGCTTACAACGCTGGCCTTCGCATAGCCAAGCTCAATGCCATTTGCAACGGGAGCTACGGCGTACTCATAGTCAGTCTTGCGGCCAATGGCGTACAGGTCGGTGTAATCGATCATCACATAACCATCGTCAGCACTGTACATATAAAAGTCATTGAAGTCTTTTGGCTCCAAATCCTGATTCTTTGTTGCCGATACCTCAACACGATAGTATTTCATGTTGTTCAAGAAGGTCTCAGAGAACCACTCTTTATACTCGCTGGAACTCCTGAATTCGTCGGTCGATGTAAAATCACTTGATGCTTTGATAAACTTGCGGTCAGCAGTATATGCAATCAGACAAAACGCCTTGTCTTCAGATTTGAACTGGAAAGAAAGAACTCGATTCTTGTCGATATAATCCGAGGTCACTGCCTTATAGTTGCCCATCGGCTGACCAGTCGTTTTATTGATATGGAGGTTTGACCAGCCCATCTTCATAATGACATGGTTCAAGTCGATCTCTTCCTGATAAAGCGAAGTCCAGATTGCTGCGCCTTTCTTGCGCCGTTTGATTCGCAAGGCATTTGCACCACTACTTCTTGTCAGGAAATACTGTGCGTGCATACTAATATTAGCCATACGATAATTATTCTGCACAGTGAATTTTACGTCATCCACATACTCTGGATAGTCAGTTCGGAACGCCTGCAAGCCAGTGTCCAGCTGATAGCCGCCAACAGATTCTGCCGTCGCTCTCAGATAGTACAGGGTGTGGTTATCCAGTCCATCGATCTGAAACCCCTTCAAAGAATCACGGTAATAATAGCTCACTGACTTTTTCAGCAGCTCGCGATTCGCATCATAAAGCCAGAATTCATAACGATTTACAGATTCACCCTCCGATACCTTATACTTGTAAGAAAACTCAAAGGAATAAGAAGGGTAGGGGATAGTAGTCACGCCTGAAGAACTCAGGTCATTCAGCTTGATTGTCGGTTCCTCATGGCAATAAAACAGCAGCTTGTCCGAGTATTCTGAAAACAGATTCGTGCCTTTCAGTCGGCAGCGAATGATCATATAATACGGATCTTTGCGGTTCTCAAACGTGCCTGCCGGAATTGTAAAATATCGTGCCAGACCAGTGCCACCGGCAGGGAATGTACCAAACTTATACACGCCTTTTGAAAGCGTATCACCCTGCAAAATACTGCCCGTCGGAGTATCGAAGACGATAAGAGCAATGATATCAATGTCTGCGTATGCGGCAAACTGAAATGTATGATCCTTTGTGGCATCAAATGCGCCGATTTTAGATAGAATTGGTTTCAAGTTATCACCTCCGAATTATCCTTCGATATATAGCAAAGCTCACCATTGGTATTCACAGCCAGATTCAATGCGGCCAGAAAATTGTCAACAGTGATTTCTGAAATCGTTTTATTGATATCTGATACGTTCGTTTTCAGGGTCGAGATGTTGGTATTTGCAGCCGAAATCTTGCGTGTCATATCTTGATAGTGATTGGATTCAGCCGTTTTTGCGTCATCAAGGTCTGTCCTCAACGAAGTAATATCAGAAGCATTTTTCTCAATGTTGCTTTTATTGTCGTATACTTGTTTCTTTGTGGCGGTATAATCTTTGTTTGTGAAACCACCAATATTATCATTGAAGCCATTCATCGAGCGCCACAGACTAGCTACATCGTCGGCTTCTTTTGTCTCAAGAGCGCCAACACGTTCAACCGCTGCGTTTGCGGTCGTATCATCCGTGTACTTTGTCGCAACAGCCCAGTCGCTGAATGTCCATTTTTCGGTTTCACCTCTCGCAGTAATACAGATATACAATGCACCACCAACACCGCCATAAATCCATAGATCATTCACATCGTATGGAGCAGTCGGTGTATCAGTAAAAACACGAACTTTTTCTGTCGCAAGATCTCGTGCGGATGTTGCCATCGACAGTGCATTGATAACACCGGCATCCACAATTTCCATCCAGAAATACTGCTGCTTATCCTGATCATATACCCAGCGATAGCAAATGCCAGTCCTTTTATCATAGTAGATGTCGTTGACGTGTGCTTGTTTCTCTTCATCTGTCTTCCAATCTGAAGCAGGATAGTTGTATGTATGCGGATGACCATTTCTGTACCAAGTATTGATCGTATTCTTTAGCTGATCTTGAACGGTGTCTTCTGTCTGCTGGGATTTGTCTTTCATCGACTCAAACTCGGCGTTCAAGCTATCGACACCGGTCACCAGAGATTTCACTGTCAAAATCTCAACGCTGGTATTACTCTCCGATACGATCAGGTTACGGAAGTTGCCCTGCAATGCAGTCACAACAACCTTCTGGCCCACAATGTAGTCGTGATTTGTTACAATGCCGTACTCGCCACCGAATACAGCGATTTTATAGTGCTGGTCTTCTTTTTCTGTAATCACTCCATAGGCGGACACGTCAAATTTTGCATTCTTTACGGCGTGTTCGGCGGCAGAAGTCACCACTTCGGCCAGCACATCGGTTACTGATTTATCTGCCATCCTATTCCTCCTAATCAAAAATAAAAGCCGACCTGCTAGGCTATCCTAGTGGTATCGGCTGTAAAAACTATTACTTACCGCTTACTTTGCATTTGAGCAACCTTAGTCGGTAACTTCTGTTTGATTTCATTTGCTAGAGCATCAGAGCTGCCAACGGGATTTGTGATAATAATATCGCCAATCGAAGTTGTAACATCTCCACCGCCGCCCTGAACAATCGGCTGAGAACCGTACTTTGTCATCTGCTTCTGGAACCATGCATCCGGGTTGCCACCCATCTCGAACAGGCGAGAGGTGATATCAGCAGGGACAACACCGTCGCCGGTTTCAAGATAGGTATAGCGCCCAGATTGCGGCTGACGAACCAGCATCTCAGGACCCTGCTCGTCAACGTTAGCCATGTGAGGGAACTTAGCAGACTTCAGACCATTTGCATGGCCAAACAGACTGCCAAAGAAACCGCCAATTGCAGCACCGCCAATTGCACCCAGAGGCCCAAGGAATGAACCAACGGCAGCACCGATACCAGCACCAGCAGCGGCTGTCACGCCCTTGCTTGGACCGGTATTCTGCTGTGTGCTCTGTTGTGCTTTCTGGCTTGCTTCACTGATTGCGGCAGAAGTATCAGCAGCCTTCTTACCAACAGCTTCAAATGCGTCGCCTGTGGTCGCCAAATCGTTTTTAATCGATGTAACGGCAGCTTCGCATCCAGCTTTGATGGCGTTATAAGACTGGTCCATCATCCAAGTCAGATTGGTGTTAATGTCCTTTGCGCCAGGTTCAACATTTGCCCATGCGTTATCTGTCTCAGTGGATAGAGAACCGCCATCGCCAAACGTATTTGCGGCATCAGAGGTGATCTCGTTATAAGCACCGCCAATGGTCTGCTCAGTCATGTCTGCCAGATGGGTTACGCCAGCCTCGTTCATGCTCCAACTATTGTCAAAGCACGCACGCATATCGTACATCAGCTTCTGGGTGTCTTGGCTGGTGTCAGCCCATGCTTGCTCCATTGTCTTTTGAACATTGGTGCTCAGGGTTTTTACACCGCCACCAACCTTACTCCAGCTGTGACCGAATGCCTTAGAGATCTCATTCATGGCCTTATTTGTGCTGTCAACAGAAGACTTATAAGACGCATTCAGCTTGTTGGCAATCTCTTCAGACATATCGCCGGAAGTAGAAGCAAGGCTGTTCCATCCGCTGGTATAAATCTTTTGCAGCGAATCAAACATCGTGTTGGTGACATCTTCAACCTGTTCGGCGCTCAGACCGGTATTCTCATTCAGTGCATCAAAGGTATTGTTTACCAGCTCATTCATCTTTTCAGACATCTTTTTACTGGTTTTTTCAATATCCTTTGTGTCCAAACCGAGCTCGCCGGCCACAGATTTCCAGCTAGACTCAAAGTTGCTCGTCATAGACGAAATTTGGCTCTGAGCCGCCTTCTTTGTGTTGCTGGTGGATTCTGTCACTGTCTTAGAGGAGTTGATCTTACCGACCGTAGACATACGATATACAGTCTTAGTGGCCATATAAATCATGCTTTGAACGGCAGCAATGATCGGATTATCACTCTTCTTGAAGATATCAGAGAGTCCAGACATGAACTCGTTTGTATCACCAAGGATCTCATCATACTCGCTCTCGAAAATTGAGCCAACGCCAGCGGCTGCGGCAGATGCGGCACCACTCAATTGAGCATTCGGACCTTGGGCACTCATACCAGCACCGGCAGCGGCACTACCAGTCACTTCGGCCAAGCCCTTTGCCAGCCAGCCCTCGGGGTTAGCACCAATCGCCATCAGGTTGTCGGTTTCCTTTGCAGGAATAACACCGTCACCCTTTTCAAGATAGGTCATGCGTCCTTGATCTGGGTTACGAACAATCAGCTCTTCGCCCTTTTCATCAACGTTTGCAATCTGGCCCTTCTTAACGCCACGAGTACCCTTTGCATATTTCTTTGCTTGGAATGCAGGAGTAGGTTCATCAACCTGTGTACTAGAAACATTACTTGCAATTGAAGCAATCGTAGCAATCAGAGCAACTGCACCTGCAACAGCTGCGGCGGCAGCAATCCAACCAGCAATAGGAATAGAAGAAAGAGCGGTAGCAATCGCTTGCATCATAGCGGCCATAGCACTGCCAACACTCGTCACCAGAGTACCAAGTCCGGCGAAGATAGAAGGGAAGAAGCTCACAACGCCAGACGAGATGGCACTACCGATAGACTGTGCACCAGCCGCAATTGGGCCAAACATACTTCCGACGGTCTCAACAATGCCACCAAGACCAAGTCCTGTCTGACTGTTCAGCAGACCAAATCCTTCTGTGAAGAACGAGCCAATGTCAGTAAACATCAACCCGGTTTTCTCAGAGATAGATGTCTATGCGCCTGAGAAGAACTTACCGATACTACCAAGGTTGTCTTTCGCAGCACCAACCAGTCTCTCAAAGAATCCACCAGATACACGCTGAATATCGCCGGTATTCACCTTTATTGTGTTGCCAAGGATATCCAATGTCGCAGTGGTGTCTGATTTTAGTGCGGCAGAACCAGCCCTGTTCTTACCAGTAATCCAGTTCCAACCGTCAGAAACCACCTTAGCAGCTCCATCGAACATCTTCTTGAAACCGCCACCCAGATCAAAGTCACCGTTTTCACCAGTGAACATGTTCTTGATTTGATTGATAAAGCCAAAGACTCCGCCGCCGTCACCAGTTCCACCATTAAGAAGGTTCAAAATATTCGCCAGTGTCTCCAATGTAGAGATCAAATTGGAAATATCAGTGATAACATTCTTTACGTTTGTCGCGCCCTGAATGGCCTGCATATTGTTAAGGACACTACCCCTGAAACTGTCATAGTGACCTTCCATCTGCTCAAAAGTCATGGCCTCGAACTCAGCTGTGTATTTTAGCTTCTTCTGATAATCATCCCAGCTGGTGCCAATAAGATTATTGGTTTCCTGAACTTTATCCTTGAGCTTTTCCAGCTTGTCGATTTCGTCCTGCTTCTTATACTCGCGCTGCTTGTCAGACAGGTTCTGCCCGGCTTCACGAACGGCATTTTCATCTGCTTTCCATACGAAGCCCTGACCTCTGCCGCCATATACATGGACAGTCTTATTGGCCTTTGCACGCTCGTATTCATCCTGAAGTTTTGCCAGCTCGATTGCTCGCTCCTGTGCATCATTTTCTTCATTAAGCGCGTCGATACGTTTGTCAATAACATCGATCCAGGCTTCACCTTGAATCTTAAGGTCGTTGGACTGTTTGTCGTTCAAGTCATCAAAAACACCGATAAAAGAATTCAAAACAGTATTCAATTGGGATATCAGAGTCTTCAGCTTATCAGCTGATTTGCCCATGCCATCCATCGAATCTGCGCCCTTATCAAGAGAATCCGCCAACGCACGCAAAATCTCTGCCTGATCTTTAGTTTCCTCTTTTAGTTCGAGCTCTGCGGCCTTTGCCAGAATGTCGGCCTTGGTTTTTGCCAGCATCGCTTCCTTATTAAAGACGAGCTGGTTGCCCTCCAATTTGAGAAACTGCAGATACTCTGGGGACATTGTAAGCAGTTTCTGAATACTGTCAATGCTCAAACCGCCGTAAGTGTTATACTCGTTTGTAACATCACTCAGATCAGTCCAGGCGCTCTGCATCTCATCGATCTTGGAACTAAACTCTTCAACCGTAGAACCCAGTCCGTCGAAATAGTCCTGAACGGAGATAACGTCGTTCTCAATGTTCTCTTTCGCAATCTCGTAACTTCTTGCAATCGCCTCGGAAGCCGCGCCACCTTCAGTACGGGCAGCTTCTGCCTGTTGTCTTAATGATTCTACAACCGCATCTTTCAGCACATCACCACTCAAGTCGATCTTGCCAGTGTCTTTATTGTAGGCTTTATTGATCAGATCCGGGTCGTATTGGCTGTACTTTTTAATGGATTGCAGCGCAGCACTTTGAGCTTCGGTGCCTTCATAATCAAGTGCACCAGTGCGGCTTTTCTCTGTTTTTTGTTTGACAGTTTTGCCATTATCCCAGGCATCCTTGAAACCATCGGTGATTTCTTTTGCCCCTGAAAGAGCAGAAGAATAACCTTCAATCGCCGCAACCAGATCCCAGTAGGACATGGTCTGATCCTTGATGTTACGGTTTGTCCACTTAAGAATCTTGTTATACTGGGTTGCGCTCGCATTATCACCTTTGATTTTAGCATCTTTTAATTCTGCTTCCATCAATTCATTGAATTTTGCAGTCTGAATTTCAAGCTTTCCCGTTGTATCGTTCTTCTGAAGCACCGAAGAATATTTATCCTCAAGGCCGGTCAGGCTCTGAACAGTTTGCATTGTTAGATAACCTTGTTCGTTAAACTCTTTCAGTGCAGATGTAACAGTAGACCATGCATCAAGGAAAGTTTGAGCAGCTTTAGAAGAATTTTTTGTGGAATCACTAAATCCATTCAGTTGATTTTTTAGACCACTAGCACTGTTCATGGCGTTATTCATATTAGTGCTGATCAAAGACAATCTGGTATTTAAAGCCGTCATAACAGACGAGATTTTTGCTTCTATCTCTTCTGTATTGTCTCCATTTTCAGCGGATCGGGCAGCAGCAAGGGCACCAGCCAGTTCTCCAGTTCCAATTGTGGCATTTTTTAATGCAGGAGCAAGAGCTTCAAGTTTGTTCTTTTCGTCTTCAGTTGCTTCTGTGAATGTCTCTGCTTTTTCTGCGGCATCTCCCTTTGCAATCGCATTTAGCTCTGATATCGCTTGAGAAATGGCTTCCATTTGAGCTTCTGCATATTGAGTGGCCAAAAGATCGGCATAAGCGCTCTGGTTGACCTGAAGTTTGCCATTGACAAGCTCAAGGGTATTGAGGTATGCATCATCCATCTGAAGTAAACTCTGTAAAGAATCAATGCTCAAATACCCATATTTGTTGTATTCTTCAACCGCAGTAGAGCAATTCTTATAAGCGGATTGAATGTTGTCAATAACGCCCATTGTCTCTTCAAGCTGAGACGCATAGTTGTTAGCTGCCTCAGCATTACTTACCTGAAGAAAACCAAATTGCTCAAATACACCAATCAAATCTCCAAAAGAAATATGTGCTTTATCAGCTGTCTCGTGTAGAATTTTTAGTGCGTTCGATTCCGCTTCTGTTTGATGTTCGGTATCAGCGTCGATATTTAAGACGGCATCGCCAGTCATGCCGCTAAATTCATTAACAGCGCCGATATAAGAATTGCCTTTAGAATCATTCGTACCACGACGAGACATAGAAGCTTTGACTGCACTAACTTTTTCTGCAAAGATATCAACATTGGTCGTATCAACACTAGTATCGTCTTGTGCATCTGCAAGAGCTTTAGTGGCTGCGGTCATTGCGTTCGTACCGGCAACATATTCATCTTTGTACTGATCAAAATTATCAGCGTCGGTGCTATAATTGCCCATCTGCTCAGACACGGCAGAGGAGAGCTCTTCGACCTTGGTTTTCTGGGATTCAAAAGCTTCATTCAGAGTATCGAGTTCTTTCTTTTTATTTGCATACTCTTTAGAATCTTTCCCGCTAGAGGCTTCAATTTGGTCAAGTTCAACCTGAAGATCACGACGTTTTTGAGTAGTATCTTCGAGTGCTGCTGTATACTCCTGGAGAGATTCGGTCTTGGTGACTTTATCTGGTGTCGGAGAGAATATCGTAATAGGATTACCATTAGAATCATAAGACATCTGTGGTTGCGTATTAGATTTAACGATACTATTTTCTGATTTATCATTCACAACAGCGCTAGTATCTGTGTTCGCCTTATCATCAGCGTCTTTTGAAATCTGTTTCTTCAGTTCCAGCTGTGCTTCAAGCATATCGTTGATAGCCTGAAGACGTTCGCGCTCGGCAGGGTCAACAATGTCTTCAATTTTATCAACGCCCGCATCCTTCAGAGATTTGTTTAAATCGTCAATCTTGGACTGAATCTCTTCAACATCCTTAGTGGCCTGTTCGGCAGCATCGTGAGAAGAATTCATCGTATCGATTAGTTCTTCAGAGCGAGTTTTAAGATTAGAAATCCACTCGATAATCTTAGTAGCTACAAGTGAAATACCAAAAGCGATGAGAGATGCCATCAGCTGCTTGCCAAGAGCCATAACGATATTTAATGCTTTTTGTTTAGCAGTTAGAGCAGTCTTAACAACACCTTCAGCTTTCTCAATACCGGCCAGTTGTTTGAATTTCTGAGTCAGAACATAGGTGGTTCCGTTCATTTCAATAATGCCAGCATTGTATAGGCGGTTCTGCTCATCTGCTTTTGCGACTTTGTTGATGTATGTTTCAAGAGCATCGACTGCTTTATCAGTTTCTGGCAGCGCATAGTTGTCGCCGTTCTTCATGCCTCCGGCAGCCATGAGATTTGAAACATCATTAGGAAGGATTTTTTCGCCGTCCCAATTCTTCAAAGCGGATTCAAAGGTGCGAGAGTTGATACGGGTGAAGTTTGCAACCTCATTAGAAAGATCCTTAATGGTTTTGCGTACATCATTATTTTTTTTATCAAATTTTGTTGCACTGATAATAGCATCCTGCTGTGTTTTATCAAGATTCGCAATTTGAGAAACATAATTTTGGATGTTTGTTCCATTAGAATCTTTTTCGAAGTTTGTACCGTCAATCTTCTTAGAAATTCCAGAGCCAAAATCGCCAAATGTTATAAATTTCTGAAGAGGAGCCCATGTGCCATTTAACTTACTCGTTGCAGAAATTGCTCCTTCAAGTGTTCCATCAAAATTTTTAGCCAAATCAACCATTGACTTATTGATTGTCAAATTGTATAATAATCTAAATGGTCGGTAAAGATTATTTGTCAATGGGGTATAAAATTATGAAGCTTGGTGATATGAGATCAGATGTTGATATATCAAATAGGACAGCTCAAAATTTTTTAGGGAAATATACAGAAAGAGCTCTTACACGAGAAGGGAAAAGGCTTTACAAGAAACATCCAGAATATGAGTATTTAAAAGAAGACCCATTTCTTAATGATCCATGGAAAGACGGATATGAATTTGATGAAACCGAATTCTACAATTCTGTTGTTTATGCTTATATGGCAGAACAATTTTTAAGACAAAAGCCAGAATTCAACAAAAAATATCAAGAAATAATTAAAGAAAGAAAAAATAATTGGAACAAATCAAGCAATAAACTTATAAAAAATAATATAGATAAAATTTACAGCTCTTTTAATGGTGAATTTTTCTCTTGGTACTCTGACTACCTTCGTGAGCAAGCAGATCCTGGTATCCTTGAGCGAGAACGCAAGCAGTGGGAACAAGAGCAAAAGAATCTCCAGATCGCCCACGATATGCGTAAGATGCAGGCCAAAATCCAAACTCAGCAAGACCTCGCCAGCGGCAAACGTGTCGTCTGCCCCTACTGCAAGTCTACGAACACTGAAAAGATTAGCACTATGAGCCGCGCCGTGTCTGTATCTCTCGTGGGCGCTGCCAGTGGAAAGCTCGGCAAACAGTGGCATTGTAAGAACTGTGGCAGCAACTTCTAAGCCTGCGCGGAGGACATATAATGGAAATTTCACTTGAAAAAGCACAGCTTATTTCAGAATTAGAAGAAAAGATAGCCAATAACACCTATAACAAACACAACAACTATGGACGAGGCGGCTGGTATCGCTATCCAATCAACTATAAAGATATCCATGATGGGAAAGAATATAAATGGGACACAAGAGCTGTCTACGTTAATTCTGATGTTGTAGAAAGTATGCGATACGACTTTGGCGAAAACCAACTCTATATTGGATATGCATTGGAAGAAGTTCTTGACTACATTGAAACACGATATCATCTTAACTTTACAGAACTCGAAAAGAAAGAGTTGGCTAAATTTCATACCGATGAAGACGATGATGACTAATAACCGCCCAGTCAGTCACCGAAGCCAGGCAAACAGTTCAAGTGTAAGAATTGTGGGCATAAGTTGTAAGCTGCAACTAACTTGAATAGCATAAATTAAAACGCCCGGCCTCCCAGCAATAGGGAAGTCGGGCTTGTTCATTATGATGGCTGCACAGCAGTTATTTCAGAAGTTCGGCAATCTCTTCAGCAGTCATACCGCTGGCCAGCGCGTTGGCAACAATATCTTCTGCCTTTTTACGATTCAATTCTGCTGCAATCTTTGCGTCAGCATCAGCCTTTTTCTTTTCGAGTTTTACAATCTCTTTATTGAGTTTTTTCAGCTCTGCTTCTTTTGCTTTTCTTTCAGCATTCAGCGCGGCAATATTCGTGCCGAGTGCTGCGATTTCTTCAGCGATAGATTCTGCGGCAGTATTTTTCTCAGCAATCTGCGCTGCGTAATCAACACCATCGAGAACCTTTGCTTTATTCTTGCTTCCTTTGGGTCTTGGCATAATATAATACCTCCATATATTTTGGATACGCGATTGTACTTTTATTATAGCCAGAACTATTCTAGTTGTCAATGCGAATGGTGTTAATTGGAAGATTGCGCATCGTTTTTATCAATTGCGGAATATCTTTCTCATCAACTATATTCTGACATTCTATAGCAGATATAGATGGACGACGAATTGTAACTGTTGTACGATTGTTAATCCGACTAATTGCAAAATCTCCCTTATTAAGAAAATCCATACCAAGAATAAGATTGAAATTGTTGGAAGCAAAAGGTTTGACTATAAATTTACATTTGTCGAAAATAGTGTTTTTAGGTACACCAAGATATTCCACCATTACAATAGGATAAATACCATCGAACTGAGTGGTAATGACTTTCGTCTCTTGTCCTGTCTTCACTGGATTTAAAACCATAGATAAGTCACTCGAAATATAACTCGCCATAGCACCAGTGTCGATTAACGCGTTAGCTTTTAATATAATCCCATTATGTGCAAGAACACATGGGAAAATCAATTGATCTACAACTTTATCATATTTGATTGTAAAAGCTATAACGTCAGACATTTTTGCCCCTCCGATTAAATGATTTTAAAATACAGAAAGAATTTGTACTTTTTTTGGAAGCTCATCAATCTCAGTAAAAATCTTAAATCCATAAGCTTCCCCATAAAGATACCGATTACATCGCCAAGAAAGATTATGTTCTTTAATATACCGATCGATGAAATCACGCATAAAGGCATCGGCTTTTTCCATATCTGGATAACGAAGGTTGCTGTGTTCCTTCATAAATGTTTTGTAAAGATCTTCTGATATGATCCCGCTTTCACAGTATTCAATGCAAACTCTTTCGCAGAGCTTTCGCATCTCTTCGTTCATATTTTCCTCCTGATACTATCATATAATAATACTTCTGTCAACGCCACGGCGTATACCATGGTTTTACTTTCTCCACTTTTGACGGCAGGGGAGAGACTACCTGTAATTTTTTCTGCCCACATGCGTTTAACATGCGTAGCAGTGATTTGGAGCACCCAATAGTGAATCTGCGACGTTGTTACGCACGTAGTTCCACTCCAACATTATGCTCTCTGAAGCGTCTCTGGCAGTACCTATTATAATAATGTAGGCACATACAGAGCTTGCCTGCGGATTCCTTTCGGTTCCCGGACGAGAATTACCCAAACTCGCCACAGCTTACGCTGCCATGTTCGTCGGTTTTACTAAATACTCCCTCGCGCTGCAGCACTTAATATAATAAGCGCAGCAGGCTTGTTCCGTGTCACCACCCGGAGTATTGCTGGGCACAATCGTGAAACCCGTCATTTTGGGTTTACCCAGCTGAGTTATAAAGGTTGCGATACCAGCGCCCATTGGAATAGCGCCAGTAAATTTGATCATTGCATCTGCGGCTTTTGTAAGTCCAGTTGCGAGAGATACGACAGTCTTGACCAGACCGGAATCAAGTACATCGGTAGAAAGAGCTTGGAAAGATGCATCAAGCTGAGCAAGACGACCCTGAATAGAATCAAGGTATTTCTCATTCTCAGCCCATGCGACGTTTGCACTGTTTGCAGCAGATTCCATGGAAGATTCAGCAACGTCAAAATTATTTAGAATAGCACTAACTGCATTTGCGTTTTTCTTTCCGCCAATCATCTCAGTGACATTCGCCTGTGTTACATCGGACAGGCCACTCCATACTTGAGACAGCTCTTTCATGATTTGATATGTGCTCTTGAAATTTTTGCTATCCAGCATGATATCAACGCCAGTCAAAGATTTCAGTTCACTACGAAGTTCAGACACAGAATTGGCCATGCCATCAACTTCAACGCCTGCATTCTCTGCGTCACTTTTAGCAGCACGGAGATACATGGAAAGACTTTTTAAGGTTGTACCGACCGTATCTGCATCTTGGATAACTGCGTTTGCAGCAGTACCAAGCGCAATAGTTTCTTCCAGCGTATTATTAGCGGCCGACATAGCAGCAGAACTGCGAGTCAAGATTTCACCAAGGTCTTTCGCGGTAACGGGTTGTGTATTTGCTACAGCGTCAATTTTATTAACAACGTCCTCTGCCTGATCAGCAAGCAAACCAAAGCCTTGCATTGTCGAAATCAGATACGAAGACGAAGTGTTAACATCATCAATTCCGTCTCCCACGTTTTTGAGCAGGGTAGAGTAGGTAGCCATGTTCTCGGCGTCTTCATCAGAATAACCGAGGCGCTTCCAATCAGCAGTCGAATTGATGTAATCACTAATCGAAACACCAAGCTTTTGTGCTTGCTCAGACGCGCGACCCATATACTCTTCAAGAGATTTACCGGCGTATTCACTGACTTTGCGCAGTTCTGTAACAGCTGTATCGATTTCAACTACATTCTGATATACGATCCGCAGAGCGTCTTGCATCTTGTGCAACGCGGCCATGGTGATCATGGTGCTCAGATGCTGGCCAAAAAGCTTTTCAAACTTATCAACTAAGGTTTCTGTTTCAAGTCCAAGTTGTTTTGACTCAGCACGAAGTTCAGCATATCTCTTTTTTAGTTCGCCAATTCGTGCAGGTGCATCACTGCTATTCAAGGCATTTAATAGCTCATAAAACCCTTTTCCTGTGTCTGTGCCTTGAAGTTTTTTATTTGCATCAAGGTAATCATGGATCATTGATTTCAAATTTGCAACTTCAGTAGACGCTTTATTAAACGAACGCTCCTGCGAAGTGGCTGCATTAAATTTTTTGGCTTCTTGCGTTGCTTCACTATATTCGTTATTAAGCGCGTTTAGTGCATCAGTGATAGAATTGATGTTACTAGCTGCTGTTTTTGTTAAATTACTTGTGGCCTATGTTTTTGCAGCTTGTACAGGATCGGTTTCTCCCTCGACACTGGTAAGTAAGTTGCTTAACTTGTCTTGCTTTTCTTTTAATTGAGAATAAAAGTTTTTATCTGTTCCGTTATTGCTTTTTACTTTTCCAATCAAAGACTGATTGGAATCCATAGCTTTGTTTACTGCGGATGCTCCTGCAATTCGAGCACTAGCTTGTTTTATAGCTTTATTTTCAGCATCGTTTACAGCATCAACCTTTTTCTTTATCTCCTCCCAAATGGGGATGATTTCTTCCAGAGTCTTAGCGTATTCACCGGTTTGAGCAGGAAGTTTATTAAGTTTTGCAATCAGTTCATCAATGTTTTTAAAATCAACATCATTAAGAGTGCCATCTTGTTGCATCTGTCGTGCAATTTCAACACCTTGAGCAATTTTATTGCCCTTCTTTTCAAGTCCCTTATAGCCTTTGCGCCACATGGTGTGTTTTGCTTGAACAGAATAAGTGTTTTGCTTCAAAGCCAAAAGATCACTTGCATAATTATCATATTCGGCCGGATTCTTAGATGCAAGTTCTGCGGCTTGTTTTTCGATTTTTGTGATCTCGTCTTTTAACTCGTCATTAGAACTCTGAGAAACCTCTTCTTTAAGTAAAGCAAATCTCTTACGAATAACATCAACTGCCGAAACAAGATCGTTTTCTGCTTTTTTAGAAGAATTTATAGCAATCATAACATTCTTCCAATTATCTTCTGCTGCTTTAACTGCATTATTATATTCTTCTGTGCCAGCAGTGGCCTTTGCAATTTCATCAACGAGCTGTTGTTGTACATGAAGAGCTTCTTGAATAGCGGTAGGGGTTTTATTGGCTGCATTAGCTTCTTCAACAGTACCGTAAGTCTTTTGTGCTTCTGTCAACTGATCAGTGATCTTCTTGCCACGAGTAGTTTGTGCAACTTTGTTTTTATTACTTTCATGGGCCTTTATAATGGAAATCTGTCGATCGACTTTTTCTTCGACTTCAGCATCTTCTTTTCCCATTTGATCCATTAAATCGGTATATTCTTGGGTCGTTAATTTCATCGAATTTAAAGTTGCATTTTTTTTCTTATCTAATTCATCAATCGCTTTTTTTATAGCTATTGCTTCATCAGATTTTTCATCTTCTCCAAGACGTGCTTTCTTTAACTTATATGTGTTTTGTTCATTTCTATATGCGCGATAAGCAGAAAGTTTTTCGTTATTATATTTATCTCTTTCGTTCTGAGCCGCTTGAATATTTTCTTGACTTTCTTTTACACTCTTAGAATCTGCATGACGCAGTCGAGTATAGTCTACTTCTCTATTGGCATATCGGAATTTTCGATCGACATACCATTTGTCGTTATCTGTATTTGTGTCGTTTAACAGCTTTACGATTTCATCACGATTTGCTCTTAAATTTTCAAGACGCTTTTTAATGGTGCCAACTTCATCCTCAGAAACATCGTTGAGCATGTTCTTTGTCTCAGCGATTTTTTTATTAACTGTTGTTAAGTCACTAATCAAACCACGGCGAGATGTAGAAGTTTTTCTATTAGTAGAAGCTGTTTTAGTAGTATCTTTTGGGTTAGAAGATTTTTCGGATGCATCTCGAATAGCATTGGCAATTTCAGCGTTTTTTAGAATCAGATTACCCTTAACATCAATACCGCCTTCTGGTAACTTGATGTTGTCTTTTGTGACAGTTACTTTGCCATTCATCACTATTGGATCAGGTCGCTCAACATCTTTGTCTTCAAGTTTGATGTGACCTTTCAACTCAATAAGCTCTTGCTTTTCAATATCGTTTTGCGATTTCTTCTTTTTGCCTTTCGTCTCGGTATCAGTAGTTGTTGTGACAATTTTACCTTTAACTTCAACCGGGGTCTTTGGAGGAGTTATATCTGCGGCTTCAAGAGTAACATGGCCTTTGATATCTACTGGTGTTTCGGGTGCGACAACATCATCAGCACTCAAAATAACCTTACCATCAATTGCAGCCGGTTCACCAGTGACCGCGATATTGGAGGTATCGATTTTAATAGAATTAGATTTATCGATATAATTGTTTGTCAGTTCAGAAATGCGAGTAAAATCAGCAATTTGATTCTCTAGTGAATGACTTAAATTATCGACTTCCTGCGCTACATACTGGAATGCTGGACCGAGTTCAGCTATTTCTGATGCATAGCTATCAGTTTTATTAACGATACTTTGCAATGCTTTTTTTGCAGATGTAATTGAATCGACATTTTTTTGCAATTCTTCTGTATTGCCAAATTGAACAGCATCAGAATTAACTACAACAATACCAGGAATTTGAACCGGATCTTTGACATCAACAGACACATCTGCATCGGTTATAACGACTTTACCTTGAATAGAAACAGAAGACAACCCTTCTTCGACTCCTGCTGCGCCATCCTTAGAATCTTCTTGCCCTTTGGAATCAGCAGGAATATTTTTTTGACCATTCGGTAAGACATCAATTAGAGTCTTTAGCTGTTTTACCTTCTCTTCAATATTGTCAACATGTTTATCAACTTCAATAGTAAGGTTGTTTGAAAAATTTTTAGACTTACTCTCTAAACCATCCATTGCGGCACTAACTTCACCAATAGATTGAATGATTTTCTTTGTATTCTCATTGAGAACAGATGAATCAATAGGGATGCCAGCACCAATAGACTCTTGCGCGGATTTTTTTAGCCCATCTATTTCCTTTTTAGAACGATCGATTGATTGTCCGATTAAATCATTAAGATGAGTGAATGTCGAAGCATAATCTAATAAGTCTTGATAATCTTCCACTGACTTGGAAAAAACAGAATAATCTCCACCTTGACCTCTGAGATTAGAGATATCTTCAAGGCCACCTTTTGCATTATCAATAAAATTTTTCAAGATAGAACCTTTGATGTTAAGATTTTTTAATGCACCAGGAGCATTATACAACTCTTCCAATTGAACAATTGCATTTTTTATAGAATCATATGTCTTTTCAAAATCTTTGAATGTGTTATTATAAACAGATTCATCCGCTTCGTCCCATGCTTTGGACATCAAAGAAAGAGAGTTGCTAAGATTGATCAGCGCCTTACTCATTTGATCAATTGAAGTTATATCACTATCTGCTGAAATCTTGCCCGCTTCTTTTAATTTCGGCATTTCGGAATAAATATCATTCAACTGTCGATTTAGTGTTTGCGCTTTTTTAATATCCTTTTTTGAGATTTCATTGAAAATACTATCAACCGTTACATCTCGATTTCCACCACCAAAAAGTCCATACGTGGCTTTATTAGCAAGTGCAAGATTAGTTTGCATCTCCTTTAGATAATTAGAAAGAGTGCGATTTACACCACGAAGCTGCTCTTTTAGTTGCTTTGAAAGGTCATTGCCGAATTCTTTAACGTCTAGTTTGACCTTAATTTGTTGAGCGCCATTTTGTGCGGCAGTAATCTCGTCGTTAATCTGTTGCGTTAAGTTTTTCTCAAGATTTGGTTCGATATCAACACTATAAGGTCCACCTAATCCTTTTTCAATTTCGTCCTGTAAGTTAGATACATCAGGCGTAATAGGGACAGCAGGTAATTTTTTTATATTGCTGACTTGCGCCCGTACATCTTCTTCAAGTTTCGCCTTATTGATTTGCGGGTCAACCTTAACTTTGATGCTCAATTCTGGTTCTCTCGCCATGTTTTATTCCTCCTTCTGGAGCAACCAATCTCCGAATCTAAAAAAAGCAGGCTTTAATAAGTCTGCTCATCTTTTTGATTATTTTGTATTGTCGTGATTGATCCGCTGCTCGACCATATTTACGATATCTTTATTGTGTTTATTGATATCTTTCTGAGTATTCGTCATAAACGGACGCGGTTTCATCCACCTATAGCGCTTGTGTGTCCACGGATTTCGTATGTTGTCACTTTCAAGCAAGCGGGGGAGTCCATCTGGGTTATGATATTCTTTATGGTTTGCAAGGCGAGGACCTTCAACTTGAGTTTCATTATACACAGTCAAAACGCTGCCATGTACAACATCTCTGATATTTGAATCATCCAATAATCCGCCATTGGTTTCACGACGTTCATATTCAACAGGGGAATAGGTTGCATAAACATCTTGCTCTACATGAGATTTCATCTTATCTTCCACATAATCTTTAACCTCATTTTTCAGAGCTTTATTTGCCCGTTTCATAATTTCTCGCTGAAGCCCCTCAACGGTATTGAATGATTTCTTCCCCATAGTTTACTCCTTGCCTTCAGTGGCCGCAGAAATAAGCTCTGCCGTATCAATTGAAGGAGCACTATCGAGTGTACCTTCAGGAGTTTTGACGCTATAGTTATCTTTCTCTACCGGTTTCTTCAGATTTTCTTCAGCGATTTTTTCAATCATTTTGTTCATGTCGAACTGATCACCAATGCCGCTCAGTACCTCGGCGGCCAACTGCATCAACTGCTCAAATGGCTGATTCTTTGCAGCGGCTTCAAATGCGGCCATATACTGCTGGCGGGCAATCTCGATTTTTTCGCGGCAAGCCTTGTTCAGTGTAGTCAGAATATACTTGCGCGGAGCCTCATTCATCAACTTGGTCGTTTCATCAGAGAAAGCCAGTTCACTCATCTGGTCCTGATCCATCTCACTGGTTTCAAGACCAGTAAACATGATCAGTGTTGTAATTCGGAAAGCGTAATCATACAGCGCCGGCTCGTAACGGCCATTGCGCTCAGATAGGCTTACCACGCTGTCAACAAACAAAATTCGTTCAGCCAAAGTCAGATTATTCTTTGCATCCATAAGTATTAGTCCTCCTGATTTAATTTATTGTTTTCAAGCTCCATCTTTACAGCTGTCGCAATGCACATCGCGTCAGCTTCATCAGACGAAACATCTTCTCCATAATAGGTTTTCACATAGTCGATGGCCTGCTGCTTTAATTCTGCACGCTTTACTCGACCCTGTTTAAATCCTAATATCTTTCGCCACTCGGATGGCTTAATGATCTCATAGGGGATATTGTTTAGCTCGCATACCCCCATAATCGCTCCTTGCAGCTGCGCCAGCTGGATCAATGTTTTTGGCGAGCTTTGCAGTGCAACATCTTCGATCACTACAAGGTCTGGACGATTGTTCTTGATGCGGCTCTGTATCATCTGACGCATCATTGTCGAGCGTTCCAAGACATCCTTGGTTTTACTCAGGTCGATCAGCGAGTGGTAAACAGTGTCGCCATCAATGGTGCAGACACCCGTCTTGCCGAGAGCCTGGTCAAAAGCAATGATTTTTATAATAAACACTTCCTTTTTCTTTTTGGATGTGGTAAAATTCAAATTTGAAGAACACCTGCGTATCCCTTTTGGGAATTATTAAAACGGCGAGAATTAGTAGGGGCTTCCCGAAGTCCAGTAGAGAGACTGCTGGCAGAAAGGAGGCCCATATGATGATTGACTTCGACACCATGTCTAAGTTCGTTCAATTCGTAGCTGCTTTGGTGACTATCGCCAAGTTTGTTATGGAAGTAAGCCAGCCCCGGGCATAAGCGGGGCCAATTATCCGATTATTCACTGAAGCTCCTATGCAAATTAGAGAGCGGAAAGTCGCCACGTGGGTGTTCTTCTTATTTGTGAGTTTCCTCATATCAACGCGCAATTGCAATAATTGTGCGCTCATAAAAGGGGCAGAGCCTCGAAAGACTCTGCCTCGTGTAAATGCTATGTATCAGCCCTCGTTAGGGAAGATCAAAGAGAACATGTCGCCATTCTCGTCGGCCAGAACGTCGAAGGTCATGGTCAGAGAAACGGGATCACCGGTGTTCTGCCAGGACAGCTCGAAGCCGGCCTGAGGAGCAGCCTTGTACCAGATGGGATGTGCCTCGATGATGTCGTCGCTCTCGGTCTTGTAGGGAATGGAACCCTCGACACGATAAGCCTTGGGGAAGTGACGGCTATCCAGGTGCACAACCTGAGCGGCTGCCTGCTTTGCGTAGTAATAAACAATGTAAGCAGTATTCTCAGTTGCTTCAGCAACGGTAACCTCAGTGCCGCCCTCAGTAACAGTAGCGGTGACCTCGGTGCCCAGATCGTCATCAGCCTTAAAGACCTGAATGGCGGTGGTGCCAGCAGCAGTAGAAATGGTCAGCTTACCAGCTTCGGTGCAGGTGACCTTCTCGCGCTTCAGGAAGTTTGCGGTGGTGCCCAGGTCGTTGCCAGACAGCATCTGGAAGACCTTGACGGGGTAAACCTGTGCCTCGATGGTCAGAGTGCCGGTACGAGAGCCGTCAAACTGCACGCGGTTAGGTGCGCCCTGGCCGCCGGTTGCGAACACGCGGTCACCCTCAAAAGAAGTAGAAGTGACGTTAGCCCAGTCAACATTCAGGAACAGCTTCTTGGTGGAGTAGTCGACCAGCATCAGATCGGCGACCTCGCGGTTGGCGAAATTTGCATTCTTGTTAGCCATAATTGTTATCCTCCTATAGTTTCGTTTTCTTTGTCAATTCGCTCTATCCATTTCGAGGGGTCATATTTACCGCCCCAAACGGAGTAATTCATTTCAGCGATATTTAGTTGTTTTGCGCGTAATAGCTGGGAGAACGTATCTCGTATCTGCCCAACTGTCAGCTCAAAGATGTTTGAATAATTCAAACTTGGATGAAAAGTACATAAGAGAGAAATCATGTTCGGCAGCTCGAAATTCGGGTCTGCCTTTTTTGTTTGTTTGAACTTTTTCTTCTTCTTTTGGAACTTCTCATAAAACAAGCAATCTTTTTCGGTCTTGAATTTTGGAGCTTCTTCAGGGATGTCGCTTTCGTCGATATCAACCATCTGCAGGCAAAGCTTTGTTACGGTCGAATAGTTGTTTCTGTCGATATAGCCACCGATAGAAAATCCTTTTTTGCCGCTATTTTCTTTGTCGATAAAAATTGCTCGATGCTGCTCGTCCCACTCCAATTCCCCAGAAACAAAAAGACCCAGAGCCGAAATTAGTTCAGCCCTGGATTCATCTGTCGATGTAAGAATATCAAACATCGCAATATTTGCTTTTTGCTCGCTTGTCATTTGCTCCCAGATATCTGGCATCTTCATCATAGTTGCCGCATCGTGGTAGTATTTTTCTGGGGTATATAAAAATAAAGTCAGTGCGTATTGATATTGGGTGTATCCTATCTTCAAAATGTCTTTCAGAAAAGGGGAGTGGATTCGTCCAACATCTTTTAGCTGCACGCCATATGGACTCAGATGATCAAGGTACGAAATTTTTCTCATCAGCGAGCCCTCCTAAAAGAGCCGACCTGATAAACAAGCATTCGTCCGTAATAGCACTGCGCCGGCTTATAAATGCTGCTTCCAGCCTATTCAAGCGGTCCAATTCCAAATTCTTTGTTTCCATTCAGAAGCTTATCAATATCACTGGCCAAAATATCAATGCGTGTCCCAGCTTGTCCTTTCCGATGATATGTTTGCATAAGGTTTTTACTGCAATATGCAAACACATAAATGGTCATCATCGTAATAGAATCGCCGCTGGTTTGTTCTGGCACAACCTCAACACACAAAAATGTTTTTGAGTTTTCCTGTGTATCTGGAACATACTCATACTTAAACACGCATCCACCTTCACCCGACCCATTCTTACCAAGCAGAAGAGTTTCGGGATCGTCGATATCATCTGTGTTGCCCAATAGAACATCAAGGATATTTTCGTCATTGATCAACTTGGAAACGACCCGATTTTTGAATACCCCGATCTCATCGAGATTCATATCAGATCACCTCCAATTCGATCTTTTCGGTAAGGCCGGCTGCTTTAACCGTCAGTACCACGACTTGTCCAATCAACTTAGAATCATCCACACAAGTGATCTTGCACTTTGCACCGGTCGTAGTCGTATTACCACCTTTGAAACATACTCCCGTAGGAGTACAATCGCCGGTAATCGTCCATTCTGCGCCGTCGTACACTTCGCCATCGATTTTTGCAGTAAACAGCTTGCCAAATCCGCCCGTTTGGATGGATGGTTCGCCAGTAAACTCTATCGAAAGCACTCTGTCGTCTACGGTGTCGTCGTCAGGATAGGTGATTTCCACGTTATCGGAAGCATCTTCCGGCACATAATTGCAGATCATTTTCTCTACGTTATCTGTTTCTGCGTTGTAAAGATCCTGTTCAACGTTAAACGAAAGAAACCCGATTTGGTCATTATCATAGTCAATTCGGCCAGTCATCTGGTCAATCGACGTGATTCGATAGGTCTTTGGTTCTCCGTTAATGATCTCTAACATCAGCCGCTTTCCAATGTTCAGACGGGCAGAATACTCGTCGAATGGAGTTTGGATACGGAATTCACGAGTTGAATAACTCATCACCTTGTTCTCACTCAGGTTGGAGTAATACGGCTTTTCCACAGTTGCCCATAGAGATACGATCTTTTTTGTCTTGTCATCCTGCCACACGATCTGTTTCTGGCAGATCTGAATGCGGCCGCGCACGGTGATCTCATCGTCTGCATCACGCTCGGTAATCAGCCAGTGGCTCTTACCCCAGTACATAATGCTGCCGATCTCAAAATCCTCACCAGGTCTTGTGCGGAATATTTTCTGGTTTGTAACAGTAGACGATATAATATTCACCCAGCGGGGTACGTCATCTATCGTCACTTCTTTATAAGAAGGATTGACTGGCGCTAAAAAGCGCGTATCATGGAGTGCCTTATTGATCACCCTGTCGCGCTGCGTCTCTCCATCCTGTTTCAGCATGGCTCTATATTGAGATCTTGTCATATCCCACCGCCTTACTGTGTCCATTCAGAAACACTGTTTGACTTAAAGGAATATAAGTTCATCTCAGCAGTCAATTTACGCTGCGACTGCGTCAAAAGGTCTTTCATCTGCTCCAGTAGCTTAGCAGGGGAGAAGAAAGAAAAGTCCTTTGTACTCATAGCGTTCTTCAAAGCGTCAGAGTTGTAAACATACGGCTCCAGCCAATGCACAATCATGCTCAACGCCAGAATACTCTGTTCCTTGCGGGTCAGAGTAACATTGAACTGCTGCAACTCATCATCATAGTCAGTCAGGTCTTGCACGCAAATGTCAGCAAAATCATCAATGGCGGCCTGAAGCAGGTCGCTCTCTGCATCTGCAAACATCTCGTCAGTATATCCTTCCTTGTCATAATCTCGAATGCGCCCACGACAGCGGGCATAGATACTTTCAAAAGTGGTTGCCATGACCCGCCTCCTTTACATCAAATTGTGTCTTCCAACTCAACAGACAGGGAGTCCTCCAGCGCCTTAATCGCACTGCGGCTGTCCAGCTCACCGGTTTCGATCTTCTTCTTGGCCTCAGATGCAATCGCATCCTTGGTGCCGCCCGGCAGTGTCGGGACGATCTTCTTGATCTCATCGGCGGGCATTGTAAACACGTCATTGAAGTTGTCGGTGGTCAGACTATTTTTGTAATAGCGCTCAACGCCAAGCTTCTTGATAATGGCGGGATCATCGATCAAAATCCAATTTTCCTCAAAGAACCGGCGCTGATTACCGCGCATAGAAACCAGCTCGCGATACTCCATTTCCTGAACATCGCCAAAAGCCTCCCACTCAACGGTATAGCCGGGATTCAAGGTGGACTTATAGATCAGATTACCAGCTGTGCCATTGCGGCACTCCACCATGGTCTCGTTTGTAATTTCGACTACGGGCTCGGTTGCTACGGGAGCAGCAGCTTTCGCGGCTGTAGTCTTAGTTGTACGTCTTGCCATTCGTTCCTCCTATTTAATAAAAGAAGCGGCAGGGTTGTTGCCCCACCGCTATTCAACTCAAATTATCGATCAGGCCATCTTGTATGCGCCGAAGTCACGATCAAACACAATGGCAATGCCGGTGCGCTTCATCATCAGGAACTCCTGGCTCATATCGGCGTTGTTCATCGGGGTGCCCATCAGCATAGTGACATCACCCTCGGTAACACGCTTAATGGGCTTGGTGTCGCCAGCAAAAACGTACAGGGTCTTGTCATCCAGGATGAAATCGGTGGTACCGGTAGCGTGACGCTGCTTCACAGCAATCAGCTCAGTACCATTGAAGCGGCCAAAGTGACCCATTGCGTACATATCTTCCTTGGCGGAATCAGACACAACAGCAGTCTTGATCTGACGCAGAGCCTTACGGGTGCCAACAATCACAGCGGTCTCGCCAGTAGAAGCCTCAACGTGCTCGATCAGGTCCAGCAGCTTGTCCTCGTCAAAAGAGCCGGTCTCAATGTAGGGAGCATTCAGCTTGCTGAACATGCCAACGAATGCAGCGTATGCAGAATCCAGCTCATCCTTGGTGAAGGACTTGGAAACGATATCAACAAACTTGTTAAAGTCGATACGGCCAGCCAGAACACGGTTCAGCTCCTCGTAGATCTTGATAGCGTGCAGCTGAGTATTGACGGTGATGTCAGTACCAGCTTCCAGACGCTGACGGCGCACGCCCTGAGTACCCTCGGCGATATCGGCAACAGCAAACAGGCACTCGCGCTCGATGTGGAACTTGGGAGTGTCGCCCAGAGCCAGGTTGCGGTCCTCGACCATATTCATAAAGAACTCGTCGCCCTTCAGACCTTCCTCAGAAATAACATTGACCAGCTCCTCAACAATAGCGAACACCTTGGAGCAGCTGCCATCACGCAGAGCCTTAATGTCCAGCTTGGTGGAACCGCCATTTGCCTCAACCAGAGCCTTACGCAGAGCCTCCTGGGTGTCGTTCACAGAATAATCACCAGCAACGTGGCCCTTGTAGCCATCGAGAGCCAGCTTGACCAGATTAGAATCAATAGCCATGGTATAAACCTCCTATAATAAAAATGGCCGCCCGCTTTAAACGGACGGCTTTATGTTGATTTCTTAAAACTTCGGAATCACTTCAGGGTGATCATGTAGTAGGTATAGCGACCATCGCCAAAACCAACAGTCTCAACAAAGTCGATGCAGCCAAAGGTCTTGTCATCAGCAGTCTCCTGAATCTGGATCTTGGTGTCATCGGCAGCAAAACCGACATACTTGCCCTTTGCAGGGGTGCCGTTAAATGCCTCGGCAGTAGCAGAGAAGCCACCCTTAGAAACATTCAGAGCGTAAACGCGCACGGGCTTGCCAGCCTCATTGACCCACTCGGGCAGATAATGTGCCACGGTCTGATCATAGAACAGCTCGACGCCAGCGGTCAGATACAGGTCAGCAACGGTGGAAGTTGCGGTGGGAGCGGTAGCCTTGTAGACCTCGCGACCCAGCTTTTCGCCCAGAACAACCAGCTGAGCGTTATCGATCTCAGCGGCATCGGAATCCTTGTAGAAAATAGCACTCTCCAGCTGAGCACCATCCAGGGTGCCACCCAGCTTGTCAATGCGCACAACAGCATGCTTATTATTAGCCATAATTATGTACCTCCTAATTTTTGGTAAATTACTTATTGCCGAGATAGTGTTCGATCAGACCACCATACGCGACATCTGAACCGTTCTGGGTGCCACCCACGCCAAAGCGGACAGTTCCTTTGTTGTTTTTATTGGGAACATAAGAAAACTCGGCACTCTTGCGGCCAACCAGCGCATAGCACTTGGTCTCCAGATCGGAGTAGCTGATCTCCTTGTTCTCCTTCAATGCGATATACTCAGCATCTGCACCAAGCTTCTCGTCCATAACAGAAAACAGCTCATCACGCTTAGCTTTTTCTGCTGCGACGACTGCATCTTCCTCAGCCTTCTGGTAAGCCTCCAGCTTGGGTTTGATTTCGCTAACTTCATTGGCTGCCTTAGTAAAGCTATCAGACAGTTCAACAAGCTTATCAGTCAAAGTAGAGAACATAGTGATTAGGCCAGGCATCACGTCGCCCTCGTCCCAATCCTCATAAGTGACTTTCTTACGCTTAATATTCGCGTAATCCAGAACAACATTGTCGCCATTCATAGAGTAGGGAATACCCATTAGCTGATACGTGCCAGAATCGGTCACAATTACCTCGCTGTCCAGAATATCGGTGAGCCAATACTTAGGAATCATACAGTCAGAATCCCATCGAGAAGGAACCTGAACTTTTAGCAACGCATTATAAATTTCGTCTCGAAGCTGATTGGCGCTTAGAGTAAACTCAGCACCAGCAGCGGGCTCATTCTCGGTAGGAGCAGTATTCTCAGTTCCGGCGGGCTCGGCAGGAGCAGGCTCGGGTTCCGTAGTAGGTGCGGCATTCTCCTCAGCGGGGGCCGCTGCAGGCTCAGTCACAGTGTTTTCATTGGGAGGAGTAGCCTCATTCCCGGCTGGTTCGGTAGGGGCTACCGTGTTCTCAGCAGGAACCTGATTCTCCTCGACGCCAGGAGTCTTAATTTCATTTTCATTCATTGGCGTTGTATCTCCTTTCTCCTCATCGGATGGATTATCATTTTGCGCAGTATAGTTCTGCTGAATTGCTTGATACTCATAGAGCCGATCGCGGATCTGAGCAGTAATATCTTCAACAGAAAAATTGGCAGTAACGCAGCTGCCTGTCATAGCGGGCTTGATACTCGGATCAGTCGTAGACAGAATGCAGCAACCGTCAAATTTAAAAGACCCCACAGGAACGTTGCCGTTCTTATCTGCGGGGCCACAAGCCATATCGGTCAGCTCAACACTGTGATTCTTCGTACCATCGCGGGTAAAAATATCTACAGGATCGCTAAATTTTGTCCAAATCAAACCATCAACACGCAAATACTCCCGTTCAATACCGGTGCCGTCATCCTTAACGATCCAGCGAGGATTACAAGATTCAGGGATAACACCATAAGCTTGACCAGCATAGACGTACTTCACGTCTTTGTCGGTGATCCGCAGTTCATGTTCATGTCCTTTAAAGTCCTTGTCTTCCTCGTCAAGTTCATCTACAACGTAGCCCAGGATCGGCGTATTACGGATTGTCGGTACTGCTTTGTTGATCGCGTCTTTTGTGAAACTTGTCTTATTGAGGTTTGCTCCAGTGTGCATTACATCAATGCTGACATCAATGAAGCGAAAATCAGAAGATTCGTATTCGCCCTTCTTAATAAAAGAAACCGGATATCGTTGATTCATTCTGTTTTCACCTCCTCGTCAGCAAAATAAAAGCCCTGGCGAATCGCAACCTGCAACTCAGCCAGAGCATTTTCAAACACAGAATCGTATACAAAAACATACTTGTTTGTTGGGTCTATTCGTAGCATCAGAGCGCCACGGTCGGTCAGGAACTTTGCCATCCCGGCGGAGTGTGCTCCGTGTACGATAACTTCATAAATCTCCTGACTCATCTTATGCCTCCTGTCTATCGGCGCTTACATTGCCAGCATCAGACAGGCCCTCGCCCTTACTTGCGTTTGTTGGGCGGCCACCTTCATCCCCGGCGGAGCCGGACTGAGTATTGGAGCTCTTAAGCGGTGTTTCACCAGCACTAAGTCCCAAGATTTCATTTTCAAGATAAGTCATGTTCTCATAATCGCTGCCCGCATAACCAGTAGTTGCAAGAGCTGCGGTTCGAGTCGGCATACCATAGGTGGCATCCTTGAGATATCTTTCATGCATCTCAGTCACGTTATAATGAGTGACTGGTAGGAAGTTTAGGCGGAACCTATAAGAACTGGAAACACTCTTCAGCTTGCGATTGATCCAGCGTTCCAACTGTCGCATCACTGCAAACACGATCTCCTGGTCATTCACAGTACACAGCTGCAGGGTAGTAGCAGAAGGATCTTCGCCACCGCCGAATAGATTCTTATTCACGCCAGCGCTTGTAAAGAATGCGGCCTCAGCATTTGCGACCTCTTTAGAGTCACTGTTCACGCCGCTCTTTTCAAAGTTCTAGCTGCTGATTTTCATGGGAGTAAGAATTGCGCCAATATTCGACGGCAGTACATTACTCATCATGTCATAGAACTCTTTTGCTGTATCATAGTCGATCAGGAAAGAGCCGTCAGCATCATTCACTGGGATCTCCATTGCCAGTGCCTTATAGTTATTGGTCTCACTCGCGTTTTTACTGATGGCACGGTAGTCTTCAATATCGGCAAGCGCACTAAACAAACTTACAAATGGTGGAATGGGAATATAATCGTGCTCGTTTACTTTAATGCAGATGGACTTGGAACTGTCCAGCTCCTGCCACTTGTAGTTCTGCGAGTCAGCCTTATATTGGTTATACATCGTCTCAAACTCCGGCGGATAGTTGGGCAGCTTGTCTTTGTTGGAATCAAAGTAAGAAAAATCAAAAGCAAAATTATAAACGCCGTCTTCAATGCTGCTTATTTTACAATAGTCTGCATCAAGATTTTGAAAAGCAAAACTATCATTCGTCTCCCACGCATAGCCATAGTAAACGTCATCGCGGAATGCAATTGTCAGTATCTTCGTAGCTTCGTGCGGGATATTCATCAGCTCAACTGCTGTTACAGCGGAATAATATGCTTTCTTAAATTTATTGGCGTTAATTGTCTTAGAGCGATCAAGTCCATACGGAGAGATCGTGTAAGAGTATGTAGACATATTCGCAAAATACTGAATCAGTCGGCGATAGTAATTTGAAATATTGAATAGATATTTACTCATATTTCGTAGCTGCTTCTCATAGTTGGCTGGGTTGCCAAGATAGGTTACGATCTGATTTTTCGTATATTTTGTATATGTTGGATTTGTGTCGGTACTCGATGCTAGATTACGGATACCGATATGTGACAGGTTCGCATAAACGCCATTGACAAGATCCTGATATGTTACATAAGAGGTCTTACCATCTTTGGCATTTGTTACGCGGACCTTTTTCTGCATTTTATCTTCAGCCATTACAGTCCTCCCTTCTTTAATACAGGCGCTCTAAAGTTAAACGTGAGCGAAGTTGGCTTTTTATTCTTCTTCTCCATGCTTCGTTCAACTTGCTGCGCAATGTAATAGTTGTAAGACAGGGAAGAGTAGCGGTCTTTACGGCAGCCGGATTTCTCCTTGACTTTGATAACGTTATTCACGGTTTCGTAGCCCAGATTTACAAGTTCGTTTACAGCAAGCCCGGTATTGATATATGGCATCTGTAGTGCGGCTCGTTCAGTAGGCGACATTTTATCATAGCCTTTATAGATTTTGCGCAACTGGTCTTCACATCCGTACTCACTCTGAAGCAGATGGATACGTCCTTGCTGGAAACCGCTGCGTAATCCAATGGCTACATCACTGTTAAACTGAGAGCTGCCCATAATTGCCTAGATGACCTTTTTGGCATTTTTGTCAGAACAGCGAGATGCGATTTCTTGATTGTTACAGCAGCTAATCGCAGGATACGTTTCGCCTGTTTCTGGGTCATACATATCGCGCATCAACAGGTCAACCAGAGGCAATCCAACACCTCTACAGTCAACCCCGATATAATCACAGTTGAAATAATCGAAATACCGTCGCAGTTTTAGTGCCTGATCTTGCGCACTCATACCCTCAATGTTCTCTGAATAGACAAAATTGCTAGTATAGCGCCCTGATTTATTTGGCAGCATACAATTCAAGAAGATACTGGTTGCATCGTTGTCGTTTTTGCGACTGCTCATCAATGCAATATCGGCGGTGAGAATTCGTACTTCGCCATTTTTCTTTTTCGGCACGTCCATAGCAGCTTGATTAAGTAAAAGATTCGGTGCGTAGAACGCCTTTTCAATGACGCGCGTTTTGTTGATGTCATCAAATTGGAATAACCCACCCTCAGTAGCACCAAGCCACTTACATTCATTCTCCATTGCAAATGTCAAATCAGAAAAACTGGATTCACTCATTTCGTCCTCTACAGCTTCTTTCAACAGCAAGCCGCTCTTGATTGACATTTGATACGGGAAAGATACGCAGAAATATTTTTTATTAAAATCGATCATATTTACGAAGTAGTCCTGACATTTTTCATAGCTCCAATGGTTTTGGAACCAAGCAGAACTTAGATAGAATTCTTTATTTCGCTCTGCAAGATGTGCATATTGTGGCTTATCCAAATATCCAGGATGACGAACAATATTCAGGAACTTCTTCAAGATTAAATCAATAACATCTTTAGAAAGTAATCTATATTCATCACAGATGAGAAGCGTAGCTCGACTGCCACGACTACTATCTGTGGCAGTGACTACTTTGATATAGCTGCCGTTCTTAAATATAATCTCTGCTTTTTGATTGTTGATATCGACCTTTTTGATTTCAGAGCGTAGAAGGGGACTATTGGGGTAGATCTCCTTCATTATCTTTTCATCCAAAATACTGATAGATTGGCTTCTTACTTTACAGGCGATACAAACCTTGGAACCAGGCCATAGAATACATGTAATCACACAGAAAACTGCGGTTAGAAATGACTTACCAAGGCCGCGAGCAGCAATGAAGCAGAAGCCGGTGCATCTCACCATCAAAAACAATAGTAGCTCTTGGAATGGCTTCAATGTAAGGTTTAAATAGTCTTTTGCAAACCGCTGAGGATTCGCTCTATAGAATGATGCCCTCAGGGCAACTGCGTTCATTATTTTTTCTGATTTTGTATTCGCTACTTCCTTATCTGTTAATTTCTCTTTACTCATGCGGAACCACCGCCTTCGCCAATACCGAAAATAGTTTCGCGGAGGCTGGTATCTGTGGCATCGTCATCATTTGTCTCTGGTTTATGAGCAGTATATCGTTCAAACTCTTCGTCAAATTCGTCTTGATATGGATTTTTCAAGTTGAACATCTTAAGCAACGTACCCAGCACCCACACTCTAAAATACTTACCGATACCATCAACGTCCTGCCACTCTGGCGACGGTTCTGGAATTGGCTCTTCCTCTTCCTATTTCTGAATCAGCGTGCCAAAAGTATTCGTTTCAGCCAATGCGTTATCGTTCGTCTGATTCGGTTTGATCTGAGCGGACCCCATCAGGTTCTGCAGGTTGTCGTTTGCTTCTTTTATTTTCTTTGTGTCGCCAGTGGCATCAGCCTTATCGCAATTAAGTTCTGCCTTTGCAATGCGTTTGAACAGAATTTCTTGTGCGGCCGTCTTACATTCATGTCTAGTGATAAGATTTTGATAGTGCTCATCAAGGAATAAATAATCTTTTTCATCCAGACCAGTACCCCAGAATTTTCTCATCTTCAGAGTGACCTTTGTCCCCTTTGTATCACCGGCAGCCAAAGCGTCTTTTTTCTTCTGGTCGATCACATCGTCATAAGTTTTATCTGCATACTGACGTATATTAAGCCGTCCCATATAGGTGTTAATTTTTAAAGCAGATGCCACAGAATGTTCTGAAGCGTCAAGCAATTTATCATTTACATAGGTATCGAACATCATAGCCAGACGGTCAATCGCTTCATCTTCATCGTTATACTTCTTAACATAAAACTCAAACATCTTCTCACGGCACTCATTGCACCACGGGAGGTATCCGTCGTTACCAATAAACCATTGACTCTTCGTTTTTGAGAAATTACCTTTGCGCACGTCATAGATTTTTCCGCAACACATACATTTGCCGCCACTCCAAGAAGGCGGAACCTTGATACGAGGCGGTTTCTTATCTGCGGCAACTCTGGCCATAGCCAATCACCACCGTTCCATCGTCCATCATATCATCGAAGCGATATTTGATCTGATCCTATAGTTTTAAAACTTCATTTAGTTTCCTCGTCTTGCGGAATTTTGTATATACAGAGCCGGTTACCGGGTGCTCTCCAATCTCTTCGTAAAAAATTCCCATAGCGCGAACAAATAGCGCTGTCCGTCTGGAATAGCAGTAGAAGTAATCGCCTCCTAAATCTTTGTGATATTTTTCTTCCATCTCTAATTTGGAACCCTCCTTTTTAATTTATTTTTGTGGGTACAGGTATGCGAGTCGAACGCATCCAAACACAGCTTATGAGGCTGGTCAGCACACCGGCGCTGTCACCTGCGACATATAAAAATGCCCCAGGCCGTAGCCCAGGGCATCAAAATCTCTATTAAATTACTATCTTTGCTGGCTTCTCCAGCTTGACATCGTACAGACATTCAAGGCCGCTGTCATCGATTACAGCCACTGCCTGTTGCGGCACATCATTCTTGCGCAGTCCAATTGCATAGGAATCGCTGCCACAAACGCAGCCGCTCTCAATAACCTTCGTACCATGCACCGTTGTCATGCCGTTTGTGTGGCGGTGACCAAGGAACACCATGTCGATTGGCTGTTTCACCATCAGTGTCAGGTGCTCAACGACGTTAGCAGGGGAGTCCTTATCTCCATGTGCGTACATCACAAGACTATTCCTAGCCTTAAAGCCACCAAAGGTCGGATCGAGCTTCTCTGTTTTAATATCAATGCCAGCCAGATTTTGCAGTCGTGCCTTCATATAGAACGGAATCAGTGCTTCAAGTTCGTCACCTGCTACCTGATCCTCTTTGCTTGGGAATACTCGTGAATGATTGCCACTCACAGAATACACGTCAATATGCTGGCATACCTCGTACAGTGTAGCAACAAAATTACTTACCAGCTCTGCAGCAGTCATAACCTGCTCAATGCTGTTTTCATTGTTCTGCACGCGGGTATTAACATGGATATGCCCATTGATCAGGTCGCCCAACAGCAGCACATGAATTTTTTCGGCTGTATGTCGCGCTACGATATTGAACACCTGTGCAGCATAACTCTCAAGCCGAGCCTTTAGAATATCCTTGTTGAACTTATTCCACGCCGAATCAATACCCGCGCCAGCGTGTAAATCAGACAAGCACACAATCACATCGTGACCGCTGTCTTCGTACTGCACAACATTCAGAAAATTGTCAGGGTTATACGGAGCAACATTCTTCAGAATCAATTCCTTAACGGATTCGGCACGAGCAACATCGCGATACACCTTGTTTGTTGCATTGCGTTCATCTTGTAATTTGATTTTTTCAATCTTCAATCGCTGCAGTTCGTTCTTGATCGTTTCTTCGTTGGCGTGATCAATAGCGTAGTCATAACCATCTTTCCACGACTTATAGGTCTTGCGGTATCTGCATTCGCCATAGTCTGAGCCGGTTGCTTCATTCAGCAGTTCTGCTGCCTGATTCTAAGTCAGCTTACGTTCGCTGCATGCCTCACCAATCCGCATCATATATTCATCAAAGGTCTCGCCGTCCGCTTTCTTAAATTCGTCCATGCGCCACCTCAGATCTCAAAATTGGTGTTGGTACGCTGGGTGCGGTTCAGTTCGCGTAGCGCCTCTTCTGCCTCGGGATTGCCAGGCAGCTGAGTCAACACAGACTTGATTTCCTCCGCATACCAGTGATGAACAGTACGGGTGATATGGACACCGGGAATAACCTTACGCAAATACTCTGCCTCACGCTTAGTAATTTCAACCATTATAATAAATCTCCTTTGTAATTTATAATCGAAAGGGAAATATACAACACCCTTTCATATATTAAGAACTTAAAGTTCATTTCGGTCGTTTGTTTCGATTTGCATTCTTTTTCGCCAGACGTGCTTGTTCTTTCTTTGCCGCACATCCTTTGCAATATCTGCTGGCATTTGGCTTTTCTGAGTGATACTGTTCGCCACACACGATGCAATAGCATTCCTTCGGGTCAAACAACTCTCGCACTATGGCGCTTAGATTCAGCCGATTGTTTTCAAGCGTCACATTGAACGTGTACGCAATCGTGTCATTCTTATCAAGGGCAAAATTTGGGTACTGGTATAAGCATCCAATGTCGTCAGTGCCGGTTCTGTTCAGCAGGTGATAGTCGTCAGAGATCTCCTTCATGCCCCGCACTGTATTATAGCCGTCGTCCTAGTTCTTCCCAGCGCAATACATGATCTCCGTTTGCTCTTCAAAGCAGCTCCCAAAACGCTTCATCTTGAACTCGGTATCCAAGGCAAAGGTATTACTTCCGTACAGTCGGCAGAAGAATATCACCCCAAACAGAACACGTAATTGTGCGTAGTTAATATGATACTTTCTGCGCGCCTCTGTAATATAGTCCAGATCTTTCTGATAAAGCACAACTTGATGTATGTCAAGTATGGGCGCGTTATTTTTGCGGCCTCTGTTGAACATCTGGATCAAGTGGCTACGATCATAGCTGACAGACTCAGGATTTTTCATCCGCTCATAATAAATGGTAGCGCATTCAATAGGGGAGAGGGAGGTTCGCTTCAGCAGGTTTCGCAGCATCAGATTTGACTCGTGATAGTCCTGCCAATGATCGAGCAGCATATTCTCATTACAGTAGAAAGTTGTATATGCCATTTAACCTCCTTACTCGATTGGTATAATTTCGCCATCAATATAGCGGCAAAGTTGTCCATGTGCATTATAGTATGGAGACATATATCCACTATGTAGCCAATAATATATAACTCTTGTATTCTCATCATAGATAAGTTTCGTATTAGAAATACTATACAAAGAACTTCCATTATAAACAGCTTTATCGCCTACATTGTTTTTACGCGGAATAGATGCCCAAATTCCAATACCTAAACATAAACATATTACAGCTATCAAAGTAATTATTGTTATTTTAAAACACCGATAACTCATTCTGATTTATCCTTCCCATCAACTGCTTCGTGAACATAATTTGAAATACGCTCGAATTCGGTATAATCAAAATACATCTCGCCGCAGTCACCGCATACCATCGCCGTGATATCCGGCACATGGACCATCTGATTTTTATAGGTGAATTCGTGCTCCAGTCCAGTCTGCTTTGTCAACAAGCCGCCACAGGTAGGACACTTGGTTATTTTCTGCGGTTTCTTTGTTTTCTTCTTAAACCAACCCATATTATTTCACCCTCGCTTCATAAATTTTCGGTTCAGCCAGACTGTATCGCTGGCCAAGATATTCGTACTCACCGTTCGAGTCGTGAACTGGCAGCTGAACAGGAACCGGCTTGATATTTTCGACCACACCAGCGCCGGCCATGTGCCACAAGAACTTCTTGAATTTATTGGGATACTTTTCATAGCAAAGCACTACAAGAATATTCGCCAGCTCTCTCACATCAGGACACACCAGCTTGCACTTGTTACGGTAGACATTGTAGATCGCCTGCCAGTTCGTCTCATATGTTTTAGCCTCTTCTTTGGTAATACGCGACTCGATGTCCTTATGATATAATTGCCAATTGCGGCATTTCTTTTCGAACTCAAGCTGTTCCTTGCGGCATTTGTTGAAGTCCAAGAAAATGGCTTCGATCTCATCAAAAACTGCCTGGTCATAGGAGACCTCTGGATCGTACATGATATGCCAATCAAAGCTGCCTGCGGGTTCTTTGCGCCACCGTACACCGCGCTCCCAACGCTCCAGACTCATGCAAAGCAGGTTCATGTTGCTATGTGCCTTGCTGAGATTATGTAAACGTGCATAGTAAGGACCGTTATATTTGAAAAAGTACGGCATTCCACTTGCTTTCGCCCACTTACTAATCTGCCGAGGAATAGGGTAGAGCACACCGGTTTTTGCAAAATCCACAGCTTTCCCGTTTGCCACAGAAAGCAAGTCAACATAGCTTTCGTAAAGTTGCTTTGTTTCCTCTGTTCGCGCAACACGATTGTGGTATACAGAAGCCATATTGCTAATCTCACCAATCATACTTTTAAGGCCACGAAGAGTACAAGCAAGTTTGTTTTCAAGATTATCAACTTGAGCAAGACTTGTTACTTTATCTTCGATATCGATAGTGACATATCCATCGTCTGGAATAGTATTGATAATAATTGGCTCGTTTGATAATAGAGTTAGGTCCCCATCGTAGTCGGCCCCCGACAAGCGTTGTGGAGTAATCGAAAACACATTGATCATACAGCAGTTGACAAGGTGGCTACAATATTTTTGCGTTAGTTCATTATCAATGCCTTTTAGCTTAACGTGTTCTTGATGGCATATATGAGGGTTACGACCTAATGCTCGTTCTCCCAAAATAACACCTTGCCGATCGAAGCTATAAAATTCATTTGCTTTCAAACAACCTTTTATTGGAAGTCCCGCGATAGCCTCCATCAATGCAATTTGGTCTGGAAGTAAAAACTTGAATGTTGCGTCAAAGAACAATTTCCCGCATTTGAATCCATTGCGATATTTATCAAGCAGACTATGGAAATAATCTTTTACACTTGGTTCATGCGTCATCTCAGGATTCCGCATAATGGCTGCAATATAATGATTTAATGGTTCTGTATTGTCAGCTAAAGCCCCTAAAAAGCAATATGTATAAATAGGATCACCATTGACGATTTTCTCGTACCAGTCAACAGATCTATCAGCCAGATGCTTGAATTCATCAAATGGAACATCCTGTAAGTCCTGGATAAGCTGATAGTTCCCTAAACTGACCAGATTTTCTTTATCTGCTTGATAATTCCATTTTGCAATTCCGAGGGCGTGGTCGTATTTCAATGCAAGTTCTTTATAACGGTTCCAATCATTGACAGTACCGTCTTTTTTGAAATACTTATACCCTTTATACATACTTTCGCATGCAATAAACATGGGTTCAGCATCACGGGTTACAGAATGCTTGATGCCCCAAATGTCTGTAATTTCAGTGACCCCACGCTCCTCATAAAATGAGACGTAATCCATTTCATTAAAGACACCCTTAAAGTATGGCATACGAAACACCATACTATTGATCTGCTCACTTGTTCCAATTCGCCGCTCAACTTCACGCATTAGGGCAGGATGTGCGATACCGCATCCATCGAACATATTGATTTCAATATCAGCTTCTTTTTTTGCAATTGCTTTTTGCTTCCATGTTCGTTTTGCACCTGTTTTTTGGTCAACAAATTCGACCTCTTCATCACGAACATATTTTATTTTTTGATTCGGAATAGTTGCGAATGTGTCTGGCACTACAACAATCTTTGGAAACCACTCCCTCAATGCAATACAATGACAGCTGGAAAGCACAAGACCACGATAGGCATAATATTTACTAAGTACAGTGGGCGCATCTTTGAAGCTTAAATCCATACTGATTCGCTTGTTTACTTCTGGCCAAATATGAGATTCAACCATTGAGAAGATAAATTGACGGATCATAGAGGCACTACGATCACCAAATGAAAAGTGATACTTGCCAATTTTCGCTCCATGTTCAATTAAATGACGGACAACCTTTGGTTTGCTTTGTGCGCCAGTTGCATCAATAAAAACAATAAACGGATTATAGTCATCGTAATTATTTGATACAATTCTAATTTGACGCAAGAGCATTGTATCAGATTGCAACACCTGATATTGAGGATCGTTTGCGACCTCTGCTGGAACCTTATAATTCTATTTAATAAATAAGCTTAGCGGATATTTTCGCACTGTATAACTTTTAGGACTGATCACTTATTTCACTCCTTTTATGACCAAATGGAATTGTAAATATTTCTTCTGGTGTCCAACCTCTGTCATAACGGCTTTTGATTAAACTAGTTGATAACCCTGTTGATTTCGACCACTCTAAAATTGATTTCTTTTCACCATTGTACTCAATCATTCGGGTGTTTCTTTTGTTGTTGGCCTGCTCTAACATTGTTTTCCATTGGCAATTTTCTGGGCAATAGTTGCCGTTGTTATCAATGCGATCGATGGTATATTGTCCTCTTGGCGCGTTTTCATCATAACCTGTTTTATCAGCCCATTCTTTGAATTTCAGAAAATCTTTCCATTCATCACAAACTTTGATACCACGTCCGCCATAATCTTGATATGCCTTGTTTTCTGTTTTTGTACAACGTGACATCATCGCAAACCATACTTCATAAAGTCTCGATTTCCCAAATCCGTCCTGAGTTATGTGAGAACATCCACAGGATTTTGATCTACCACTAGTTAATAGCGCACCTATGACATCTATTTCGTTACCGCAATCACATTTACAGTGCCAATATACTTTTTGATTAAGATATTTCGAAGAACGCCCAAGCACAGTTAGTTTTCCAAAATGTTGACCAGTAAGATCCTTGGCCCACTTTTTGTGCTTTGAGCAGCCACAGCTTTTTGTATTTCCCGTTCTTAATGCATCGCCATCAACAATACATTCATTTCCGCATTCACAAACACACTTCTATCTGGAACGATGTCTTCCATTTGCCTGAATATAATCCTGCTCTTGATTCAAAACAGTTAATTTGCCAAATTTCTTTCCTGTTAAATCAATAAACCGCATTATTTATATCACTCCTCAATGAATCAAATTATTCCAGTGGTCATTAAAGTGGTCATCGCCGTCATCTTCGCTATCGCTGCCACCCATATCATCATCGCCATACATGATCTCATCGTAGGCCGCCAGACACTTGCTGATAAACACAACCAAAATGGGAGTAACCACCAGGGCAGTAAAGAGCACACGTCCTAGAATCTGATATGTAAGCACAAATACAACAAGCATTTCTGCGATAGTAAACATCCAATCAACAAAGTCAACGGAACTTAAAACACCAGCGATAAGTACCATCAGCGGAATAGAGTTAACGCGGATCTCCTGAATATCGTCTCGCTCTGTATCGTTCTCTCCGCCCGGCTTCTTAGGCTCTTTGTCCATACTATTGTGTACCTCCTTAGTCCTCGTCGTCGTCCAACATTGTGCGCCGCTTCCGCCGCTCTGATTGCCGCTGGCGTTCGCCGCTTTCCTGAGCCTTCTCAACTTCCTGCAAAAACTGATTCTCAATCATACGCTGTTTGCGGGCGTTACGCATATAGCTGCTCTTAGACACCTTATCTCGCTTGCGATCACTCATCGTCGCCGTCCTCCTCATCATAACCATAATCATCTGGGCAGTACATCTCATGGAACAAATATCGTGTCAAAGAAGGGGACATAGGCGTGCCGTCTTCCATCCACAACGTATCATAAAGTGATGCATTGCCGATCAGTTCCTGCTATTCTGCATATACCTGAATCGCGTCAAGGATATCCTCGTAAGTTACATCATAATCGCGCACAGCATCAGCTACGGCAAATCCAATATTATAAATATCCTGTTTTGAAAAGTCGTTTTCTTTCATATGGTTCCTCCTTATATCAGCGGCTCACAAATACATGGTCCTGTCAGTAGATCTATTTTATGTTCAAGTTCTGCGATCCGAGTTTGTAATTGATCAATCGCAGTTTGATACGAGGTTGTTGTTGCTCTTATAGTATCTATACGTTCTACTGCAAAATGTGACAGAGTATTTGCTTCATCGACTTTGATAATCGCATTGTTTACTGTATCGTGCATAGAAAATAAATGATTATCTATTTCTTCAACTCTTACAGTTAGCTCTTGTTCATCCAATATTTTCATCTCCTTTACAATAGACTTTCACAATAATATTCACTATGTGTATTGATATCTCCATTTATCAGTTTAAGATATCGTCTGTACATCTGTTCAGCATAAGGCCCAGCAATTTCGAATTCAAATCCGTTATTTAATAAGAAAAGTCTTACTTTCCTTTTAACTACAAACGTTTCATCTGGTTCTCCATAGCGGCAAACCGTCATATCGTCTTCGTCTATTTGAAATCTAAAATTATCAAATTCTATTTTACAATCATTTTCAATTTCGATATGTAATTGTAGGGCTGCTTGTTGTTGTACTTCTTCACTGATATATTTTTTCATAATAGACTCTCACAGTAACACTCATTGTGAATAGATGCACTGTATTCTTCTTTTAGAAATTTTTTCGATACATAGTCTTTGATAAACTTTTGTAAAGTTTCATCAGTAACTATGGTGTCATAATCAACCCATTTGTCGAATTGAATAGTGTGATGTGAATCGCCATAATTTACAGTGTTGATAGTCGATCCATTTTCAAATTGAATTCGCACAGGTTGCTTCCAATCCGATGGATACATGTATATCTTATCATCAGGTATCAATAATTGATTGTTCATATCGTGCCTCATAATAGCGATTCACAAACGCATTCGTTTTCTGCCTCGACAACATTAGGAATTGCAATCGTCCACAGCGTGTCGTGTCCCATTCCATAGTATTTTACTTCCGCTTGAACTTCACGCTGGTTACCATTTGCGTCAATGTAAGATACAATTTCGTTTGTTGTTCGCAGTGGTTTATCGCTTGGCAGAGTCCATGTGAATCCATCTTTCGTACAGTCAAAAGTAAATTTGCCATTATTTGTATCGTCTGGATCTCTATATATCCATCGCAGCATGCGATCATCATGCAGCGTATCAAATTTATTCATTGTTGGCACCTCTGTTATACCAAGCTGTCACACACACATTCATCCCGCTGCACTTCTTGAGGCGCAGTTGGCGGTGTAAACGCAACCTCGATTGGATCATATGTCATCAGAGAACAGGCATCGATTTGTACATTCGGAAAACACATGAGTTTAAAACATCGGTCGATATCATCAACAACAAGTGGCTTATCCTCTAAGTGCAATCCACGATAATTATCGGGAGGACAAGTAGTTGTTATCACGTGAATGCTGTATTCTCCGCGAGCTCTGCTTTGTAAATCTACTATAAGGCATTGATGATCAACCCTATACCCATAATATTGAATATCAAGATTCCTGGCGATTTCCTTGATATAGTCCTGTGCACATAATATAGCCGTCCCGCCCATCGGCACCAAGATATTGCAATTGTTCTTGACAGCGTATTCACATATCGCATATGTACGTCCACTGTTTCGTGGCGCTAATATTCTTTCCATATTTCACCCTCCTTACAATAGCGGTCTGCACACACATTCACACTGTTGATCGGCCAGAGCATCATGGATTACATCGTCCAGACATTCGGGTGTGATGGAGAACTGCTGAAACAAGTCAAACTGATTGTTATTCATCAAATAGTTCATGGTGATCCGCCGCATTTTATTCTCTGAAATATACTTCGCATCCTCTTCACCATACAGCCGCGCAATCTCCTTGAAAAATTCAAAAGTATCGGTCAGCGCCAACCTATCGTCAAAATAGAATGTCGTATATTGTGCGCCGAATTTATCTTTATTGAATATATTCCAAAAATCTTCGGGTGATTTACAGATTGCTGTCTCCTTGCGATGCTTTTGCACAGTATCCATGCGCTCATACCAGTCGCATACCGTGTCATAGATCGATGGCCTTACGAATAAAACTCTCATCCAATCTTCTCCTTCATACACAATCCGTGTTTTGTTTCTAGTGTTCATACCATATGTCAGTATGTTTGGTTGCCGTTTATACTGCCGAAGCCCTGCACCGGCTGAATTCATTAAATCTCTATATTTGTTAAGCAAATCATTCATTCTGCCTATCATAGCAAGCCCTCGCATATACATTCGTTTTCTGATTCTGGATAGTAGGGGATTGGACAACCGTATTGAGCTGCACGTCGATCTTCAGAGCAATTCCCTGGATGAAGTATATGTCGTGGATGAAAACGTAGGTCACGACCTAGCTCCCAGCGGAATCCTTGATAATCGAACCAGATAGTATCTTGATTTTTGCTTAGAGCATCATAGAGATTGTTCATCACTTTATCGATTGTCATATACTGTACCCTTTGTTACTCATACGACCTTCGGTATCATCAGGTTTGCGCCGCGCTCTTTTGCGAACTTGTCGATGGAATACTGCTGACCCTTCTGTCATGTTTGTTCTCCTATGTATTTCTTGAATAACTCTACTATCTGTTCGAATTCCGCTTCTTTGTAACGGTCATATAAAGCTTTCGCTAAACCGTCAATCGCTTCATAGTTCCAGTCGCCAGTAAGAGAGATGTAATCCATTAGTCGTAAGCCGTCTATTCTTACTTTTATCATTCTGCTGCACCCCTTAGTCTAACAGGTCAGCCAGTTGTGCTGTCTCGCTGCGTTCTGTCTTGTTCAGGTAGACATATCCAAAGTGCGGGTTGCCAGCCAGACACTGAATTGCCTTACGCATACCGCTGTTATTTTCAAACACGGCCTCGTCAGTCTGCTTCAGGTCACCATCAAGCCACAGCATAGATCCCTCGCCAACACGGCCGAGTAGCAGCTGTACATGCTCTTTGGTCAGATTCTCAGCCTCTGAAACCATAATAATTGCATTCTTGTAGTCGCGGCCACGAATAAATCCAAGGTGAGCTACTTCTACCTGCCCATTATTGATCCAGTATTCCAAACCAGCCTCGCCGCCCAAGTGATCAGCCAGAGGGCCAGCAAAAGAAGCAGCGCCGAGCTTCTCTAGTAGAGTGCCAGGCAGTGCGCCCAGCTCCTTGGTATTCTTGACTTCGATATTATTGCGAATCCAGATCAGCTTCTCAACTTTGTGCTTCTCGATCATATCAATAGCAGAGGACACCATAAGCATTGTCTTGCCGCTGCCGAATGTTCCAGCCAGCATCTTAACGGTAATATCATCGTTCTGCAGCATATCAAATGCTAGCTTCTGTTGGTCATTGAGCGGTTTTACGTCGCCAGTGAAGCGATTGCTGATCTTTTTGTATTTGAGTGGTACATATTTCTTGCCATTCCATCGCAGCCAGCCTACTGCATTGCCTGCCGGCATATCATCGTCTACTGTATCTGGATCACGAACAATCAGATAGCCATTCACTGGAGTGTCAAACAGATTCTGATATGTATAGCCTTCATCGTGAGTCTGATACGCCATCGCCATGGCTTCCTCGCCGCCTGCATCAAGAGTGACTTCGGTCTAGCCAGTGTAGTTATTGTTGGTGCTTGCTGCTGCGTCGGGATAGGAGAACTCGATCGGCAGATAAAGAATGCCGCTGGCAATATTGGCGCAACTTAGGTCGCTGGTTACGAACTTGAAAGAATCAATGTTGGCCTGGATCTGTCGCTGTGCTTCCGGGAGTCCGGCTTCAATCGCGTCATTCAGGTTGCGCTTCATCTCGTCCAGATACCAGCGGGCGGTTGCCATGATCGTCGCGTCGTTGTTATCACTGATCGGTTTGCCATCGAGAATGTAGAACAGGGAAGACATGGGGACTGCCACTACCATAAAGGTGTTGTCGTCGTGATGCTCGGCCAGCAGGCGAGTTACAGTACGTGCCTTATAGCGGATCTCTTCGCTCTTCTTGCCGCTTGTCTTGATCTCTTCCAACTCGTGCAGCGTCATATCGGCAATCAGAAACGGCTCTGTTGCACCAGAGACTGTTGCACTGGCAGGTTCGAAAGCGGCAGCTCCCAAATCAAGAAGCGCGGAGGTGTCATAAAACTTCATTAACGGGTTATCCTCCTTTTATAATGATATTGTAAAGTGTGATTGACTACTGAAAATATAAGCTCGCAGCTGTGGAGAGAACTGCGGGCTTTTTCTTTATACCTTATTATACACCCATGGCGTGGCAAAAGCAATAGTTTTGTGCAAAATACCGGAATAAAATAATCTGTTGTAAAAATAAATAAAATATAGTAAAAATAGCAGAAAAATTATTAAAATTAAGTAAAAATGAGCAAAAATAATGCATTTTAAGCGTTTCTACGGCGCTTTTGAGACGCTGTTACACGGCGATCAAGGCACAACTGCGTGAAGATTGGGGTGAAAATCACGTTCGGCACTGAGCATTTTATAACGATAATACGTTGTTTACCGGAGACGAAATCGGGGGTTAAATATGGGTGTTTTACGGGTGCGCAGATAGGGGAGATGACTGGTGATTTTGGGGTGATCAACAGGTGATTTTGGGTGCTGGTGACTGCGAATTAGGAGCGAATGCGGATGGATGATCGTTGCGTATAGGAGGCGAGTGAGGGGCAGGCGAGGTGCGAAAACCGGGTGATTTGGTACGGGCTGGGGAGATGGAATAACTGGTACGCACGACCCAAACTCGACCCCTTTTCCAATTTTTAACATCCCCCCGGTATGGCCTGAAAAGTCTAGGATTCATGCGGGTTTTCGGTGAATGCTACCTTCCGTTATTAGGTAGTATTCGAGTGCTGGAAATCTGGAATTTTCTTTTATACCTTATCTATATATAGGGGAGATCCTTTCATGGATGTTTCGTGCAAAAAATTTAATATGCTATTATGTAGTCACTCCAAGGGGCTACGGAAACAAGGCCCCGGGGAGTAGTCGCACCTTGAAAATTGCAAAGTTTGGATTTTCCCATGCGGGCGGTTTATACCGTGCCGGGTTTTCCGGTCAAGTGGTTATCCCTTGCCATTCCAAAACATGGGTTTCCTATCTGAGCAATTAGTGCGCCCAAACCCCCGATGGCCAAACATTACTGGCATAATTCCCAAGAACGTGGGAGAAGTTGCGGGGATGGTGTACCTTGACAACAGAATACAGGCAGTTCCGAGAACAACACAATAGGAACTGTTACAACAAGGTCAGAGCTACTGTTGTAGAGCATGGAAAACGCCAAGGTCAGAGCTGGCGACAATTAACAAGCTCCAGAGAAATAAGTGTTTGATGGGTTTGGAACCCTAGAGGAGAAAGAAACCTTACTTGGTTACAATTGTAGCCATTTTACATAAAGCCGGGCGCTTGGTAGTACCGGGGAAGACGTAACTACCACCAACGGCAAAACGCCGTGTCCGATATACACCAACTGAGAAAACAAGAGGTAATAACTATGCTGAAAGTTTATGCTGACTACGATGCAATCGCCAAGGCTGGCAAGCTGAACGAGCTGACCATCCCCGAGCTGGTGAAGTTCCTGAACGAGCAGAAAACTGTTCTGACCGCTGAGCAGTCTCAGAACGTCACCACCACGCTCAACAAGGCTGTTGAGAACAACAACAAGGCCGCTTGCGACGACAAGTGCGCTGAGTTCTGCGCCATGGAACGTTCTGAAATGTGGCGTTCCTACGCTCCGAACCCCTACTACATGGGTATCAAGATTACCACTGACCCCAAGAGCGGTGCTCTGTCTACCCAAGATGCCAAGATGCTCATCAAGTTCAAGGCACTGGAGAAGTATTACCAGACCCTGAACGCTGTCGAGACCAACGACAAAGGGGAGCCTATGCCCAACAAGAGCGTAACTCTCTGCCGTGATGGTCACTATGAGAAACTGGTTATGCTGTTCAACGGTATGCTTTCTGAAGAGACCGCAAGCGAGCTTGGTGCTGACAAACTGACCCGTAGCGCCAAGGTGGAAGAAACCCTCAAAGATATGGGGCTGGATTGCTTTGTCGGTCCTGTCAACAAGGGCAAGCGCCTTGCTCAGCTCCAGGCTATCTGGAACGCCATGCTTCCTGAAGAGCTGGCAGCGGCCTGCACTGCGCTGTCCTGCGATATTAAGTATCTCAAGATTGCGGCCAATCGGGCAAAACAGGGCTCTGTCAAGGGTCTCGGTGATAAGGCCATGATTGACGAGATTGTTGTCACTATCTCCAAGGGTCTCTCTTTCGATGGCAAGGCACGTTCTTCCAAGTACGACTTTGCAAGCAAGAGCAAGTTCTTTGCCAAAGCCGAGCAGTAACACGCAATAGTCGGATACCCTTTCGGGGTCGCACCGTTCAAAGCGGCCCCTTTCCAGCTCCGCAATAGGGGCGTAGCGCCTTAGAGTGTGGCGCATTGTAGACACTCAGAAAAGAGGTTCACTATGGATTGTCCTTACATCATTCGTGAGAACATTGGCTTCGGCCGTGTTCGTGAGCATGGTTACTATCAGCTCGATGAGATGGCCTATGACCTGACCCACGACTTTGCAAACGCAGATGTCGAGGTCATCACTCGCACTCTGTACAACGTCACCATGGAGAGCGGCGAAGAGCTTTCCCAACTGGATGACGACACGGTATTCAAGATGTTGAGTGCCGGTCTGCCTGTCAAGTACATTGAGAACGCAAGGGATGGGTACATCATGTACTCTCGTCCTGAGAGCAAGCCAGCTGTCGAGGTTAAGAGAGTCGGCGGTATCACTCGTGCAAGCGCAAGTCGTGAACAGTACGATGATGCAATCATTATCCCCATGGCAAAAGAGTGGGCGGTTCTTGACCGTGCAGACATTGGCGACCATTACCGCGTTATGGAATTCAAAGACAACGCCATCAATATGTTTGAACAGAAGACAGAACGTAAATGGTGCAATCGTCCGTTCTATGATGAAGTCCGCCTGTATCACAATGGGATGCTTGTGCGGCTTTCTGTAAACGGACACGAGTTCATTTTTTAACATCGTCGTTTTCGTCCCGGGCATGACGTTAAACTACCTACCCCTACAATCGGAACGCCTTGACGTGGCGCAGGGGCTTTAAACTAAGAGTCCGAAAGAAAGAGAAAGGAGCTATCTTTGATGTACAAGGACAAAAACGGAATAGTCATTCAGTGTGTCAACCGCAAGGGTATGACGTACAACGGATGCAAAGTGCCGTACATGGGATTGTATGGCACTTTTGGCCACTATGAATTTGTCGCAGAGCCGCGTTTTAACCCTCAGACGAAAGAAATGCGACTCAAGCATCGTGATATGAAAACGAAAACCAGATGGGACGATATGCCCAGCAAGGAAATCGTTTCGCATATCATCGATGCAGCACGAGTCAAGTGTGTCAAACTTTACAAGTGGGAAACCAAAATGGTAAACCCAGACCGGGATGAAATGAAAAAAGATTCCGAGATTTGGCGCAAAGAAGCATCCAATCCTGACTGCATTCGTCGTAAAAAATTCAAAATGAAATACCGTCAATCGTCTATGAGTGGTCATGGGTATTCTGAACTTAGCTGTACTCTTTATGGTGAATCCATTGAGATGAACGGAAAGCAGAAAAAATTGAACCGCTCTATGCAGACATATATGGACGGCACCGGAATGAGTTCACGTTTCGATAATAGTGATCGTAGACCACTTGAACCGCAATTTCCAGTTAAATCTGGTAAACGCAAGTAATTATTTGTTGTTCCCATGATTCCATTGTCCATCTGGGCCAATTTTGGAATCAGAATTTAAGCCAAGATTTGAATTCAAACAAGCTATTTTGTCTGAATTTTTAAGTTCTTTCTTTGAAAACTTTGTTTTGATAAAGATACCCTCACGCTTGTTTAGGGCACGTCTTTTTCGGCACAAATGTTTATAACAAAGTCCATCCTGAAAAACAGGTTCATTACATTTTGGCTTAGAACAAGTTAATTTTGGCTTCAAAGTTATCGCCTCCTATTGGTATTATAAACGAAAACAATTTTATAATCAATTAGCGTACTCGTCACACCAAAAATGTGGCGTTTTCTTTTTACCTCTTTTCTCTGCTCCGCAAGGAGCGATACTGGGCGATTTACGGTACCAGGGCAGACGTAACCGTAACCACAACAAAACAAAAAATTGAAAGGAGCGCAAGCATTATGAAACTGTTCAATAAGCCCATGTTTCGTTTTGACGTTTTCGTAGAGAACATCAATACCGGAATGACTGACCGCTACACTGTTATGGCAACTGATGTTAAGCAGGCCAAAAAGGAAATCAAGCGCCGTCTTGATAATGAAACCGATGAAGGTTCAGCTGGCTGGCGACCGTATCAATTTGTCAAGTACAACCAGTAATCACGGCACAAGTAGTAGAAAGGAGAATCATCATGGATTACTTTAGCACTGAATTCGTTTTCGCTTGCGGCATCATCGTTGGTATCGCTTTGGCAATCGTAGCGCAGTCTATCTGGCATGATTTCCGCCGGGCAGCACGGCACTACTAAGCGCCGCTGTCACTAAGCGATGCAGCCACAGCAAGCGTCACTATTCGAATCTAAACCCAAAAAAGAAAGAGGTATATCGTTATGAAATCCATTATGAAATCGCTGAAGCAATCCGCCCGTTCCATGGCAGTGACAGTCGCCGCTGTCTTTCTGATGGCCGCAATCTTTGCCCTGCCGGTTCCCACTGCAAGCGCCGCCACTACAAGCATCGCTGATCACAAGCCTGGTCTGAATGGTCATTACATCCTGACTGGTATGGCCACTCGATATGATGTGATTACCGGTCTTGACTTGAACGACAACGAAAGCACCCTGTTGTACTGTACGATTGAGGACGAATGCGGCGAGACATGGATTTATGCTTACGAACTGGGCAGTGAAGTGCCGCCTGTGAATCAAAACCTGACCCTCATTATGAATTGCAATGATACTCCCGATGATATCGACGATGACATCATCGAAGACATTTTATGGTGCGACTGTGAGAGCGCCGCCGATGAAGATTAAAATGGCATTTGCTGCCAATTGATAAAACAAAAAGAGAGGTAAACAAAAATGCTGGATGTTTTGACTATTCTTGAATATGCTCGTAAAGGTGCACTTGCTGACTATGAAAAAGCATGTGTAATGCACCGTCTACTCAATATTAAAGAGACTCAGGCGATGGTTGATAACGCATGGGGAACGGCAAAAGAGCTCACTCGTTTGATGAATCTTAAAGCAGAACAAGTTAAGCAGACGGGACGTGATACTAAGGAAGATGCTCGGAAGCGTGTAGTATCAGCTGACCGATTCGTGCAGCCTAATGAGCAGGCTCTCCACAAGCAGGTGATTGCTGAAGCACCTTACGTTCTCGTCATTAAATGGAATAATCCCATTATGGGCGAAATGGAATACCCCTTCAAGAGTTACGCCGAGGCCGAGAAGAACTTTGAGGTCGCCAAGCGTGAAGTTGGCAATCACCACGCAACCGAAGCCCATGTGTACGAACAGAGCGAAGGTCAGCGTATTCCTGTGATGGGCATTATGAGCGGCAAGCTGTAAGCCGACTGGGAAGGGGAGGACACTTTCTAATGATTTTGTCAGAGATCTATCAGATGCATGACAGATTGTGCGCCGTTGTGCTGGACCCGGAAAGCGAAACTCTTACGCCGATTCGTGTCGTAAATTTGGATACGAAAGAGCTGACCCCGCAGTTTTTCAGTGATGCGAGGGCTGGATTTCCTGATGCGAAACCATTCCGACCGTACAATCCCAACAGCCTGAACTGGCTCATCATTGAAAAATATGGTCTGCTGGTTGCATCTATCAATAATCGGGGTGGATTTATCGTGTTTGAAAGTCCTGATATGATTCCTCTGACAAAATCTCTATTCAGCAAGAAAGCGAGATTGAATTATGAGAGACGTTTTTCCTCCAGAGAAACACGCGATCGCCGTGTATCCGCTCAACAACTGGGGCGGGCTTGAGATCACAGCGATTGAAGAGGCGTGTGTTGAAGTCGCAATCAACAATGGTGAGCACCGCAAACAGGCCGGCCGCCACAAAATCTATCAGACGAACAAGGGCCATGCGTACTTCATTATGCATGGCTCTCGTTATTATCTGGACGAATTCACAAGAGTATAAGCGCAGCAGCGCAGCACAAAAACGCAGTCGAAAGGAGCAATATGAATTATGTTCGCAACATACCTTAGTGACACGGATTCCACCTGGATGCAAGAGCGCCGTCATAAGCGCCGCATCGAATTGGCCGACCCGTACTTCCTGCCCTATAGCAGACTCCGGCCGCGTGTTCAAATCGAATTGCAGCTTCGCATTCTGACTCTGCCATTCACAGTAAAGGAGGGTGATTTGATTGTCTGAGCATCCTATTGTCTGGGTGTTCGCCGCCATGTTGCTTCTGGTGGGCGCACTCCAGCAAATCGGAACCGGCCTGTATTATCTGGGGTGTTTCCGCCGCTACAATCAGGTGATCGACACCCTTGCACGCTGGTTTGATACCGTAGATCCGATCGAAATGACTGAAACGATTCGCAATTTTTTCCTCATCTCGATCGCCCTGACTCTGTTGGTCGCTGTGGTCGTCTAAGCGGCACGCAGTAATACATAAACGCACAAAAAATAAAAGAGGTAAAAAACTATGCTGTACTATCGTACCAAAATGGAAGCCAACAACAAGCCCATGTATATGGGAAAGAAGCGGGACCACGAAGAAAAGTGGTCGATCTATATCGCAGATGAACTGTTCACTGAGAAAGAGGTGTGCAGGTTGAATCTGAATATGGATTATCTGGAGCCGGTTGAAATTCCGCGTCTTCAGACTCACAAGCAGGGCTGTTTCCGTGTTGCGAATTTCGATGCCACCATCACCAAGGTGGGGCAGAAGCCCGAAGTCGAGCCGCTGTCCAAGGAAGCCACGCGGGAACTGGTGAAGAAAATGAAAGACCGAGAGCTTTATAAGGCACGTATCAATCAGATTCCCGATGCCCGTCCTGCAACTATTATGATTCGACTCAAGATGCCGACCCCGAAGCAGGCCGGCGGTGCAAAAGCAGGTGGCGCACAGTCGAGCGGCGCACAGGAGTAATCCGGCGACGCTACTTATAGCGGCGCACAATACATAACAGTGAATTTCAATCAAATTTATAATAAATGCTTTGCAGTGGCGCTCTGGTAAAAATCGGAGCAACAAACTGCGGAGCCCATGTCGGGCGACTGGTGGTACCGAGGCAGACGTAACCACATCCACTACATGCGTAGTAAAACAAATGGGAGGAAATTGTAACCATGATGGTGCATATTTTGGATAATTCCTATTCCAATCGAACCAAGGGCAAGCCGTGGGCGATTTTCAATCGTTACAATGGTGATGTTTATAGCAGTCGCAAGCGTGCAATGAAGATGCTGAGTGAGATGGCAAAATCGGTGAGCGCAGATCCGGAGTGTTATGACGTCGTATTTGATGCTGATGGCGGCAATCTTCATTATCGTTGGAAGAATTTAGACGGCGATGAGTTCGAACACTATATCCAGATCGAATCAAAAGAAGTGAAGTAATGGTATTAGAAGGAGGGCCCGTACTATGACTGACTATGCAGACGCTGGCTATCAGCTCCAGCATTACAAGATCACATTCTATGCCGATAACAATGGCAAAATCCCGCTCAAAGTGGTCCGCCGTGCATTCGCCAGCTATGATTGTGCCAAAATGTGGGAAGCTGATGTGATGCATCAAACACCTGAATATAACAGTGTCACGATCGAGATGGAATGAAAGGAGCTACGCAGTATGGTTATCAACATGACAGAACTTCCCATTATGAATTGGTCGCCGAATCAGCTCGAAGCAGCCCGCAAGCTCTGCACGGATGGTATCTTACAGGACTGGGAGCTTCCTACGATTACGCCCAGCGACGCATCAATCAAAGTGAAAGACGCAGCGTGGCAGACGGCTGAATGTATCGAGTCCATGCATCCCGATGCAGTCATCATTCAGGGTGAACCTGTTTTCGTGGCCACCTTCGTAAATAACTATTGTATCTCGCAGTGTTACTCTCCTTGCTACGCTGATGGCAAGTTCGTGCAGTTCAGGAGGTTCTGATTATGGCAAGCTGGAAACTCGGTAAGGACATGATTCCCAGCGATACGATTCTCGATCCTGTCACATTCGATGACTTGATCCTGGCTCTGAAATGTAACTGTGAGCGCATTACGCCGGATGCGGTCATTGTTCAGGCGACGGAGATCGTCAATCAGCGTTTGGAAGATTGGAAATATCTGATTGAAAACAACATGGAAGAAATCATTGCGCTGGCAACAGATGAACCGCTTGAAGACGCTGGCCACGATGATATCACACTCGAAGAATAATAAAGAGGCGGTGCATACATGAGAAACCTGTCCAAACAGAGCCGTAAGAAAATTTTTGATCTGATCAAGCGCGACTGCACATTTGTTGGCGCTTATGATTTAAAACATTCTGAGGAAACCGTTTTGACTTATCTCCCGAAACCCGGCACACAGATTCACAGAGATGTTGAGGAAGTTCGTGTCGTAAAAAATCGTAAGACTGGAAACTGGGTCGAATCCGTTGTTGATATTCGGTGGAAGCACGGTATGACCTTGGTAGAAGCCGAAATGATCGAACGAAAATATCAGTGCAAATCTAACAAGTAAGGAGGTAACGCAGCGATGACCTTCAATGAAGCAGTTGGTGTCCACGCATGTGACATCGATAATGAAACAGGGAAGCGGCTCACATTTCGCGAGCTCAACATTCGCTACATCAAACATCTCGGCGGATTAGACGTGGTTAAAAAGTACATCCCGTTCGAACTTGATTATCTGCTTCCAAGATATCGTGAAGACAAATACTTCAATAACACATGGCTTGCTACATGGGATGAGGCCGCAGAACGAATTAAGTTGCTGTGCTACTGGAATCATGTCACATGCACAAGTCAGGCCGAACGAGTTAGTGTGCTGAAAGAAGCGGCCGCGATTCTGTGTGAACGAGCGGCGCAATAAGAGGAGTGTTAATTTGTATACGATCAAAGTAACATATCGTGCAGCAATCGCAACAAGCACGCGGCTCGATTATAAGAAGGCTACTTACCAGTTCGAATCTGTGCCGAACGATGTGGTCGATACGCTGCGTGCTGCCATTGATACAGAGTATAAGAAGCAATCAAAAGAACAGCATGGTGTGATGATTCACCTTGAAACGGCGCTTGAGACCATGGAGCGATTCAGAAAGCGTATGTACGTGCCGAACTCCATCGAGAGCGTCGAGATCGTTGACGCAGAAGAAAATGGCGACTAATCAACGCCTGTTAGTTATTGAGCGAAACCCCAAACGGTTGTATAATAAAAAGGAGCGTAACAGTATGAAGTCAGTACAGATTACATACGATGCAAAAGTTAAGATTGGAACCAGCTATGAGCGCGGCGAAGCATGTACGCAGCTCGATTTCCTTGACGATAAGGTTGTGGAGAGCCTGATCGCTGATTTGAATGCGGCACCTGCTGAACAGAGTTCGCACTGGTTCGATCTGCTTCAGACGCTTACTTTTATGAACATGCTGCAAGGACGAATCTTCATTCCGACTTCAATCAAGATGATTCAGGTCGTTGCTGAGATTCCGAATTGTTGAAAACTCACTTGTTCAAAATGTTGAAAACTTAATCACTGATTCATTCTTTCGCTTGCAACAATAATTCATTCCTAATTCGAACTCAAACTCAATTACGCAATCGCTGGCAAACAAACCGATTCGAAGCCGAGACGAGCGATAAGCGAGATGCGGCGAGAATAAATTTGAAAGAGAAAAAGAAGAGGATTATAGGAGATAATAGATAGAGAGTGTGAGAGAAAGGAAGAAGAACCATCAAGGAGAAGGAAAGGAGGAAACTTTATGCGATTCCGAAAACTCATCACGGCGACTGTACTGGCTGCTGCTCTGATGCTGACTGGATGCGGCGGAAAATCTGAGCCGGACGAAAATCTTAACCGGGTCAAGTATGCCAAGATCTACAACCCTGATGGCACGCTGTTGACTGAAGGAGAGTATGAATCCTGCTACTACGGCAACCAGGTCGTTACGATTGAAATCAACGGTGTCAAGTATCAAACCGCCTATGTCAATGTCGTCACGATGTGGTGGTATGAGTGAGTGCGGTAGAAGAAAGGAGCGATAAATCGTGGAAGAAATCATAATGAAAGCCATTCCTGAGCATGGCGGCGTTTCGATGTCCCGGGCTGAGCAGGAGACCATTATCACCATTGGCGCTCTGGATAAGACGGCCGATGTGTGCACCAACGATCCTGTTTACTGGCGCAAGCTTGATGCCATGTGCGAGAAACATCCTGACGAGTACAAGCTCGCCAAGATCCACCGCACGAAAGACGGGCTGATCCTGTGTAAGTGGTATTCGGTGCCGCGTAAGCTGGTTCGGTTCGGAACGCCGACAGCGCCTCGCGAACTGACTGATGAACAGCGTGCAGAACTTCGTGAGCGAATGAAAAAGGTACAAGCGGCTCGACAGAATAAGGCCAGCATCGATTCTCAGCCGAATTCATAAAGAGTTTGACTGTATTCTAAACATACATCATGGTTCGGTAATGAAATTACTCTACTGAGATGTGTTAGGTATTTTTGCCTTGTAATTCTATTAGAGAAAACAGCAAGGTTTGAATCAGGAGGTGAATGAGATGAACGCAATGCCCTTCGACGATTCCGCATAGCGCAAGCAAAGTCGCCGCAAAACAGATTGAGATGAATAGCAAGTCGAAAGGTTTGCACGTTTAGGCCAAGCCAAACGGAACGAATTGTTAGAACGAGATACCCCACCCCGTGGCTGCCGCTTGAGGAGGCGAGCTCAGCAGCTGACCCTACAGGGAGGAACTCCCGGTTATACCCAGACAGAAATACAGCGATAATGCGTCATCCCGAAATCCTAAAAGTGCTCGCAGCTCATCTACTGGCTGCCGGCCGCAGCGATCGCAGGTGAGGCATAGGACTCCACAGATATTTAGATCTCAATTTGAAACAAAAGTACATAATCGAATAAGAAAGTGAGTTGAAAACTATGTTGAAAACCGGTCCTCCCATGTGAGGAATCCCGTATTTTACGAGCAGATTTGTGATGAATTGTTATCTGGTTTTACCATGATAGCACGTTCAGGCCAAGCCGAACGGAACGAATTGTCAGAGCGAGGGGACACCCCCGAGGAAGGCGGAAGACGCGTCGACTGCAGGCACCAGACGTCGCTGGCCACACCAAACGGTGTCATCAGGGGGCTGAAAGAGCCTTATAACACCTCAACCGACGCATCCAACAACCACATTTGGGCCACAACCCCTGGTTCATGAAAGATCACCATCTCCAGCTAGTAGCTTCAGACAGATTTAGATCACAAATCGCCTATATTATAATAATGAAGGTTGTGATAAGAACGACAAATACAAACAAAATGTAATGCTGTCATTTGTGAATATTTTCCAATTGACAACGATACGTTTTTGTGTAATACTTGTTTCAAGCGAAACACACTTTACAATACCAAACGAAAAGGATGAGGTAAAAAATGAATGCGAATGTAGTAATGCAAGTAGCCACCACCAAGCAGTTCGGTGACATGGAGATTCAGGTCTATGAGAATCCGGCTGTCGATCACACCAGAGCTCAGGATGATTTCTGGATGACCCGTGAGCAGATTGGCACGGCGTTGGGATATAAGAATCCTTCAATTTCGATTGGAACGATTCACAAGCGCAATGCGGCTCGTCTCGACCCGCTTTCAGGGTTAATCAATTTGATTACCCCTGGTGGAAAACAGCAAACCTACGTATATAATATGCGTGGTGTCATGGAGATCTGCCGTTACAGCACTCAACCCAAAGCGAATGCTTTCATTGATTTCTGCTGGGATGTGATCGCCGCTCTGATGCGGGGTGAAACCGTATCGCTGAATGCCAATCAGACTGAGCTCAAGCGACAGGAGCGATTCGACAAGATGACTCAGACGCTGGCGGAGATTCATTCTAAGATGGACGCTCTCGAAGCCGCACGCCAGCAGGACCGCAACGCTCTCGACAATGTGTTGTTTGTCTGCAAGCAGCTAGAACGAAAGCTTATCTCGATGGGTCAGCCGCAGAAGCAGCCTGAGCAGACCACCACAACTGCCACAGCCGCCGCAAAGGAAACCCACAGCACTACATACAAAGGACGCAGCGAATGGCGGACTGAGATCTACAAGCTCGGCAACTCCATCGCTCGCATGACTGGTCTGACGCTGAATGCGGTTCTGAAACAGGCTTATGATTATATCGGCCGCAACTATGGCTGGTATTTCAAAGACGAACGCAAGGCGTATGTTGAGCGAGTCGGTTACATGGGTGACATCAAGAACCTCAGCGGCTTGGACATTATCGAGGACAGCGAAACGTGGAAGTCGATCTTTATGTCGATCATGAAGGATCGGTATGATAACGAAAAGCATGACGCTGAGGTCCGAAAGGGGATTAAGTCGGCACTCACCAAGAAGCCGCCTATGATCCCTGCTGATATGATTCCTACTCGCCACAGGGTAGAACCCGCTCCTGAGGTCGTTGCTGAAGAACCCGCACCGGTCGTTGTGGCCGAGGCTCACGCAGTCGAGATTGAAACACCGGCGGCTGAAACACCGGCAGTCGAAGCTCCTGCGGTTGAAGAGCCGAAAAAGAAATATTATTACTACAAGCCGAGTATCACGCTTCCGATCGTTGAACCCATTGCAAAAAAGCTGGGCGATAAGACGCTTGGGTATTGGGTTACCTATGCAAAGATCTATGACGCGATCGGCACTGCAAAGATGGACCGAATGCGTAAAGCGTATGTACGTTCTCACAATAAGCCGCCCAAGTCTACTCCTGATATCTTCCAGAATTCTGATAAGAACATGAAAGTGTTTAAGGAGGCTGCAAAGATCGTGGCGGCAGCTATCTAAGCTATCTACTTCCTCCATTAGCCTTTGAGGCTGGCAGCCGGGAAAGACCGGCATATAACCGGGTGTGGCGAAGGTGGTATCGCGCTAGGTTTGGGACCTAGAGATTTTCGCCCGTTCGAGTCGGGTCACCCGGACCATAGCATAGGGCTTTATCCTTTCTCCCTGTGCAAAAAAGCGAAGTTTTTCTCTTTCACTTTTCCTTTTTCTTCGCTCGTGGCTGAAAATGCCGGGCAGGTACGATAACCCTGCCTTGATATGGAGCTGATGGTCGTACAACAGTTCGATTCTGTTGGGCTCCAGCTAGGTTCGATGCAGCGGCGTAGTGTAGTACAAAGCTGCTGGGGTGGCGCAATTCCACCGTGGGTGATCATACTCCCCCTCTGACACACCCATAACGCTCTGACCGAAAATAATATCCATGATGCAACGGGAGTAGCTACCCGCCACAGTGGATGTGCATGGCTCTATTATGAGTAGGCGAATTTGGCACTGCCTGCGAAAGTGGCATAGATGCTCGGTGCCCAGAGTATCGGAGAGTGAATTTGAAAAGGGCAGCCTTTGAGGATGGACACCAGAAATTGGGATGTTGAGCCCGGTTTCGGTTGTGGTAATTGGTATGACGAGATAAGTCGGACTGCGCACCCTCCGCACCATATCGATTTATTACATGGTTAAATCCTCCTCTCTTATGCCGGTATCGCTCAGCGGCTAGAGCACTGGGTTTATACCCTTTGGTCCAGATAAGACAGAGGCGCGGGTTCGAGTCCTGCTACCGGCACCACTTTTAGTAACATTTTGAAAGAAGGTATGAATCATGGCAAATCTGAATATCAAAGAAATCGTTGAATGGATGATCGAAGAAGCGAAAAATAAGGCTTCCGATAGCATCGCAGTCATTGATGAAGGAGAAATCGTTAAAGAGTTCGGAGTGAAGCCTGGATGGCTTCAGAGCCATGGTCCAGAAATTTATCACGAGTGCGATCAGCACTCAGAAGTTTTGGACTCTTTGATTTACACTGGAAACGATAGAGATTATTGGTCTATTCAGCTTACTATTAACAAGGAGTAAATCAAAATGGCTGATAAGTATCTTAGTATCATCACGAACTTCGGGTGCCACTACAGCTGCCCTGAGTGTATCGTCCGCAATAATAAGCTCAAGATGACGCCGACAGGGGAGTATTCTTCTTACGCTCCGCTGTGGCAAGTTCTTCATAACGAATGCAAAGACTGCAACTGGGTATCTGTGTCTGGTGGCGGCGATCCGCTTTTCCACTGGTGGGAGCATCAGGCATGGTGGCTTGGCTTTTTCGAGATGTGCCAACGCTCTAGGCGCAGGACCGAACTGCATACCAGTTACTTTGATGCAGAAAACAATCACGAGATTATGTTGTTTCCGTTTGGTAAGTTCGACCGTGTTGTATATCACCTGCATACGACAGATGAGATGGACAATGTTTGTCGTCGAGGCAACGAAATCGTTCGTGTGGTCTTTGTTGTGGACGACGATATGACTGAGGACGAAATCAATGGAATCGCTGATTATGTCGAAACGTCAAACGAGATCGACGAGCTTTCGTTCCGGCAGCGTGTGGATGAAAACTATGAATCAACTTATCATCTGCACGATTTCCTGAAGGCTGGGCATCAGAAACGCTGGTGGTACATTGAACAGTGCGATTACAACACCTACTATCATAACGGTAAGCTGTACACCAAGTATACCGATATCTTTGATAAGGAGTGATTCAGATGTACATCGTCGCAAGCGATTATACCAACGAGAAAGCTGATGTCTACAAGTCAGTAAGTATTGATAAAGCATTCAAATCAAGAGACGATGCGATTGCTTTTGCCGCTGTTAGTTTTCAGTGCTTTCTCAATGGGATGCCTGAAGATGAGGCCGCTCGGTACGAAGATGCAGTGAAAGTTGACACTGAATCCTACGCTGATTTTTGCGGATGCGAGTTGAACCCATATCCTGAGTATATTATCGGAGCAGCGGTCGGCGATGGTGAAGATAATCACATGTACTACATGGTGTTTGAAGTAGAGGAGTGACCTGCGAAAGCAGTGGCGGCTCGGAAAGACGAGCATATATGGCCCCATGGCGAAATTGGCACACGCGGCAAGTTCAAACCTTGCTTATTGTTCCCGGTTCAAATCCGGGTGGGGCTACCACTGGCTCGATCGAGTCAGGAGCTTATTGGGTGAAACGGTTTGGCAAATCGGAAAGACGGTTGGCTGCTGGACAGACAGCTTTGATATGCTACCGTGGTGGAAAGCATACACGTTCGCCTTAAGAGCGAATGCCAGTGATGGATTGCGGGCTCACATCCCGCCGGTAGCACCACCCCGAAAGGGGTAACATAATAACTCTTGTCAATTATTCTCGGCTCGCTCGAAAGGGTGCAATTGGCCTTGTAAGCCGAGTATCTTATGCGATTGTAGCTCAGTTGGTAGAGCAGCAGGCTGAATGCGCGTCGGTGGTTCAAGTCCATCCAATCGCACCAGGGTTCCTGTCTTTTTTGAATGTTATTCAGCAGGGACCTTTTACCTCATTCTTGTTATTCCCGGCTCTTTTGATACGATGCTTCGGTCTATATCGTATCGAAAGCAACAAGGCTTTGTAAGCCGGGTTTATATGCAGCGGTCGTATAACGGTGAATGTGCCAGCCTTCCAAGCTGGAGATGTGGGTTCGACTCCCATTCGCTGCTCCATGCCGCAAGGCAAGACAGCTTTGCCCATTAGGTCTCTAACAAAATGGGGAGTTCAGGTGCCACGAAACTGTCGAAGGTGATAGTTTACGAACGATAGTGGGGAATACGAAACAGTGGTTAAACAGCAAAATGATCCGGCCTGAACATTTTATATGCCGTAAGAGGTAATGCAATAATCACGATGATTCTTTTACAGCGAATTCTTAGTCATGACAAGGATAGGGTGAAGGATGAATGGTGTGAGCACAGTAGCTGTTCGACTCAGCTTTGCGGCACCAATAGGTACATGGTGGTAAAAGTACGATCAATAAAATAGCCACGACTTCCTTGTTGCGCCCTAATGTTTCGGATATTGTGGTCCGAAATGGAAGTTGTCCTGCCTGGAGAATCGGGAGTACAGGTGTACCTAATTTATATGCGGCTATGGTGGAATAGGCAGACACGCTGGTTTTAGGTACCAGTTCCCAGTGAGTGAGGGTTCAAGTCCCTCTAGCCGCACCATGTTCGAATATCAACACACAAAAAAAGGAACGCAAAATGATTTATCTTTATAAAAGTGATTTGACAAGAGCAAAAGAAATGAACCAAAAATGCCGGGAGGCTGGTGTGATTGCTCTGGATTGTGAGGGCAATGATTCCGACATGTATGGATGGCCTGATACTTTTTATCTGTATTTCCCCACAGAGGAATCTATCAAGCTATTCAACGATCTTTCTAATTACCTTCACATTGAGCGGACTGGCTTGTATATTATCCATAACGATAGCGGCGTGTTTTGTATTCCGGTTGACTATTATGCAGCCCAGTTTAAGGCTTTTACGCAAAACAATAATCGAGAAAAAACGAAACAGCTTATGAGGGTTGAGAATTTCAAAGAAGAGGAGGGAACAGCCGTATGAACTCCATTATCAATCCTTGGGTGTTCTACTGGATTGGCATCGTAGATAGTGTCAGAACACTACTAACCGTCATTCTAACCGTGCTTATGATCGGAGGAGCGATTATGTTCATGTGTACTATGAGCGATGCAGACGATCGTGGCTTTAAAGACAAAGATGTAGCCGAGGAAGTAAAACTCTGCATCAAGGTTGCAATTGCAACTTTTGTTGTCGCGGTTCTGGTTTGTGTGGTTCCTTCTGAAGATACCTGCTATAAGATGCTCGCCGCTGATATGTTTACACAGGACAATATCAACAACGCCACTGAGTATGTCACTGACGTGATTGATTATGCGGTCGACAAGGTCAAAGAAATGGATAGAAAGGACTGAGCGACATGGACGAGAGAAAATTCTGTATCGGTGATCGCGTAAGGCTTGAGTCTCCGTGGGGTCCTGATGATCCCAATGAGGGTAAAGAGGGAATCGTTGTTGGGTATACAGAAGATACCGATTGTCTTCAAGTGCAGCTCTGCGATGGGTACACATGGAGCAAGCCAGAATTTCGCCTGATCGAGCACCTGCATGATGGTTGGTGGGCACCTGTAGAGTCAACCAGCGAATGCCGCTGCGAGTCTCTGCTTTAATTTTTTCGCCATCCAAACACACTTTACACTGTCAAATGAAAGGAGAAAACGGATGCATATCAAGTATGTGGACGGCCATTATGAAATCGTGTCGGCGGATAATGGCCAGTTCATTCAGTCGGCCGACACATGGGACGAGGCTCTTGACGATATGAAAGAGCTGCTAACAACAACGGTATAACGAGCAAACCGGCTCGTTTACATAACATTTTTTTATTATAAAGGAGATCAATATTATGAAGGCAACTGTTAAGTACAACAACGTTTTCGTCACTTCCGCTTACGACATCGAGACCCTGAAGAAGGTCAAGAAGTTCCGTCCCGATGCTCTGGTTCTGTACAAGGGCGAGGGTAAGGAGAAGGAGCCTGTCTGCGCTATCGGTGTCAGCGGTTCTGCTTCTGCCAATGAGATGGGTGTGACCTTCGCAAAGAATTCCGTCACCACTCCCAAGGTCGCTACCATGAGCATCGAGCTGCCCAACGGCAAGACCACCGTCGAGGAGATCAACGAGTTCGTTCGTGAGAAGCTGGGTCTGGCCATCGTGAACTGCACCAAGATCGAGGAGCAGATCGCCGAGGCTATGGGCTCTATCGCTGCTGATGAGGCCGCTATGAACGCTGCTATCACCATCGAGAATGACGCTGAGCCCGAGGCCGCCGCTGAGTAAGAGCGCCGCCGCTGAGTAAGAGCGCCACTGTGGTTCCACGCCGGATGTTCCAGCGCAATACGTCCGGCATTCGTTTTAGATGATTCGTCAATCCGACGTTTCAATAATAAATTTTTTAAATTAAAAAGGAGTACATATTATGCTGAAGATCACTGTGGGTACCAACACCAACCGTAAGACTGTCATGGCTACTGAGGACACTACCCTGCGTCAGTGCCTGGAGGAGAACGATATCAACTACTCTGCTGGTCAGACCTCTCTGGATGGCTGTGTTCTGCAGCCTGGCGACATGGACAAGACCTTTGCCGATATGCACGTTACCGAGAAGGCTTATCTGGTCTGTGTTCAGAAGATGGACAACGCCCGTTAAGGAATTAACGGAGTCTGATCCTGAATCTGTTCGAGCGAATCTCGAATAAAGTCCGAATATAAATCTGTTCTGGTTACAACAGATAAGTAGCATTGCAGCCGCTGGCAGGCCGGTTAAAGTCTGCCTTATATGTGTCCAGTATCTGGGCTTTTTAAATGCAAGATATGAATTTAAGGAGGAAGTAACTATGGCATTCACTGGTTTGCTGACGAAGCTCGGCTCGAACGAATGCAACGAATTTTTCTCTGACATCAAGAGCAGGAACAAATTCGAAACCGAAGATAACACCGTCCTGACCGTTCTCCGGGCAGTGATGAACGAGGAGCGGCTGGCGACTTTTACCGCTGATCCCGAGAACAAAGGCATTATGCAGTCTCTGGTGGTCGAGAACGAGATCCGGCTCCCGGACGATGAGAAGTTGACAGCAGCCTATTACGCTGGTGAGCGTGGTCCGTTCACAAAGATCAAGCTCGGTCTGTATTTCCATTTCATCCCCAACAAGAAAGCAGCCGATTACATCAAGCAGGTGAAAATGTTCGACGAGGACTACAAGAAGGCGGGCTGGGTTCGTCTTGAGGATGTCTCTCTGTATGTCGATCGCAGTGGTGACGCTCTGGTTTATCAGAACGAAACCAAGCAGGCGACCATGGTGTTCGCTCCTTCGCCCAAGAGAATCCAGGTCATGCAGATGATGATGAGCTGTCTGCCTCGTCTGCTTCCGTGGGCATTCAAGGATCACCCGGCAACCAGGGATGAACTCGATCTGCTGAAGATGCTGGCTGAGCAGAAGTATGACAAGTTCAATGCGGCAATCGACAAGATCTGTGCAGCTTATGATTTCTACGGCAAGAAAGTCGAAAGCATGCTCAAGGGATTCTGCAATCAGAACTTCACCCGCTCGATTCACGACCAGGAAGAACGTGTCCGCCGGGCAGAGAACAACGTCAATGATTATATGAACAGCGCCCGCAATGCCATGAAGCAGGTGGACGAAGAGCAGATGAAACTTCTGGTGCTCCGGAATCGTGCCTGTAACTCTGGAGAAGATGAGAAGGAGTTGGTCGATTTCTTCAAGGCGAACAAATCTCTTATCGCTCTGGATAAGTCCGGCAATCAGCTGTGGGTCGGCGTGAACTGCTATCTGAATGACTACAACGAAGATATCTTTAAGCAGTATGTCGAAAAGCAGGACAAGATGTCCAGCTACATCTACGAGGAGAGCCCGTATGATATGGATCTCACCAAGAAGCTGTTCCTGGCTATCTGGAAAGAGCACCGGTTCAATCTGCGTGTCTACTGCGAGTGGATCGTCTATGATGACTGCCGCGTCGAAGCCATCAGAAGCAGTAACATGAATCACCGGGAAGACCTGATGAAGGATCGTTTCCCTCAGCCTCATATCGACCGGTTTACCTGTTACGGCGGCTATCGCGGTATGCTTCAGGATCTGGCTCTTCGTCGTGATTACATCGGCGTTTTGTCTACTCTGGTGACTTCTTCTTCCTATATCAACTGGACGGATTCTACGGTCGTCGAATGGATGATGGAAAAGCTGTTCGGCGATTATAGTAATCGGAAGTGTCTGGAAGATAAGGATGGCAATCTCTACACCATCAAACAGGTGGTTGAGATTCTGGAAAACGAAAGCAGAGAAACGGCATAAGGAGGTTTGAAGTATGCAGCCGGTTAAGATGAATGACGAACTGATCCAAGGGATTTTGCAGGAGTTCTATGCACAGGCTTCTGCGTTGGGTAATCTGCAGGCGGATAAGTTCTCCTTTAACAAGAATTTTTCCAAGCCTGCCAAGGACGCAGTCGAGGTGAATTTCACTCTGGAAGCTTATCACGAGATGTGTGCCCTGATCGATCACTTCAGTACCGAGGTCGCCTGGCACGGTCTGGTGAATCGCATTGATAAGACTCACTTCCAAATCACCAAGATCCTGGTTTATCCGCAGCAGGTCACGGGCGCAACAGTGAATACTGATCAGGAAAAGTATACGACCTGGCTGTATGAGCTGGACGATGAATCCTTTAATACGCTGCGGTTCCAGGGTCACAGTCATGTGAACATGAGCACTTCTCCCAGCGGCGTGGATATGCAGAATCAGTGGGATCTCATTGATACCCTGAGCTCTGAGGACTACTACGTCTTTATGATCTGGAACAAGCGGCGTGAGTATAACGTCCGTGTTGTGGACATGGCGGACAATGTCATATACAGCGGCGACGATGTCAAGGTGACGATTGGAGAGGCCGATACGAAAGGGTTTCTCGAACAGGCGGAAGCGCTCGTCCAAAAGCCGGTTACAACCACATACAGCGGCTACAACAATGGCTACAGCGGCAACTACAATGGTGCAGCTTACTCCGGCAGCTACAGCGCGGGTACAACAGCTTGTCGGGGAGGCGCGTTCGTTGGTAACACAAACACCGCAGCCGCGTCCACGAAAACAAAAGCAGAAACGAAACCGGCAGCCACGACGAACCCGGCGCTGAAAACTGTCACGGGTGGAGCCGCCCCTAAGATCGATTCAGCCAAGAGCAAAGGAAGCGAATCCAATCTGATGAAGTATTATCAGGAGAATCCGAACGACCTGATGAACAATTGGAATTCGAGCTGCTATCCCTACTCTGACGCATTCCAGGACTAAGAAAGGAAACAACAATGGATCTGAGCAAAATCGAAATGGTGTTTAACCCTGCGTCTGTTAAGGGTCGCATTCATATCATCGGCTGTGGTTCGGTCGGCTCTACTGTGGCTGAACTGCTGGCACGATACGGTTTGACCAAGTTCACTCTGTGGGATATGGACTTTGTCGAACCCAAGAATATCGTCAACCAGATGTTCTTCCAGCAGGATATCGCACATCCCAAGGTGGAAGCTGTGGGGAACATTCTGTGCAATGTGAATCCTGATATCAAAGAGGATCTGGTTCTGATGCCCAATGGCTGGCAGGGCGAAACCGTCAAGGGCTATGTGTTCCTAGCCGTGGACAGCATCGAGATCCGCAAGCAGTTCCTGGAGAAGAACAAGTACAATCCTGAGCTGCTCGGTGTGTTCGATATTCGCACTGGCCTGTATGATGCACAGTGCTGGTCGGCCGATTGGAAGGATCGTAAGCAGATCGACAATCTGAAGAACTCCATGAACTTCACTCACGAGGAAGCAAAGGTAAGTACGCCGGTGTCTGCATGTGGCATCGTTCAGGGTGTTGCACCGACCGTTCGTTTCATCTGCTGTCTGGCGGTTACGAACTTTATCAATTTCGTGGGAGGCAACCAGCTGAAGAAGCAGATCGTTGCAACCCCGTTCATCCTGGGTGAAAAGAGCGTCATGGCGTTCTGATAAAATCGTAAATAAATAATCGTGATGAATAGTTGTTTTTATAAACAGCGCACTTAGGCCAAGCCAAGTGTATCGAATTGTTAAGAAGAGGGGGTCCTCCCCCTGAGGCATCAACATTGCGAAACGAAACAGATCCCACCGGCCGACGGTGCTCCAGCAGGGTTCGAAACGACCTTTTTGGATCGCCGGAAGGCGGTTATATAGCCAATTTCAGCATCCAATCATGATCGGGACCTCCTACAGCATGCACTTCAGCCTCAAGAAACCCATTTAGATCACGATGAAATCATAAAGGAGAAACAATGTACATTACATATCTGAATCCTCCTAAGACCCGGCAGATCACTTTTGATGAGATCCTTGCTGGTGTCCAGAATGTAGAAGCACTGCATTATGGCGGCAGCAACACATCTACAATGACCGTATGCCGCAACGATTTAACCGCCAAACTTCGCGCTATCACCAATGTTCCTGAGATGATCGAGAAGCTGACGGCCTACAACGTAAAGTATGCGGCGCTTGAATCCAGCGATATCCCGAGTCACTATTCTCACTTTGAGATCCCAAAGAAATCTGGCGGCTGGCGACCCATTGATGCGCCTGATGAAACTCTTTCTGATGCACTGATTGAGCTGCGGGAATTACTGAAGAGCTTTATGATCGCAGATTATCACACGAATGCTTTCGCATATATTTCCAATCGCAGCTTTATCGATGCAGTCCGTAAGCATCAGGCAGGTCACAATAAAACCGTCGTTGATGAGGCGACCGGCATGAAAAAGGTCGTAAATTATCAGAATCATTGGGCGGTCAAGTTCGACTTCCATGGTTTCTTTCCCAGTACGACACCGGATTTTCTGCTCGGCATGATGAGTGTGATCTATCCATTCGCTCTGATCATGCGGGATGCACGTGGTCGAGATGAACTGGCAAAGGCGGTCAACCTATGCTTCCTTCGCAACGGCCTGCCGCAGGGAACTCCCATCAGTCCGTGGCTTACCAATGTGATGATGATTCCGTTTGACCACTGTATCACTCGAAAGCTGTGCTATGGATATAAGGCAAAAGACGGCATCGATCGCGAGTTTACTTTCACACGATATGCAGATGATATCCTCATCAGCTGTTATCATCACTTTGACCCGATGGAAATTCAGCAAATTATCATTGATGCGCTGAACTTCTTCCATGCGCCGTTTACTCTGAACGAAACGAAAACGCATTACGGTAACCGGCACTCCAGCAAGAACTGGTGCCTCGGCCTGATGTGGAATAAGGACAATCAGATCACGGTTGGCTGGCGCAATCTTAAAATGTTCCGTTCGGCTATGACGAATTATATCTATGCAAAGCAGCACGGCAGAACCTGGGAGTTGGAAGATCTGCAAAAGTTCAATGGCAAGCTCAACTATTATCACATGGTCGAGCCTGAGGTGATCGACGAGCTGATCCGTCGTTACAATGCAAAATTCGGCACTGATATTATGGCGATGCTCAAAGAGGATCTTCGTCCCAAAGAGGGCGTTGTTGCATAAAAAATGGAGACATACACAAGGAGTGATGATCTATGATTGAAATTATGTGTCGGGATGGAAAGATTTCGTCAAAAGAGCTCGAAAAGGTCGCGGATATGATCTACTATTCCACGGGCATCGAAACAGAGGTGGTCTACGAAGAGGATCGGCGAGCCCTGGTGTTTTGGGGTCCTGAGGATGTCAAAGAGATCGTGGAAAGTTTGAATCTGAAATCAATCAACACAGACGATACCAATTTCTGCGATACCATTGTGGCCGCCGCAGAGCCGCGCATTCACCAGGCAATGTTGGAAGCCGGCAGAGATGTTCTGTTTGATGAAGTCTGTGAAACGGCTGCATCCATGGGCGAACAAATCGAATTCGATGAGCCCAATCAGTAATCAGTAAACAAAAAATCACTTTGCATATCGTTCCAAAAGAGCGAGCATCACGCCCAAGGCGGATGTTAAGAAGAATACCCTAGCAATCGGCCGCTGCACTCCGCCATAGGCCCCTGATCGTGCAGCTGGCCTTAGCCAATCCTTGTCAAGAAACACTCGTCCTTCGATCAGGGACGAAAGTCACGCGCCAGGTCGCGTGACAGAAGTCCCTGATCGTGCGTCCTCCCGTTTCCAGAGCATCGGATTTAGAAAGTGATTTTGATAAAAAAGAAAATGAGGTAGAAATATGGAATTGATGTATAAGCCAGGCGATAAAGTAATGATTCGCCCGGATCTGAACTGCCGTGAAATTTATCGTATGAGGTCAGGTCGCCACAATGGGGACTATACCTACAATGTGGTTGATCAAATGGTAGATCAGGCTGGAAAGGTTTTCACGATTCAGGGTCCTCGCCACGGAGGAGCTGGATATACTCTGGAAGAGTCTGATTATGGCTGGACCGACGAGATGTTTATTTCTATCAATGAGTGTTGCTGTGATAGCATTCTGTGAGGTGAACTATGAAATACAGATACGATGTCGGTGACGCAGTGGTCGTAAAGCGAGATCTCAGAAAGAATTGCAGCTACTTTATGATGTCCGGCCCCAATCCCAAAACATACAACACTGTTGTCGACGAAATGAAAGAGCTCGAAGGCAAGACCGTTCATATCGCAGGACATATTGATGGTCAATACTTCATTGAAGAAGACAATAAATCATATGCCTGGACGGATCAGATGTTCCTGACGCAGGACAAATACAGCGCTGCTTGTGTTTGCGAAAGTTTACTATGATTGGAATGATTTGAAAATGCAGAATCCCTGCCATTATTGTGTGGCTCCCAAGCGTTATCCCGGGTGTCACGATCACTGTCAGGAGCGCCAGCAGTACGTCGAAACTGAGCTGACACAGCAGCACCAATACAAAGAAAAGTGCCGCATGATCAACGATTTTAATAATGAGCTATACACTCATAACCTGCGTTATAGAGAAAAACATCAACATAGATATTGATTTACATAGAAAGGATGAAGATCGATGGCAGAACCGGCACGTAAGCGTAAGGATCGCGTAGTTCAGTTCCCGCAACAGCCTGGTTCCGAAGCTCACATCACCATGAGCGAAGCCGAGCTGAAGGAAATGATTTGGGACATCGTGGCTGCCGCTCGCAAGAAAAAGCACAAGACAAAGCCAACCAACAGCCTTTATACAAAGGATGGCCGCATCAAACCTTCGCCTGCTGATCCGATCCGTTCCAAAGAGGATTTCCAGAAATTGGCGAATTATCTCGCTTCCAACGGCGACCCCAAGTTTCGTCTACGCAACAAGGCGATTTTCGTGTTCGGGTGCAGTCTTGGTATTCGCTGTGGCGATCTTCTCAGTCTGAAAACGGCCGATGTTTACGAACAGGATGGCAGTGTGAAAGAGCATGTCGAACTGATCGAAGAAAAGACACGTAAGCGCAATGTGTGCAAGATCCCCAAGATGGCAGCCGACATTCTTGAGGATTATTTCGATGAACAGGATTTCGAGATCAGTCAATCTGATTATCTGTTTCGCAGTCGCAAGGGTGGTCCTCTGACAGTGCGCGGATTTTATCGGATCTTGAAAGAAGCAGGGAAAGCGTGTGAGCTGGATATTGATCTGTCCACTCATACCATGCGCAAAACTTATGCAATGGCTGCACTTCACAGCGCAGAACAAGCAGGCGAGGCAGGGGATGCGCTGGCTATGCTTCAGATGAAATTCAAGCACAGTGATGCCCGTGTCACGATGCATTATGTCAAGGCCGACCAGGATAAGATGGACGAAATGTCTGATCGTGTGTCGGACTGGTTTGATGATGGAGGAACAGAATGACTGATTACATGTATCACCCTGGCGACAGAGTCCGCGTTCGGCTTGATCTCTCGGAAGATGAAGATTATAAAATGCTGTCTGGCGAAAACAAAGGCCAACGTTGGATGATTTTTGACTGGATGAAAAAATACGCAGGACAAGAGATCGTCATTGAAAAGATCAGATCAGATTCTGGTGTTTACAAAGCACAAGGAATCGATGGCTGCATCTGGTCTGACGAGATGTTTGAGCCGCTTGTCGTGGACGAGTGCGTTTGCGATTCGCTGCTGTAATGGAATGGAGGAAGTAGAGCAATGTCAAGATATTATCAGTACAAAAACGGAGAGGAAGTGTTTGTTCGGCCTGATTTGGAGCGCGGTGTTCAGTATTATATGCGTTCCGGTTACCGAGCAAATGATGTCAGTGCCACCCTTACTTATTCTCAGGCGCAGCGGCTTGGCACTGTGGTTCATATTGCCGGCAAGCGCAATGGACGCTATTACATCGACGAAGATTATGGCTGCGATTGGTGGACGGATGAGATGTTTGCAGCACCCAACGAATGTATCTGCACGCCGCTGCTGTGAGGTGAATCATGGAAGGGAAATACCTATATGAAATTGGCGACCTCGTAAAAGTTCGCGACGATATCAATTCTATCAGGAAATATTATATGCGTTCCGGTCCCAGAGCTGGATGCGAACCCGGGACTGTATCTCATATCGAAAAATATAAAGGGTCAGTCCATGAAATCATTTCTTATGAGCGGGGTTTTTACAAAATCGACAATGACCCTGATCGTCTGTTCTGGTCTGACGAAATGTTTAAGCTAGTGTGTGTAAACGAATGCATTTGTGACTCTTTGTTGTGAGGTGAATGTGATGGTGATGGATAGTTTATTGTATCAGCCGGGTGATCTGGTAACGATCCGTTCGGATTTGGTTGGCAACCGCGATTACCCCGTTTTGTATGGCCCTTCAGCAGGCAATCGAACTCTTTACTGTAACAACGATATGGTTAAGTATAGTGGCAAAACCTATGAGATCGAGAATTACGCCGATGATGATGATTTCTATATGTTAAAGGGAATTCCATGGTCATGGACTGAGTCGATGTTTGAAAGCCCGACCGAATGCATTTGTAACAGTTTGCTATGAGGAGAGTGTATGAACGAAATTTGGTGTGTCATCGAATATGATTCTGAAGGATATTGTGAACCGCCTGAGTTTTTTAATAGTCGAGATGAAGCAGATTGTTACATAAATAAGAGCGCGATTGACGAATATACTCCGATTGAGAAATATCCGGATTCTACGATTGCAGTTAATTGCAACACAGATCTTTATGCTCGGGTTGGTACAGACAAAAGCTCTCGAATCTGGAAGGGATTTGACGTCACAGATGGTCTTTTGAGTATTTTTCTTGCGAATTATATAAAATTAAAGGAGAATAAAAATGTCTGATTTTAAAGAATTCCGTACTCTGCTCCAGCAGCACTTCAACGAGATGGTCAAGGATGGCACACCTCTGTTTATCACCAATGCCGATGAGGACAAGCTGTATAACCTCTATTTGGACAGTTTCCCGGCTGGCACGAATCCTACCTTCCGTAAGCGCCGTGAGTATGATTGCTCCTGCTGCCGTCGCTTCGTGAAGAACATCGGTAAGCTGGTTTCTTTTATGGATGGTCAGATGGTAACCGTCTGGGATTTCGATACCAAGTCCGATGTTTATCAGCCGGTTGTGGATGCGCTGGCTGCCTATGTGAAAACCTGCGCCGTTGTGAATCCGTATTACGTCAGCCGTAACATGATCTCTGATGGCAAGTTCGGCACAGAGATGAACTATGAGTATGACGCTGATCATAAGGCGGTTCGCACCTGGGATCATTTCGCTGTCGAGATTCCTCAGCGGTTTATTGTCAATTCCTATGATGTGTCCACCAAGATGGCCGAGTGGCGTGATTCTGCCAATGTGTTCAAACGCTCTCTGGAAGAGTTGACCATGGACGCCGTAGATACTGTGCTGGAGCTGATTGCTCAGAACAGCCTGTATCGCGGCAAGGAGTTCGAGGGTTTGGTTCGTGGCTTCAAGAGCGATAAGCAGGTGTATGATCGTCTGCCCGATGAAAAGAAGTCCGCTTATGTCTGGATGGCTCCCGGCGGTGCATCGATGAACCGGCTTCGTATTCGCAATACGGCAATCGGTACTCTGCTGGTAAACCTGAGCGAGGGCATGGACGTGGATGCTGCTGTGACCGCTTTTGAAAAGGTGGTTGCTCCTGCAAACTATAAGCGTCCTAAGGCGATTTTCACCAAGAAGATGCTGGAGGATGCACAGAAAACCGTCACTGAGCTGGGCTATATGAACAGCCTGGGTCGTCGGTTCGCCACTCTGGATGACATCACCGCCAACAACATCCTGTTCTGTAACCGTGATGCTGCTCCTCGGGTGATGGGTGCTGCGAATCCGTTTGAGGCAATGGCGAAATCTCTGGGTACTGATCCCAAGAAGTTCGGCCGCGCAGAAGAAATCGGCATCGAAAAGTTTGTCAAAGAAGTTCTGCCTACTGCGGCAGGTCTGGAATTGTTCATGGAGAATCGCTTCTCGAAGAACATGGTATCTCTGATTGCGCCGCAGGATAAGAGCGCGCAAAGCATGTTCAAGTGGCCCAATGGTTTCAGCTGGGCGTATACCGGCAATATGGCAGACAGTGATATCCGCGAAAACGTTAAGGCTGCTGGCGGTAAGGTGGATGGTGTGTTGCGTTTCTCGATTCAGTGGAACGATGTGCCGGGTGAATGGGATGAAAACGATGAAGATGCTCATTGCATTGAACCCGATAAGAATCACATCTATTTCGGCAACAAGTGGCACCCTCGTACTGATGGCCGCCTGGACGTTGATATCACTTGGCCTGATCAGGGCAAGGCTGCGGTCGAGAACATCACCTGGCCTGACATTAAGAAAATGAAGGAGGGCGAGTACAGCTTCTATGTGCATTGCTTCGCTAGTCGTGGCGGTAAAACAGGTTTCCGTGCTGAGATCGAGTTCGATGGAAACATCTACTCTTTCAACTACGATAAGCCGCTGCATGGTGGTCAGAATGTCGCCGTGGCAAAAGTCACGCTGAAGGATGGTAAGTTCTCTATCAAGGAACTGCTGCCCAGTTCTACCAGCACCCGCGAGATCTGGGGTGTGAATTCCAATCAGTTTGTACCTGTGTCTGTGGCGATGTATTCTCCGAACTACTGGGACGAACAGACCGGCAATGGCAACCGTCACTACTTCTTCATGCTCAAGGACTGCGTCAACCCGGAAAAGCCCAATGGTTTCTACAATGAATTCCTGAAGGCAGACCTGCTGCAGCATAAGCGTGTGTTTGAGGCACTGGGCTCTCAGATGGCAGTTCAGTCCGTCGATGACCAGCTGTCCGGTGTTGGCTTCTCTGAGACCCAGTACAACAGCTTCATCGTTAAGGTGCAGGGGGCAACCGAGCGAGTTCTGAAAGTGGTGATTTGATGGACTATCTTTATAAACCTGGAGACAAGGTCCGACTAATTGATCATTTTGTTAAAGAACGCGAATATCGTATGGTGTCTGGACCGGGTTATGGGTGTACTACAACCGTAAAATGGACTTATGAAGAACGTTCAAGACTCGCTGGCTCTATTGTTACGATTGCCGAATATTATAAAAGCGGACGTTATCGGATCAAAGAAACTGGTGGCCGTATGTGTTGGACTGATGAGATGTTTGTCGGCTTAGCTGACGAAAGTGAGTGCTACTGCGAATCTCTACTGTGAGGTGCTAAATGGACTATCTTTATAAGCCGGGCGATCGTGTCGTGGTGATCAATGAAATTCGAGAAAGCGGAGATTACTACATGCGCTCTGGGAGTCAGTTCCCGCTTGCTAATGTGATTTGCGTGAGTGAAAGTACGATTCGCGCACGAAAAGCTTTGGAGGGAACGGTTGTCACGATTCTTGAGTATTGCCGCAATCGATATATCATCAAAGAAACGGATCGGAAAATCTTGTGGACAGACGATATGTTCGTTGGTCTGGCGAACGAAACTGAGTGCTATTGTGAATCTCTGCTATGAGGTGTCAAATGGAGTATCGATATAAAATAGGCGACGCTGTTTTAGTTCGAGATGATCTTAAGTATGGTGCCTTTTACGATATGAGGTCTGGTCCTCGTCCAAAAGCCAACAGTAACATTGTGACATTGGATATGTCGGAACTTCATGGGCAATTGGTTCATATTAAAGATTATTCTTCTAACGGACACTATATCGTAGAAGAAACGCATGATTTTAGATGGACTGATGACATGTTTTCTGGTTTGGCAAACAATGAGTGCTGCTGCGAATCTCTGTTATAAGGAGGCACAAGTTGCAAGATACAAAATATCATGTAGGCGATGTCGTTATTGTCCGCCAGGATTTAGATTTTAGAAAATGTTATTGGATGCGATCAGGTGGAAAAGAAAACGCTCCTTGGAGGAACGTTGTTCCAGATGTTGTAACTGAAGACATGATAGAGCTTTGTGGACAGACTATCGAAATCGAAGAAATAATCGATACGGTCGATGGTAAAAAATACAGAGCAAGAGGTCGCTACTGGACAGACGACATGTTTTCTGACCAAATTGGTAATGAATGTTACTGTGAATCGCTTTTGTAAATCTGAAAGGGGAAATTATCATGGAAAAGAATCTGTTTGAAATCGCAACTCGTAATCGCTATCGCTTTAACTACAAGGGCGTTATGACCGTAGAGGATCTGTGGAGTCTGCGGGTCGAGGATCTGGATGCCATCTTCAAGATGCTGAACCGTCAGAAGAAGACCGCCGACGAGGATTCTCTGCTGGCCACTAAGAGCGCCGAGGATCAGGATCTGGCCAATAAGATCGATATCGTCAGGTATATCGTGTCTGTCAAGCTGGCTGAGGCAGCGGAGCGTGTGTCTGCCGCCGAGAAGAAGGCACAGCGCGATAAGATCATGGAGATCGTGGCAAAGAAGAAGGATAAGGCGCTGGAAGACATGGGCATCGATGATCTGATGAAGAAGCTGAAAGAGCTGGACTGAGAAGGGAAGTATCAAACATGAAAGTTGTTGAAAGCGCAAGCAATCTGTTTCTGTATGGCGACGATATGAAGGCGTATGACAAGATCCCGGCGGGCACCTATGATATCCACTGTTCTGAGATGACCGGTTTCTATCTGTCCCGCCGCCCCGATATGGTCATCAACGAAAAGGTGTATGGTGTCCAGAGCAGCAAGGTTGCCAAAGTGCTGAATTCGTTCAAAGTGTTCAACCGCAATCTGGGTGTCATCCTCAGCGGCAACAAAGGCATTGGCAAATCTCTGACCGCTAAGATGATTGCAATCGAGGCCATCAAGCAGGGCTATCCTGTCATTCTGGCCAACCGCTATATCGGCGGTATCGCCAATTTCATTGAATCCATCGATCAGGAAGTTATGATCCTGTTTGACGAGTTTGATAAAACCTTCAAGTCCCGGGATAATGAAAATCCGCAGGATACGATGCTGAGTCTGTTCGATGGCACCAGCGCGGGCAAAAAGCTGTTCGTTGTCACCTGTAACCAGCTCAATGGCCTGAACGATTATCTGGTCAACCGTCCCGGCCGCTTCCACTATCACTTCCGCTTCGATTACCCGGGCGCTGACGAGGTCGAAACCTACCTCAAGGATAAGCTCGAAGAGAAGTATTACGATCAGATCCCTGCTGTGGTCGATTTTTCTGGCAAGATCGATTTGAACTATGATTGCCTGCGGTCTATCGCCTTTGAACTGAATCTGGGCACTCCATTCGCAGAGGCCATCAAAGATCTGAATATCATCAATATGAACGAGACCAGCTACAAGCTCACTGTTATCTTCAAGGATGGTTACCGTGCGTCCTGCACCAAGCGTTTTGATATGTTCAATGGTGCACAGCGTATCTGTTTTGATGTCAAGCTGAAAGATGGCTACTGGCCTGATTTCTATATCAATACTGAGGATATCCAGTATAACCCCACCAACGGTGAGCAGTTCATTGATGGGAAGAAGATTGATGTGGATAATCCGTATTCCAAGAGTGATGACGATGAAAAGGATCGTTATGAAGCTTTTGAAAAGGACAACGGTGTGGTCAAAGTCATTATCTCTCGTACTCGTGAAAGAGACATTCACTACATGGTCTAAGGAGGCTCAATATGGTCAAAGCAAATCATTATAAAATCGGTTCTTTCCCTGACGGCACTCCGCTGATCAAGAAGGATCTGACCATCAATTATCTCAACGTAATCAGTATCGTCTGGACATTTGAATCCATGGCTGAGCTTCCCACGGTCATTATGATCGCAAAGGACGCAAAGGATAACGGGGCAGAAGTTGAGCTGTTTATGCCGTATATCCCGAATGCTCGTATGGACCGCGCCTATCACGACGAAGATGTGTTCACTCTCAAGTGGTTCGCAGATGAAATCAATCGATGTGGATTCAGCTGCGTTACCGTGTTTGACCCTCACAGTGATGTGGCCCCCGCACTGATCGATCGGTGCGAAGTACATACTCCGATTCGTGAGATTTGTCAGGCAATCGAAGAAAGTAAGCCTGATGTGATCTACTTCCCGGATGCCGGCGCAATGAAACGATATGAGGAAACTGTTCACTGGGCATTGGAGCGAGCAAAGTGCAACGCTTATGTCATCCATGGCGATAAAAAGCGGGACTGGGCAACAGGCAAAATTCTCGGTCTGGATGTTGTTGGTGAAGTGAAGCCTGGTGAAAAGGTTCTGATGATCGATGATATCTGTTCTTACGGCGGTACCATGTTCTATTCGGCCAAGAAGCTGAAGGAACTGGGTGCTGGTGATATCGATATGTATGTCAGTCATTGCGAGAACAGCATCCTGGATTCTGAGCGTGGCCATCTGTTTGATGATCCGGAACTGATTCATATGGTCTATACCACAGACAGTATCTTCACCGGCCATCACGACAAGACCACTGTTTTTGAACACAAGTGGGATGAGGACTGATATGGAAGTTTGGGCATTAGATATTCATTTTAATACGGATGGAGATTTTGGTTGGCGGCTTGCTCCGGTTGCAATGACCTATAATGCCAACAATCAATTTTACAGGCTGAGTGTAGTTCGAGAAGTTAAAAACGATGTCGAAAAACGTCAAGTGATTGCCGAATTTAATTGGATTTTGGAACAGCTGATTGCAAATCTTCATACCGACAAAAATTATGTTTTTGACTACGTTGATGAAATGCTAAATGACTCTCTTGATGAAGAGTGGAAAAAAGATTTTTGTCATGAACTGTCTGGTAACTATGATGGTTCCTATGTTCAATTCCGAATTCATACGTCAAAAGATAAAATGTCTTTCAAGGTTAACTGCACAAGAGAAGAGTACGAAAAAATTCAAAAGAAGTATGGAGACTGCCTTGGAATCGATGGAAGGCAGGTTGTAAAAGAATTATTGAAGGGCTAAATATGAAGTATGCAAAAGGTGAAATCCTTAGTGCATATCAGCGCTTAACGAAAAGTATCAAATATGGAGATACATACTGGTCTGAAAAAGCAATGATAAGTGATGTTCTGAGTGATTACTTCAATCGAATCGAGAGCAAGAAAGTTGTAATCGATCCAAAGTATGAAAGCTACAGATGCCCAAAGTGCAATACAACGTTAATTGGTCAATATGATCACTATTGCGGACAATGTGGTCAGAAATTGGACTGGAGGATTTGAAATGATCAATATCAACCCGATGCTGCTGTGTGATTTCTACAAGACAACCCACAGTAAGCAGTTTCCGGCCGGCACTACCAAGCTGGTCAGTTATTTTACTCCACGCATGAGCCGACTGGATGGCGTGGATGAAGTCGTTGTGTTCGGCATTCAGGCGTTCTGCAAGGATTATCTGGTACGATATTTCAACGACAATTTCTTCGACGGACCAAAGTGTATTGTAGTTCCTCAGTACAAGCGTGTCCTGGATGCGACCATTGGTAAGGATGCTTACGATCTGAGCAAGATTGCAGCGCTACATGATCTGGGATATCTTCCTGTTGAAATCAAGGCACTGCCAGAAGGTACTCGTTGCCCCATCCATGTGCCGTTTCTGGAGATGAGCAATACGCATCCTGATTTCGCATGGGTTCCGCAGTTCCTCGAATCTTTTATGAGTTCTGAGCTGTGGCATCCAATGATTTCTGCAACGGTCGGAACTCTGTATCGCGATATTGTGGACAAGTATTACGATGAAACCGTTGAGGATGGCGTGCCTCATGCTCGTGCTTTGGGTGATTTCAGTTTCCGTGGTCAGGAGTGTATGCAGTCGGCAGTTAAGTCAAGCGCCGGTTGGTGTCTGAGTTTTCTGAATACGGCTACTGTCCCTGCGATTCCGTATCTGGAAGAAATGTATCGCTGCAATTGCGAAGAAGAGCCCGTTGCGTTTGGCGCTGTCAGTACCGAGCATAGTGTGATGTGTTCTAACTTCGCTGTCGATGGCGACGAGATCACTTTCATCCGCCGGGCGCTGACGGAGCTGTATCCAAATATGAGCTTCAGTATGGTGTCTGATTCCTACGACTACTGGAATCTGGTCGATAATATCCTGCCGCAGCTCAAGGATGAAATCATGGCTCATAATGGTACGCTGCTGATCCGTGGCGACTCTGGCGACCCGGTCGAAATCGTCACGCAGACGGTCTATCATCTGTGGGATATCTTCGGCGGCACAGTCAACAGTAAGGGCTACAAGGTGCTCGATCCTCATGTGAAGGCTCTGTACGGCGATTCCATCACTGTGCAGCGGTGCGAAAAGATTTATGCCGAACTCAAGGAGCATGGTTTTGCCTGCAACAATGTCAGTCTGGGTGTTGGCTCTTTCTCTATGCAGTGCATCGAGCAGAATGGTCAGTTGAAGCCGTTCACCCGCGATACGTTCGGCATGGCTGTCAAGGCAACTTATGGCGTGGTCAATGGCAAAGAGATTCAGATCTTCAAGGACCCCAAGACCGACACTGATCACTTTAAGAAGAGTCTGAAGGGTATGTGTTATGTCACTAAGGATGATTCTGGAAAGCTGGTTTGTACTGATGGCCTGATGGATCACGCCGCTCATTCGGATGGTAATCTTCTGCAAACCGTGTTCCGCAATGGGGCTATGGTCAAGGAGTACAGTTTAAAGGAAGTTCGCGATCGTCTGTGGGAAGGTGAATTCTGATGGAGAAGCCGATTCTTCAGTTTTGGAGTAATCAAAGACTTATCTGGAAAGGTGAGCGGAAAGATGCTGTGAAGCTGATTAAGGCAGGAGCGTTTGACAATCTGAACGTGATGGTATGGACGCAGGACCTTGAGAATTTTAATCTGCACAGTCAACGAGGAGCACAATATTTTGGAATCAAAGAGTTAAATCGGAGGTGAAATATGGCTGTTGTAATCAAAGAAGGCAATGTGTTTGATTCTGACGCTAAGATCATCTGTCATCAGGTGAATTGTCAGGGCGTTATGGGGTCAGGTGTTGCCAAAGAAGTTCGTGAGCGGTATCCAAAGGTGTACGAGGAATATCACACTTACTGCGAAAGCAACAAGGATTGTCCTGAACGAATGCTGGGTGTCGCTCAGATGGTTCCAGTTGATGAAAAAGGTTCTCGATGGATCGTCAATTGCTTCGGTCAGAACAGTTATGGATATGACGGAAAGCAGTACACGTCTGTTGGCGCACTGTTTGAAGCATTCAAAGAAGTGGCTAAAATCGCCAAGGCATCAGGAGTCAAAGTGGCTATGCCGTATGGAATCGGCTGTGTTCGTGGTGGCGCAAAATGGCTGCTTGTGAAAGAAATCATCGATTTTACATTTAAAGACGTTGATGTGGAACTGTGGAGATTGGAGGGTAAATAATATGCGCAAGTATGAATTTGATGCAGCAAAGACAAAGGATGAAATCATTGCGTGGATTCGGAATTATTTCCGCAAGAATGGTCCTGACTGTAACGCGGTGATCGGTATCTCTGGTGGCAAGGATTCCAGTATCGTGGCTGCTCTGTGCTGTGAAGCGCTGGGCAATGGCCGTGTAATCGGTGTTTTGATGCCCCAGGGTGCTCAGAGCGATATCGATGTGGCGCGGGAACTGGTCGCCCATCTGGGTATCAAGTCCTTCGAGATCAATATTGCGGAAACTGTGAATGCGCTGCTGGCCAATGGACGGGCAGCTGGTCTGTGCGATTCCAAGCAGGCTCGTGTGAATCTGCCGGCACGAATTCGTATGGCGACTTTGTTCATGGTGAGTCAGAGTATGAATGGGCGAGTAGCTAACACTTGCAACGCTTCAGAAAATTTCGTCGGATGGCAAACTGTGGGAGGGGATGGATTTGGTCAGTTCAGTCCTCTCAGTAAGCTGACTGTCACTGAGGTAAAAGCCGTTGGTCGTGAGTTGGGTCTTCCTGAAAAGTTCATCGAGAAAGCGCCGGAAGATGGACTGACTGGAAAGACCGACGAGGATAATTTCGGCTTCACCTATGATTTTCTTGATAAATATATTCGTACTGGTGATTTCGGCGGTGACACCGCTACGGCTGCCAAGATTGATCGGATGCACGAGGCAAATTTGTTTAAGGATTTGCCGATGCCTACGTATGACCCGACCTTGTTTAATTGGTGGTTCTAATCAAGGAGGATTCAAAATGGAAAAGGAAAAAGTTGATGTTCTGATCGTTGTCGATATGCAGAACGATTTTGTCACTGGTCCGCTGGGTACTCCTGAAGCGCAGGCCATTGTGCCGAAGGTCGTTGAGAAGATCAAGAACTGGAAGGGTGAAATTCTGTATACGCAGGATACGCATTATGACAACTACCTCGAAACTCAGGAAGGCAAACATCTTCCTGTAAAACATTGTATCGAACATACGAGGGGCTGGTTATTTGTTGATGAAATCGAACACGATCTTTTGCCGGAAATGAAAGATCCACAAACAAAAATTTACGAAAAGAGAACTTTCGGTTCGACATTGCTAATGGAAGATTTATGCGACTCTCATTTCTCTACAATTGGAGGAATGGCAGATTTTAAGATCAATTCCATTACTCTGGTCGGCCTCTGCACGGATATCTGCGTCATTTCGAATGCGCTTCTGCTTAAGGCAGCGCTACCTGAAGTTCCCATCATTGTGGATGCAAGTTGCTGTGCCGGTGTGACTCCTGAGTCCCACAAGAATGCGCTGGCAGCTATGAAGATGTGCCAAATCGAAATTGTAAACGAGGAATAAAATGCACTACGTTAATAGCGATATTATTTTGGACGCTGACGAAGCAAGACGGTTTCAGTATCTTCTAAGGCATCCAAACGTAGAGGAAATACAGAGGAAGTTAAAGGCTTGTAACGATGCTCTCGCTAAAATGAATTATCGAGAGAACGAAGACGGGACTACTTCTTTTGATATTGATCTTGAGGTGTAAACCATGCGCTACAGAGTAGATGTAAAAGTCGAAGGATACATTCTGGTTGAAGCAAATGATCCCTTTGAAGCACATAAAATCGCAGACCTGCACCAAGAAGATATCGTTTGGGACAACTGGATGACATACACGAGCTGTAAAAAGATTCAAGGAGCCTAATATGGAAGAGATTATTATTTTCGGTTAACGTCCGGATGCCAGGTGATTGGCGGTACTGGGGCAGACATAACCGCCGCCAGAATAATTTGCAAAGGAGAATAGATATGAACGTAGAAAACATCAAGAATGAAGCGTATCAACTGATTGATAAATATTTTATGCCAGCTAAAGCAATCATCGTGAAGGACTTTCTTAATACATATGGATTTTGGGATGCTCCTGCTTCTACAAAATATCATGGTAACTACCCTGGCGGTTTAGCTGAACACAGTCTGACAGTTGCAAAAAATCTTTTGATGTTAACAGAGAAGCTTGATTTGAAGTGGGATAATCCCGGGTCTCCATTTATTGTTGGTCTGCTACACGATGTTTGTAAGATGGATCAATACAAGCTGATTGACATAGAAAATGGTTATCAGTACGCCTATACAAATGATTCTATTTACAGTCATCATGGTGAAAAGTCCATTTGTATGTTGGCGAGTTGTATTACCTTGACTCAAGAGGAAATCGCATGTATCCGCTGGCATATGGGCGCGTATGAAACCGATACGAACGAGTGGAAGTATTACGGCAACGCTATTGCAAAATATCCCAATGTGCTGTGGACTCACACGGCAGATATGATGGCCAGTCATATTGCTGGTGTGTAAGGAGGGATTATAATGTCGCCCTGTTTGATGTGCGCCGAAAAGAACTGTCATAACTGTCCATGTGCGATCTGTGAGGTCGTCAATGGCAGGCTGCAGGATAATTTTGTAATGCAGACAGCAATGAAGAATAAAGCGGACTGCAAGAAATTCATGGTGCGTCTTTCAGTAGAGCTTCAGCAAATCGGCCAGATGAAATCCAGGAGCTGGACGGATAAAAACAACTGGCGAGGGTTCCCGGCGGGCTGGTTCAAGCATGATGATCTGGTTTCGTGGTTGCTCTGTCACTGTTAAAAGGAGTTGGCAAGATGGGATACACAGTATATATTACAGCAAATCGCTATTACGAAGTACATATCAAGGATGCAAAAGATACAGACGATGCAATGCAGCAGGCTCTGGCAAAGTATGATAACGGAGAGCTCGAAAGCTATGAGGACGAGTTTGAATCAGCGTTCGCGGAATCGGAGGATGATTGATTGGCGAGTAAGTGGCAAACCTGTCGGTTATCAGAAACTCAGGATCGTCGGGTGAAGTTAACCAAGGCCAAAAAGGAAGAAATCGCCCGTAAGTTTGAAACCGGCGAATACTCACTCCGGGGTCTGGCGCGGGAGTACAATGTCTCGCACAAAACGATTTCGCTCATTGTCGATCAGCGGGCAAAACGAAAGAACGACGAATACAACAGAACACACTGGATGTATTATCGTCCGGATGCAGAAACAATGCGGGAAGCGCACCGAAGGTCAAAAGAATATAAAAAGCGACTGTACGAAAGAGGAGAGTTGAAATAATGGGACAGCGGTTGGTTATTACGGTCCATGCGTTTGACGAGGATATCGCTACGATCTATTATCACTGGTCTGCATATACAACCAGCGCACTGGACGAAGCTCAGAAGATCCTTAAAAATGTCAAATGGGAAGATACCACGTCAAAGGACGAATTGATCCTGCGTATCGTTCGCTTCATGGAGTCCAATGGAGGCTGTATCGATTTTGAGGATAAGCCGGAGTTCAATAAGCGTTTCCCGAATGTTGAGTTTAAGGACGATGGCTCCCGCAACGATGGTCTTGTTGCAATCTCTGAGCAGGTAATGGACAAGCAAAAATACTGGTCTGAGGGCGATTTGATCATTGATTTTGATAACGAAATGATTTGTAACTCGGTTTTCTGGTGGTATGATTCGGACGAATCTCTGCGGGATGAACTTGGCGAGGATTGCGATATTGATTTTGACACTATTCCGGAGCTCAAGATCAATCCTGGCGAATTCTCGTTCGATGATCTTACATATATGATCAAGACGTTTACAGATGGCTATAGTTATCATCGCTATCGTGGGGAAATCTGGGAAAGTATTGATGGATGAGTGAGGTGATAAAAAATGACACGAGAGGAATTGCAGTTGATCATTGCAAGCGAACCGTATAATTTTCTGCGCACCAATCCGAATTTGGGCAAGCAAGTGATGTTTTTGACCATTGGCGGCAGCCACGCCTATGGAACGAATGTGGAAGGGTCAGACGTTGATATCCGAGGTGTCGCACTTAACACAGAACATGAGCTGCTTGGCATGGACACGTTCGATCACTGGGTCGATGAAACTACTGATACAACGGTATTCAGTTTCAACAAAGCAGTCAAACTCATGTGCAGCGGCAATCCGAACATGCTGGAGCAACTTGGAAATGCTGACGATCTTGTCATCAGCTATCATCCGGCCACAAAGCTTTTGATGGATAATAAGAAGTTGTTCCTGTCCAGACAGGTCGTGTATTCGTTTGGTGGCTTTGCAGATAAATTGTTCAAGAAGGCAGTCACTTTGGGCGAATGGTGTAATCAACACCCAGAAGATCAGATCACAAAGAAGCGGATGAACAAAACCATTATGAATATGATTCGTCTTTACCTTATGGTCTTTGATATTCTGGAAAAGGGTGAGATCATTACGAATCGGGCGGAGAACCACGACCTGTTGATGATGGCTCGAAACGGTGAATTCCAGGCTGCCAACGGTTATGTCAAGCACGATGTAAAAGATTTCCACAAAGAATATGAAAAGCGCCTGCAGTACGATAAGGCGAACACTGCTTTGCCGGACACCATTGATAGAAACCGTGTCAACGAGTTAGTTGTGACTATCAATCGAATGGCGCTAACGGTGATGTAAAATGAAAATCGAAGACTATTCGCCAGATGAATTGGCTGAAATTTTTAAGGAAGAACTAGATCGTCTTGATATCCCATATCATTATGATCTGGACGCGGAAGCGAAATTTGCGCCATTGATGCCTGATGAACCAATTTTAGAAGTGTAATTTATTGGACTATTAGGATGATATAATTATAGGAAAGGAGTATACCCTCCACGGATGAGGGTATGAAAATTGAATATGTTAAAGCTGTCAGTGTCGAACGCAAACAGCAAGATGGGGAGTATCAAGTCGATCTCGATGCCCCGTATCAAAACCTGTGCTCCAGGCGTTCCGTGCGCAAAAACGTGCTATGTCAGTCACTTCGACTGGCGAACCACGGTACGAAACGCCTATGACAACAATTTGAATCTGTGGTTAACAGACCCTGACGGCTTTGAAGTCCAAGCGACTGCAGCTGCTTATGGGTCTTTTTATTTTCGGTGGCATGTCAGTGGAGATATCGTGGATGAACGATATTTCGATATGATGTGCCGCATCGCAACTAGACTCCCTCGCACCCAGTTTCTCGCATTCACTAAGAAATACGATCTGGTTAACACATTTGTGAAATTTGGCGGTACGATTCCCAGAAATTTACATATTCTCTTTTCATCCTGGCCTGACTATAATGTAAATAACCCCTATAATCTTCCAGTTGCTTATGTGGCATTTAAAGATGGATATTGTGAAGCGCCAGCAGATGCATATGAGTGCTCTGGCCATTGCGAGGATTGTGCTTACGCTGGTAAAAACTGCTGGGTCATGGGGCGAGGCCAGTCCATTGTTTTGAAAGAGCATTAAGGATTTTATAGACCCCTATTATAATAATGTAGGAAGGATGATATAAATGGCGTATGTTCTTACCAACGGACACACCTATATCACAAAAAAGCCGAATGGCAAATTCACAACAACATACGATTCAAGCCTGGCCTCGCAGTATGATGCAGAAAGCAAAGCCTGGAACGTATTAAACTGTTTGCCGCGTACATATAAAGAATCCGGGTATCTCCCAAAGAAAATCGAAGTCAAGGAAGCATCGGCACAGTTAAAAGAGATGGTCGCTCCCACACAGCCAGAACGAAAGCGGTTCGATCCTGTATCTTATCCTGTCGAAGATTCAGAGTGGATGACTGATTTTAAAAAGAGTCTCAAAATTGTCGATAAAACTCTCAGCAGCTTAAAGCCGATGTATGCAAACCTCTATTCTGATCTGACTCGGGCAACAGATGAGATCGATGATCTGGAGCACGCCATTGAACTCGTTAAGGCAAACGCAGTCCAGCGCTGCTTTCTGGAGAACGAACTAAAGAAGGCGCGTAAGATCCGCCGCGAGTGCAAGGATGCGATGAGTCTGATCGAAATGGTGCTGAAGTTCAATCTGGATGACTGGGGAACCGGCAAGGTGCAGTCTGAAATCGTTCGTCTGGAAACTCGGTGTTATACGCCGAAGGTTCGTGATGATATTTTTGTTTAAGGAGTGATTTATTATGAGTGGAGCAGTATCGTTTGTTTTAGGTCTACTGGGACTGGGAGCTTCTGGCGCGGTCAGTGCTGGGCAGAGTATGAGCCGAAAGAAAGCTGATTATGAATTTGGTGAAGCACATGGTTATCATGGAACACCAGATGTCCTTCAGATGCGAGATCGTGTCCGCAAAGAGTGGTGGAGTATGTGTGGTGACGTATATAATGCCTGTGGTAAGCCTGCGAGTGAGTACGGAAATCCATACAAAACCCCATATTGTTATTGTAAGAAGCGCTGGTTTATTGCCCATCTGAACGAAAAAGGCATTCCGTATGATGATGTTGTCGTGAACGATGTGACAGGAGTCACATTTTATGAGCGGCAGAATCAGCGGTCGAGGGAGTGGATGAGAAAGTTATGAAAGTTTATGACGCTTTGAAGTCAGTTTTAGCAGCTGTAGAAAAAAATCATTCAAAATTAAGAGCAGAACCTGATTCCGACGGTGTATCTCATGACAAATGGGAAGAAGAGGAAGAGGCATTAACTGACTTAGAGGAAAATTTGGAAGAAGCAATTGAACAATATGAAAGTGCGATGGAAGTGAGACGAAGTCTGCGCACAATGGTTCTAAACAATTAAAAGTTGTTGTTTCGGGTTGAAATGCGCCATGTTTTGTGGTAAAATAACAACCGAACTGAATTTGGTTAGAAAAACAGGACATCTTTTAGTTGTTTGGAGGGCAAAATGCGGATCACATATACTGCCCAGGAAATGCACGAACATATCCGATCATATGACATCATTGAGTTCTGGGGCAGCCGGAACGAAGAAAATGTCTGTATGATCAAAGCCAAATCATCCTGCGTTGTACTGAAAAAAGGTAAGCGATACAGCTACATCAGTATTGAATGCCAGTTTGACCACAGGTCAGACATCCTTTGTTGCTGCTGCAACATTACAGGCAACGTGTTTTCTTGTGAAGTTGAGAGGGGGAAAAAGTCGGAGCGCCTTATTATTACATCAGATTGCACAGAGGAGCCAATCACACTTTTTTTAAAAAATCTCTAAATTGGTATTGTAAAGTGTGAATGAATATGGTATAATAAGGACACAAAGTAAAACAGATGGTCAGCAAGGAGGTCATAATATGTTTAAGGCTGGCTCAAGTGTCCCCAAAATCGGTGAGATCCGTCTCGGTTATGTCGCAGATGTTAAGCAGGAAGGAAAAACTGTCCATAAATATTATGGCGTTCATCCTTATCTGATCGTCAGCAACAACATCTACAACAAAAACTCTGGTCAGTGTGAGGTGATTCCCTTCACCACAAAACGCTGGAACAGCCGCAATCCGGTCCATGTTGATTTTGGTGTAGGTGAAGTCGATGGCTTACCGCATGAATCCACTCTTGTGATCGAAGGCCGCGATACGCTGTTAAACTCTCAGCTGAGCGAACCAATCGGAACGTTCTCTGATAAGAACTGGCAGCGCGCAGCGAACGCCATGGTGATCCAGTGTCCGATGCTTGCGGCGGCATTCAGTACAAATCTGGTCTCTGCATCATAAAATCTACGATTCTGTTTGCAAAATCTTCTTACATAGTGTACAATGAATCTAATAGTTCATATACCGACCCACTGTGTAAGGAGATATCAAACGATGAGACAGAGTGCGGAATATTATAATGAAGAGCTCAAGACCAGATTTATTCTGGATAAAATGTGCGAAAAAGATTCCAACGGAGATCCAGCTAAGGATTCCGCTGGCGAATATATCATTCTTGCTAAGAGTAAGAACAGGTATAACAAGGTTCGTAGCATTTTTCATAAGCTTGCCGCGTTCGAACAGAAGTATGAGAAAGACTTTTATGAGATCGAGTCTGACAAAGACGAAGAATTTATAAATGATCTGTTCTCAAGGTGGATTTCCGAACTGAATGAAAACTACAGCATCTTTGTGTTGTCTATTTTCAAGCAGTATATTATGTGGTGCAGAGATGAGGGTTTGCTCTCAACGCAGAGGTACTATCAGCATCCGTTCTTTGACATGGAAATGTCCGGATGGAAAAAGAAAGACACCAGTTCCACCTTCCGCTCTGAGCGTGTAAAGAACCAACTGGAAGCAATTGCAAACAAGAGTACCGATGAATTGGCTGAAAACTATGTGTTTCCATCAGAAGATGATTTCTTCACCTACGTCGTTTCTGTGTTCTCGGAAGAAGGGGCGATTATGACAGGCGCAATCATGTGTCTGCTGTATTATGGATTCCAGTCCGAAGAGATTCGCGTCATCAAAAGAAAAGACGTTGATGTAGACACGAGAACCGTCTGCGGGAAATATATCGATCACGATATCGCATGGTCGATCATCTGTAAAGCCAAAAACACAACCACATATCTCAAAAACCACGCAAAGGGACAACTTGGGAAGTTAGAAATGAACCTTGGCGATGGCCCATATCTTATTCGTACAAGCAGAGAGAGTTCCAATGATAACCCTGTGCCAATTGGATACTTCAAAGACCTGTATCGAAGGGAAAAGAAAATTGTTGAGGGGCTTCCGCCAACATCTAACTATAAAAACATCCTTGTTAAAACAAGCACCATCAAAAACCTGCGCGAATTCTATGAGATCATGTCGGAAGAGCATGAGTATGGTATCGAATATGTCGCTGAAAAATTCAGACAGAACCAATATGATACGCCGCTCACATTCCGAAAATATCAAATAATGCGCGAGAAAGCAAGAAAATTATAAAAATGAAGGGGCCTGACCAGCCCCTGAATTTTTCCTTCACCATTCACACTTTATAATGTCATTATGTTGAATAGGAGGTGATTGAAATGAGAAAGACGATTGCAGCCATTGTTGTAACCGGCGTTTATCTGCTGACAAATCTACTCGGCGGGGAAGCAGCGGGTCCGGTCGAGACATATCAGAGCTGGAGCGATGAACTCAAGTCGTACACGCAGTCGGTGTGTGACGAGTACAATGTCGATTATTCGTTGGCGCTCGGTGTGATCTATAACGAAAGCAGGTTCCAAAGCGGCCTGACTCACGTGAATTCAAACGGCACAGTCGATTACGGTCTGATGCAGGTCAACGAGGTCAACTTCGATTATCTCAACAAGACGCTTGGCGTTCGATCTATGTCTGAATTGCTGGATGATAGAACGGGCATCAAATGTGGTGTTCAGCTGCTGGCGTATCACAAACAGTACACTGGTAACGATTCTGCGGCACTTCTTCGCTATCAGATCGGAGCAGGGAAGTACAAACAGTACCTGAGGAAAGGTCGGTATACCAACCAGACGCATCAACAGGTGCTTACATATCAGAGCGAACTCGCTTCTTATATGGATTCCTTACAGTAGAAAAAAGATCGGATGGCAGAAAAACGTCTGTTTGATCTAATCAATCGGTGGAGTGAATCCACCTTTATATGCTGGAGTGGCGCAATGGTAGCGCAGGAAATTTGTAATTTTCAGGTTGCAGGTTCAAGCCCTGTCTCCAGCACCATTAGAACAGCGGGTAACCGCAGTCAAAGATTATAAATTACATAAGGAGAATGATTATGACTACTGAAACTATGACAATTCATCGCGCACTGGCCGAGCTGAAGGTTTTAGACGATCGTATCATGAAGCTGCTGAGCGAGGCTAAGTTTTGTGGTGCCGCTAAGAATTGTATGCAGAAGCTGGGTGGTGTAACTATTGAAGAGTACAAGCAGAATGCCCAGTCTACTTATGATAAGATCACTGATTTGATGGCTCGTCAGGCAGCGATTAAGCGGGCGGTGTCCGAGTCCAATGCGGTTACTCATGCTGTTGTATGTGGACATGATTATACTGTTGCGCAGCTTATTTGGATGAACCAGCACGGCATTGATTTCAAGAGTACTTTGCTCAATGTTCTGGAGCGTCAGTATGCAAGCGCAGTTGCTGCTACTGAGGCTGCAAACTCTAAGCTGAGTGATAAGGCAGATGATTTTATCAGCCGAAACAACGCTGGCGCAGACAAGAACAGTATGGATGCGGAAGCTATTAAGGATATGCGAGAGAGCTACATCGAGCGTGAAACCATGCAGCTGGTCGACGGTATCAACATCAAGAAGATCAAGGAAGAACTGGCTGATGAGATCAATAAGTTCAAGGCTGAGGTTGACGCGGTTCTGTCTACTTCTAACGCCATGACTGAGATCACAATCGAATATTGATATTTAATCAGCGAAGCATATTCACTGTCTATCGAAAACGACAAACTGTAATCGTTCGTTCTTTGCTGATGGTAGCCTGCTTGAACGAAATCAAATAATAAAAAAGCTAATAACCATTCATATAAAAGCTGGCCTCATAAGCCGACAAGATGAAATCAAGTAAAATATTTGGTAATACTTGAATTTTTGGATTTGTCAAGAGGTTAAGACGCAAGCCTATAAGCTTGAAACGATGGTTCGAATCCATTATCCAAAAAAATCGAATCAAGAGAAGGAGTTGTCCCAAGGGCCAACACGTAGTTGATTCAAATGTCTTGGAAAGGTTAACGGTTATTGATTTAAAGGTTAAAGGTTGAAAGTTCAAAGCTTAAACTTCTAGCTAAAGATTAAACAGTAACGAATACAGGTCAAAGATTTATAAAATCCATGGGCACAGGTTTGTGGATCGATTACATAAGTCCTGTTGTTTACCACATGGCTGGTAGATGGTGAGCGCCTTGGCAGGGGCGTAACAATACCTGCCGTTTATATGGGAGAATAGCTTAACTGGTAGAGCTGGGTCGAAAGCCTGAGCGTAGGTTCGAGTCCTACTTCTCCAAATAAATTAGGAGGATAAAATCATGGGATATGCTAACGGATATGTTCGAATTTATATGCCTAATCATCCACATGCAAATATTAGTGGAATGGTATATGAACATGTTTTAGTTGCAGAAAAGAAACTTGGAAGATATCTAACTGCTGAAGAAGTAGTGCATCATATTGATCATAATCGGTCCAATAATAATCCAGACAACTTAATGATTTTTAAGACCAAAAAGGATCATTCGATTTTCCATATGAATGAAGAAGATTTCACTTTATGTACATTTGATATTGATGGAACGGTTTCGTGTAAAAGCAATCCATTAAAAATCAATCATTGTGTGCGTTGCGGTTGTGTTATATATCCTGGAGCTACGCTGTGCCGAGAATGTTACAGGAAGGAAGCACGAGACGGACGCCCTAAAAGAGAAACTTTGAAAAATCTGATAAGATCATTTCCTTTTGAACAAATAGGGCGACAGTTCAATGTGACTGGAAATTGCATAAAGAACTGGTGCAAGTATTATAATTTGCCATTTAAATCTAGCGATATAAAAAATTATACAAATGAAGAATGGCTGATGGTATAAATTGTGGTTCTGTAGCTCAGTCGGTAGAGCAGGGGACTGAAAATCCCCGTGTCGCTGGTTCGATTCCAGCCGGGACCACCATCAGGAATAGCGAGCCTTCACAGGGCTGGTCAGTGATCGATGTAGCAAGCTTGGTCAAACTGCGTGCGCTGACGATGTAAGATCCGCATTCCAGGCGCAACTGTGCGTGAGTCTCACCAACTCAAAAACAGATTATATGGTCGTGTAGCAGAACAAAAGGTAGCACGGCAGGAAACTGCTTGATGTCGGTTAAACTCCGGCCACGACAAGTCCGAAAGTTCATTATGTTGTTGAAAGTGTACATCATCACATCATTCTGAAATGAGTAGGCATTTTATATGCGATCGTAGCCAAGTGGTATGGCATCAAACTTTTAATTTGAGTATCGTTAGGGTTCGATTCCCACCGATCGCACCAATACCTGTCTGTGGTTGGGTGAACAGTCTTGTGGAGACGCTGACAAGATAGAAGAGCGAGCGTCATATCCGTGGGCGGGCATTCGGATTCGATATGCGCCCATAGCTTAATTGTTAAAGCCGCAGTCTCTAAAACTGTCATTTTGCAGGTTCGAATCCTGCTGGGCGTGCCAAACAAATTACATAACAGTATCCCTTATTTTATAGAAAGGAGATCGAACATTATGGCAATGATTGATCCGTATGATGATGACTTCGGTGCCATTTGTAATTGTGCTGTTCGATACGCAGTTGGGCGCAGAACATATATGCCTGATCTTGTGATCGATTTCATTACGCCGCACCTGAGCGAGTTGACAGATAAAACGCTATGGTGTTTTCAGCGTGATCTATATCAGCGTCTGGATGAAGGGTTTGATTTTGGAGACGAATTTGATCTTCAAAACTGGATGAGCTTTCTGGAAGATGTTGATAAAGAGATCAAGAAAAGAAAACAGCCCAGCGGCCATAACCACTGAGCTGTCAGGATTACCCGATGACGTGATTCATCTGCAGAACCATCAGTATGAGCCCGACGATACTGCAAATGTCACCAGCGACATCAAGAAAATCTTTCGCCTAACGCTTCATCTAAGCACCTCCAATCCGCTCGAGACGCGAGAACAATGTCCGTCATTGAGGAACTGGTGTGTCTAGTGAGAGTTAAGTTGGCAAAAGTGTATCACGTTGTTACGCGATTGTCAAGAATCATCCCGAGCATGATGTGAAAAGGCTTGTTATATGCGGCAATGGCTGAGTGGTTTAAAGCGATGGACTTGAAATCCATTGATGGTAATACATCCGCGAGTTCGAATCTTGCTTGCCGCGTGTTATGGCCTGTTAGTCAAGAGGTGAAGATGCTGCCCTTTCACGGCGGAGACATCGGTTCAATTCCGGTACAGGCCATTTTTGAAAATTAAATATTGTGAGGTATCAAAATGAAAACGACGAAGAAAGATTGGATCTATCGTGTGATTCTTCTGATTCTGTTGGCGATTATCTGGGACATTGGCGCGGCTTTGACTTCGCCAATTTTTGTTCCCCAGAAAGGCGCTGTGTTTCGGGAATTCTTCCTGTTGATCCAAAATGGAACAATGTTGAAAGCATTCCGATATTCGCTGGTTCGCATTACGGTGGCAGCCGCTTTGAGTGCCGGCATCTCCATTCCTCTTGGCTGTCTGATGAAAATCTGTCATCCGCTTCAAAAGCTGCTCTATCCAGCAATTCGAGCAATGCGGTTTTTACCAGTCACTGCCTTCTATCCACTGTTGACTATGTGGTTTGGAATCGGAGAGAAAATGAAGATTGCTTTCTTATTTGTAGCCAGCTTTGTGTTTATGCTTCCAAGCGTTCTGATTGCCATGGATGATGTCAGTGATGATGTGATCGAGGCAGCCAGTATTGACGGCGCAGGGAAGTTCAGTACAGTAACACGAATCATCTTTCCAATTGCAGCGCCTTCCATCTGTCAGTCATTCGCCACAATGTACGCCATCGGTTGGACCTATATCGCAGTGGCCGAAACAGTGAATGCGAAGTACGGTATTGGTTATCTGATCTATACTTCGTCCGCTCGTGGCCGTACATCTCTGGTGTTTGTTGGAATATTGGCGATTGTGATTTTCAGTATTCTGTTTGACTGGATCACAAATATCTGTATCAAGAAGATTTTCAAGTGGAAATTTTCATAAGGAGGACAACATGTCGCACGAAATTGAGTTGTGTGGTTGTTTGACCATCCCAGATAACGCGAATTTTGATGAAATCACAGACGTGTTCTTAGATTTTGTTGAGTCGCATGGTTGGTACTATGGTGGTGGGTTCTCTGAGATTCGAGACGGCTGTTATATGAAGCCTGATGGAACTCTTGGAGCACCAATTATATAAATCATATAGAGGAGAAAATTATGGCACATGAAATTAAAATTATGGGATGTCTGAGTATTCCAGATAATACAAGCTGGGAGGAGTCAATAAGTTTATTTGTTGAATTTATCGAGTCACATAATTGGTGCTATTATGGGGATTTTGCTGAGATTCGTGATGGAAAGCAAGTAGGTTATGGCGTAATAAAAAAAGAAAACGAGGAGAAAAATTATGGCGAAGAAAAGTCTATTTGAAAAACTCGGTCTTGTTGAGGGTGTAGCTGCTTCTGAGTATGATATGCCGGATACCACGAATGAGCTTCGCGTTTGTAGTGGCGTCGGAGATCATTACATCAATGGAGATTTCCCAGAGGACGAACCGGTTCAGGTCGAGGTTCCTGAGGGCGATACCATTGATGTCCGGGCGGTTTACGAGACCAATGGTATGAACCCTGCCGACGCTGTTACTGTCTACAAGATCAAAGATGTGATCGATACATTCCCGTCTGAGATGCCCACCAAGACTAAGCGTGCCACAGTAAAAAATCTGATGGCGACACTGGGATATGATGCAACCGCGATTATCTCTGACGCGAAGCAGCGCAAGGAGCTTCTGCGGGCTGTTGGTAACGATAAGATGAATGCGTTGTTTGACGAGATGAAGAGCAACGACCAGCAGATCGAATCTATGAAGGAACAGATCGAAGCTTTGACGAATCGCAACGTTGAAGCTGGTGCGGCCATTGAAAAGATCACCAATACAGTTCAGGATGAACTCAAGATGATTTCTTCTATCGAGGAATTTATCGAAGAGGATAAGACGGAGCCCGCTGGGAAGGAGGGTGCTCAGTAATGTTTTCTTTTACCATTCCTGAGTTCGTGGTTATTTGTGTCGGTGTGGCTTTTGTGATTATTTTGATCCTGTTTCCGTCATTCCGTCAGCAGCTTAAAGCTCTGGCTGGTGGCTTCTTACAGGTTTTCGTGCAGGATACAGCCAAAACACCAGATGGTGCCCGCGCTATCTATGCTCAGAAAATCGACGAGTTGACTGAGAAGTACACGGACGCCTGCGACACGCTGCGAAATCTGACTGGCAAGCTCAAGACGATTCAGGATAACTACGCTGTCTGTCAGAAGCAGGCGAAGGGTTACGATGAACGTGCAAAGGCTGCTATGAGTCGCGGTGATGAAGAGTCCGCAACCACTTACGCTCGTCTTTTACAGGAAGAGCTCGATAAAGCCGAGAACCTATCTGCTCAGTTCCAAAAAATGAAACCAGCGGCGGAAGAGGTCAAGGCAATCAAGGAAAAGCTTGAAAATCAGTTGGCTGCTCTGAAGCGTGAAAGCAAGGATGTGGTGGCTGAATTAAAGGCGAACGAACAGGTTGCAGATGTGTATTCCAATCTGGATCGTCTGCGTGCATCTACCGGCACCGATAAAATGCTCAACGCTACCCGTGATGGCCTTCAGGAAAGTCGCGAAAAAGCAGCGGGTGCAAAGGTTCTGTATCAGACTAGTCGAGAGGGAAAGCTGGACAAGGCGGACGCAAACACTGCTGATTATAAGGTGAGTTCGTACCTGGACAGTCTCAAAAAGAGTAATCCAAACGTAACAACTTACAGCATTCCTGATCTGAACACCCTCACAAAGTCTTCTGGATTGAACACTCAGTCCAAGAAATAAAATCAAAATTAAATAGGAGAGAATAACATGTCTAAGTTCAAATTGACTAAGGCTGGCCGCGCTGTTGTTGGCGTGGTTCTTGCGGTGGCTGTTGCTATTGGTGTCGTTGGCGGCATCAAGGGCGGTGTGATTAAGTTCGACAAGAAAAAGCCAACTGCGTCTGATAAGCCTGCCACGAATGTCACAACGAATGCATCAACCGGCGACGACACGATCAATCTGTCTCTGGATGAGTGGGCGGGATGGTTGAGCTGTATCACAGCAAATGGCGGTCTCACCACTCAGCCCGGTTCTGTGTTTGACCAGCTCGGCATCATGGTGAATATCAATGTCATCAACGATGCTACTGAGTCCAGCAATGCATTGATCTCTGGTGATCTGCAGGCCGCCGGTTATACTACGAACCGTGTCGCATTCCTGTCTCAGAAGTTTACGGATGCCGGTAAGAATATTATCATGCCGGTGTTTACCAACTACAGCTATGGCGGTGACGGTATTATCGCTTCCACTCAGTTTGCGGATGTGAATTCGTGGGTCAATGCCAAGATCGGCGTTCCTGAATTCTCTGAGGCCGAAACCCTGGTTGCTTGGTTTGTCAATAATTCCAACCTGTCCGATGCGGATAAGGCAACCATTATGAACAACCTGATCATGTTCGGTACGGCAGATGATACTGCTAAGGCATACTTTGCTGGTCAGATCGATGTGGCTGCAACATGGGAGCCGTACCTGACTCAGGCTAAAACCTATACCAACAGCACCGTTGTTTTTGATACCAAGTCTTCTTCTTCTCTGGTCATGGATGGCATTGTGTTTGATGCAGATTGGGCCGCAGCTCACGAAGATACTGTCAAGAAGTTCGTCAAGGGTATTCTGATGTCTTATGATCAGCCCATCAATTACGACGCAGCTCGTGAAGTGTTCCCGATGTACTCCACTTCCAGTGATGCCGATATCGACGCTACTTACGCCAATGCCAAGATGGCCAGCTGGAAGGACAATTACAACATTTTAAACGATACTGCTCCCATGATCTACAACCAGATGTGCGATATCTGGGAGGCTCTGGGCGAAACCGTCAATCGCGGCCTTGTGGACACGATTTTTGATACCACTTATATTGACGCTTTGAAAGGTGATTTTAAGTCTACTTCCGCTGCAAATGCCACCACAAAGGTGACTGTAAGTGACGAGACCCGTGCCAATATCACCCAGCAGGTCACTGGCAATCTGGATTATGATTCCATGCTGAGCAAGACCGCCAATGTAACATTTGTCCCGGATTCTTCTGTGTTCACCGATCAGGCCAGCGCAGCCTCTGTTCTGGATGATTTCGTAAATATCGCCAAGACTCTGGATGGCACAATGATCGTTATCAACGGCAATATCAATGCGGACACTCAGACTGATTTTGGTATTCAGCTCTCTGCAAATCGTGCTCAGACTGTTGCAAACTATCTGGCTTCTCAGGGTATTGATCAGAATCGACTGATTATTACAGGCTCTGGCAATGCAAAGTATCAGGCCGACAAGGCTGCTGGTGCTCTGAAGTCGGATGCAAGCGTGTACCAGTCTACTGACATCAGCTTTATGCGAATTGAGAACTGAGGTGATTCAGATTGATCTGGATTGAAATCAGTAAAGCAATTTGGATTGTGGGCGGATTGATGTTGGCTTCTTTTGCGGCTGGTTATCTCTTCCATGGTCCAACTACTAAGATTTAAAACTCACGGCGGTGCTCAGGTAGCACTGGGTGCCGCCTTATATGATGCGTCGTGGTGAAGCGGTGAACACAGTGGAATTTGACTCCATCATACGCAGGTTCAAATCCTGCCGGCGCAGCCAGAAAATAAATTAAAGGAGAGCACAAAAATGACCACCCCAGAAGAACTTGAGGCTGCATTGAGAGACTTCAAAAAAGAATGCGATGAAAGCTGGGATTGCAAAAGATGCAAATACGAATCAGTTTGTAAAAAGTTTAAATTCTGGGACAACAGCATTCCTAAAGATTGGGGATATTTTGGAGGAGAACATTTCGGATTGACAGAAAAAGAATGGGCTGAACTATTTTAAATAGGAGGAATCAAAAATGGTTACAGAAGAACAACTTGAAGCAGCTCTCCGAGATTTTATTAGCAATTGTAAAGGAATTGGAACTGCTTATGATACTCATTGTTTGAAATGCAGATATCATTCAGTGTGCGACCGATTGATAGTATGGGAAACTAATGGTCCTTGCGATTGGGAACTTTATCCAAAGGAGGAATCTCAATGACAACACCTGAACAACTTGAAGCGGTCATCAAAGATTTTATCTATGAATGTGAAAAGCAAAATGAAACAAGTGATAGCTGCGGAGAATGTATGTATTACGATTTCTGCGCTCGATTTTATACTCCGCATTGTGATCGTCCAGATGAATGGACGATTTACGAAAAGGTAAGCAAAATCCCATCTTAAAGGAGTGATAACGATGGCAGTTTATATGACAGGTGATATCCATGGCAACCCAAGTCGATTTTATGACCTGAAAAGTTTCTGTAAAGTGCATTCAGACGCAGAATGGTTTATCTGCTTGGGCGATGTTGGTTTGAATTACTACGGCGAGGATCACCCGCAGGAGATGTATATCAAGAATATTGCGGATGAAATCCCTGCAAAACTGTTCTGTATTCATGGTAATCACGAGCGGCGTCCTACCGAAGCAGATGGATATAAACAGATCGATGTCACAGATGGTGCGATTCATGGTCCGATGATGTGGCACGCAGAACACCCTAACCAGTATTTTGCCATCGACGGTGCCGTATATACGATTTTTACATCCAACCGTGTGTTGACTGCACTTGTTTGCGGCGGTGCTTATTCGGTCGACAAGTATTATCGTCTGCGGCGCGGTTGGCATTGGTGGCCGGACGAACAGCCAAATGAACTCACGAAGGGGCTGGTACGGTTGATGGCAACGGAAAAACAAATCGATATTATGTTGACCCATACCTGTCCGCTGCGGTTCGAGCCAACTGAGCTTTTCATCTCTGGCATTGATCAGAGCACAGTAGACAAGTCAACAGAACAATTCTTTGATGAAATCTACTCCTTATTCCCGGCGTACCAAGAGCCGATGTGGTACTTTGGCCACTTCCATGGAAATAAATACACGGATGAATACGTGATGCTCTTTGATGACATCATGGAACTGAAGTGAATTTATAAATAGTAAATCGAAAGGGGAGTACAGATGCTGTATGGACGTGCGTCTCCTGATTTGATTCGATAGCATTTCGTCAAATTAGATAGGAGAAAACAATATGACTTGTAATTTTTGTGGTAAGACTCTGGACACCTGCGATGAGACCAATCTTGGTAATCTGGAACTGCCTTTCTTCTACGGGAGCAAGCGTGATGGGGACTATATGAAGTTCTCTCTCTGCTCTGGCTGCTATGACAAGCTGGCAGATGAATTCATGTCCAGATGCAAACACAAACCCCTCATTGTTCCCTTTGCCCCCAGGGTGCCGGAGTGGGAACATAAGACTACTGAAGAATCCGATTATTGATAACTGATTACATAGGAGGTACATATGGCAAGTAAGGAAAATAACGTTTACTCTCGCTTTAGCTTTTGCGGAAAGGTCACCGTTTCCAAAAAGGTCCCGTTCGTGAAGCGCGACACCTACGACAAGGGTGAGAAGATCAGTATTAACTTTGGTATCAAAGCCGGAAACAATCTCGGTTATGTCATGCTGGAAGGCTTTAAGAATGACGAGATCAAGACCATGGATACTGACCGAAACAATATCGAGGTCGCGTGGAGTGATCGTCTGGACGAAGATGTGATCAAGACTGTTGCCAGCACCAAAAAGTTCACAGTGAACCTGGGCGAGCGCAAGGAGTTCATTACCGAGTGGGATATGATCGAGTATCTGGAGTCTGCTCTGGCCGGTTATGAAGACGATATTGTTGTCACTGGTAAATTCGTTCTGCGTCCCGGCACCGGTAAATACAAGGATCAGGTTTATCGCGAGTATCAGATCCAGAACGTGTACATGCCCGGTGAGAAGGAAGTTCCCCATCTGACTATGAATCTGGACCTGTACTACGACAAGGACAGCATGGATACAACCACTCTGAAGGATGACGGCAAGATTATGATGCATTGCTACACTCCGATGTGGTCTAAGGCAGATGGCGCACAGAAGATGTTCCAGATCGACACCGTGTTCAATACTGCTGTTTTTGATATGGACAAGCCGAAGCACAAGGCAATCCACGATTATAAGATGCGCTATCTGGAAACCAAGTCTCGCAATCCTGTCCATATGAATTGGCAGATCGCGGTCGTCAATGGCGCTGAAGAGGTTCCGTTTACTATGGACAGCCTGACTGAACAGCAGCGGGAGCAGGTCGAACTCGGTATCTCTAAGATGGAAGATTTCAAGCCGCGTGGAAATATCCTCGGTGATCGGGAAAAGGAGCTGCGTCTGGTAAAGCCTATCCTGACTGGTGAATTTGAGGAGTGCAAGACTGCAGCTGATTCTGGTTACACTGCTCGTGAGTTCGAGGATGAGATCTGGACCCCGGCGGTTGATGAAAGCGTGGACGATATGATGAAGGGCGGTTCCAAGGCTAAGACCAAGGCAAAAGCTGCTCCTGCAGTCGAGGCCCCGGAAGACAGCGATGATGATATCGACACCATGTTTTGATCCTGTCGATTTACCATGGAGTGAAAATTAAAAAGGAGAATACATAATGGGTTTCAAAATCAATCGTATTAAGGCAGACCTTGGCAGCTATCCTCATTATATGCTGCTCGGAATTCGCAAGATCGGCAAAACCACCTTTATTCGTGATCTGATCAAAGAGAAGTATGGTGATGCAACCAAGGGCCTACTGATTTCTTGCGGTGCTGAGAATGGTTACCACGCTCTGGATGATCTGCAGGTTGAAGAAGCGAAGGTTTTCAATCAGGACTACGACGAAGAGACCGACAGCCGTGGTTTCATTCAGATTGTTGATGATATCGTCGAGAACAATAAGGACTATGGCATTAAGCTGGTCGCAATCGATACCTTGGATTGCCTGTATGATATCGCTGCACAGGAGGCCATTCGGTTGTCTCGTAAAGAGACCGGTAAGCCGTGCAAGAGTATCAACGATGCATTTGGAGGCTACGGCCGTGGCTTAGACCGTGTGATTGCACTGATTCAAGAGCAGATCACTCGTCTGGAAGATGCCGGTATCGCTGTGTTCATCTTGTCTCATGTTAAGGAAAAGACTCGTACTGATATGGTTACTGGTGAAGAGTATCAGGTTTGGACAAACAACCTAATGGACAAGGTGTATGGAGCAATTGCCGATACTGCACAGATGGTTATGATGGCGGTCTTTGATCGTGAGATCAAGGATAAGAAGGTCACTGGTGAAAATCGTGTCCTGTATCTGCGTGCTACTGCAAGTCTGGATGCTGGTTCTCGTTTTCACGGTCTGCCTGAGAAGGTTCCTTTCACCCCCAAGGCTTTCGTCGAAGCGTTTGAAGAGGGTGTTAAGAACTCTGCCACTATGAAGCCGATGACTGATGCTGATATGGCTGCCCGTCAGAAGGAAGAAGCCGCACAGCAGGAAAAGACGGCAGAAATCGCTCGTCGTAAGGATGCAGAAAATCGTGCCGCAGCTCAGGCTGAAGAGGACGAGCCTTACCGTGCCGAGTGGATCAGCGCAATTCAGGATCGTTTCGGTAACGCATCTGCTGATGTTAAGGCCCAGATCAAGGCGATCCGCGATGAGGTCGGTCTTAAGTTCTCTGATCCAGAATTTCCTATTGACGCATTGAAACGCGTTTATTCTTTGGTCTAATCATTCACACTTTACACGGTCATTCCAAAGTAAATACGCAGGGCGGGACGGTGGGTATGTTGAGGTAGGAAATATGGCAAAGGAACCTACAGTTAAATGTATGGCTACCGGGGTGCAAGGACCCAGGAGTCAATTTTACAAAGCGCCAAACAATCGCTATTTCCAATCAGAAGCGGTTTATCAGGCGTGGTTGGCCGGGCGGCGCAAGGAGAAGGCGAAAAAGAATAAGCCCGCTCCTCAAAAGAAGCCAGGCCGCACGATGGAATCCTATAAGAAGCTATGCAGTACGATTGCGGACTTTATTGGATATGACCCGGAAAATGGTCAGCCAATGCCAACAATCGTATTTCGCCGGCTGAAGGAACTGGATTTCTACTCGGATGAAATCATTCAGCAAACCATGGATGAAAACGAAAAGTCGATTCGGTGGGCAATGCAGAATAAGAAGTTCGAGGATGACGCAGGGAAGTGCAGCTATCTGATGGCGATCATTCGCAACAATATCGGCGCTGTTTACCGGCGTGAAAAAGATAAGGCAGAAAAGACTGTCAAAAATAATGCAGAACCAAATCTTGATACAATGATCGACCTGTCAATGATCGGTACTGCACACAAAGGAAAAGATGTTAGCAGCTTGCTAGGAGGTGACGATTTATGGATTTAACCAAGGCGATTGAAAAGATCGAAGCAAATCGTGTACAGGCCGAAGCAAGCTTTGTTTTTTGTCTGTGGAAAGATCCCCAGCGATACGACGATTACAAAAACATCAACGAAGGAACAGATAAAACCCTGATCTGTGAAGAACAGGTTTTCTATTTCATGGTCGGTCGCGGCATTCGTCGGCAGGGTTTTTCTAATATCGATAACATCACTCTTGATACATATCTGGCGGACAAACCCACACTCCGTCGGCATTACGAAGAACTGAACGGCTGGCGTGCTTGTAAGGCAATGATGGATCTGGTCAATCCGGAGAACACGGACAGCTATTACAACCAAATCGCCAAAATGAATACGCTCAAAATCTTGGCCACCAAGTATGATGAGCTACTCAGTCACCCGGAGCGCTTTGATGATGCCACGAACGAAGATGTGTATAACACTTTCGAGCTGCTCAATAACAGTGTGGCGCTGACAACCGGCAACGATTCAAAGATCGAAAATCTTGTTGTTGATGAAAAATACATCCAGCAGTGCAATGCCGGCATGGATCAGGGAATTAGTTATGCAGCCGGAGCACCTCTATTGAATTATCTGACACTTGGAGCTCCTGTTGGGGATATGTATTTGTTTGCTGGTCACAGCGGCACAGGAAAATCAAGTTTTATCTTTGAAAATATGGTTCTCCCGTTTGCAGAAGGCGGCACAGGCGTTGCGATTATTTCAAACGAGATGCAGAGCAAGGCATATAAAAATATGTTACTGGTTCACATCCTCACGAAAGAATTGGACTACTGGAAAATCACCCGTAAAAAGCTCAGTCTTGGCCATTTTAATGAAGAGGAGTTGGAGATGCTTCGTAAGGCAGCAGCCATTACAAAAGAAAAGTATTCCAATATTCGCTTTGTAAAAATGTTCGAAAACGACACTTCTAAGGTGCTTCAGTACATCAAGCGTCTTGCAAGATCCGGCACAAAGGCAATCATCTATGACACCATGAAATCGGATGACGGTGTTGACGATAAAATGTGGCAGGCATTGTTGATGAACAGTCGCCGCATTTTTAATACCGTTTCAAAAGAACAAGTCGCTATGATCTGTACTTTTCAGTTGGCATTACATACTACGAATCAGCGTTGGCTTGACGCAACTTGTCTGTCAAACTCAAAACAGATAAAAGAAGTGGTGGCTCAAGCTGTCTTTGCCAGGGCATGTTGGCAGGACGAATATACCGGTGAAAAATTTGATTGCAATCCCTATCGGCGGAATAAGGATAATCCAAAGATCAAAGAGCCATTCATCATGGATAAAGACAAAAAATATATGGTTCTTTTTCTGAATAAAACTCGTTCTGATGAAGATGGTCAAACTCTTCTTTATCAGTGGGATTCAGCTTGGAACCGTTGGATCGAAATTGGTTTCTGTACCATTGTAAATGACCATGGCCAATACGACCGCAGATAAATAAGAAGGGAGGCTTCGATATGAATGGATGTCAATGTATTAACGTCTAAGCTTGAAAATCAGCCAGACAAAATCATTCAGATCCTTGAAGCACTTGGCTTTGAAAATATCAAGTTCAATCCTCTCAAAAATAATCTGCGGTTCGCTCGAGAAGAGCAGCGAAATCCAACCAGTTGTATGCTCGATTGCGGCACGCTTCGGTTCTTTGTTTTCTCTACAAACCAAAAGGGGAATCTTTTCAGTCTGATTATGGATGTCAAAAGATGTTCGTTTCCAGATTCTTTGAAATTCGCTGCACAAAAGGCTGGCATCTCAAAAGAAGAGGTCAACATCAAAACGCATTGGCCGTTCGGTGGATTCTTTTTAAAACTGATGCCTGACTATGAAGAAGAGATGGAAGATTTGAAAACGTACCCGGAGGAGACTCTGGAACCGTATGCCAACAAATACAATCTCCGCTTCATCAAAGATGGTATCAGCCTGGATACTCAGCACAAATTCGGTGTCGGTTATGATGTGGAATCAAATCGAATTACGATCCCAGAGCGTGCAACTGATGGTTCTTTAGTCGGCATCATGGGCCGCGCCAATTACGAGTGCGAGCATGATAAACGCTGGTATCCGTTGATCTCTTGTCCACGCAGCAAAACACTGTTTGGATACTCTGAGAATTATCATCGGATTCAGGAAACAGGGAATATCGTTCTGTTTGAATCTGAAAAGGCAGTCCAGCAATGCGATTCGTTCGGCTGCAATATTGCCCTCGCAACGTGCGGCTGTCATGTATCAGATACGCAAACCAAATACATCAAACGAATGCTGCCAAAGAAAATCATTCTGGCCTACGATGAAGGGCTCGAAGAAGAGCATCTGGTCAACGAGTGTAAAAAACTCATCGTGGACAATCCGATCTTAAAAACAAAGGTTGGGTATATCTGGCCTGATGGGTTGATTCAGGAGGGCTCCAAAATGAATATAGCTGATCTTGGTAAGGATGTTTACAAAGAGGGCGTAACAAAATATGTGAAATGGGTAGAGGAGTGATGTAAATGGGACAAAGAGTAATAGCCCCTGAGCTACAGGCACTGTATGACAAAGGGGCGCAGGTGTACAGCTATTCAAAGCTGAGTACGATCCATGATTGCCCATATAATGCATATCTGACTTATATCAGACCGCGTGATCAGTGCGCCAATGTGTATTCCTCTCTTGGTACTGTGGTTCACGATACGCTGGAAGGAATCATTGAAGGGAAGAACACAGAAGCAGATATCGGTCCTGCCATCGAAAACGGTCTGGACGAACTCGATATGCTTGGGATTGATTTTCCCAAAACGAGAGATGGCGGCAATGGCATCCGCGATAAATGGATCTCAAATATGCGTTGTATGGCTCGTGATTGGGTCAGTCCAAAAGGCGAGTATGAAGTCGAAAAGCTGCTTATTCTGAAGCTTCGTGATGATCGCTATCTTCAAGGTTATGCAGATTTGATCCGTGTCCTGCCAGACGGGCGGCTGCAGGTGTTGGATATCAAGACTTCCAGTCAGTTTAAGGATGAAGACCTACTTCACTATGGTCGTCAGCTGGTCGCGTACACTCTGGCGCTTGAACAGGCTGGATTCAAAACGGCCGTTCCTTGTTGGATCATGGTGAAATATTGCAAGATTACATACGAAACCGGATTCGGAAAACGTGCAAAACCAGCCGAAAAGGTGCTCGATCGATGCAAAGTGGGTTACACGCTGCGGTCCACGGTTCGTTCCAAAATGAAAGCCGCCGGGTATGACAGTGAGCAGATCGAAATTGTTACCCAGGCATTTATCGAATCGAACGATATCAATGATTTGCCGGAAGATATTCGCTGCCAGTTCAAATTGACTACATATGTCAGACCGTATCCTGTCACCGATGAACTGCGCAAAGAATGCATCGATTACATAAACGAAACAGCGGACGAGTTCGAGGAGCGGAAACGCAGTGGCGAATGGCCTGCACGAGAGATCGAAGAGAAAAATGGCGATCCAAATTTCTTCTGCACCAATCTCTGTGGTCATCGTAAAACCTGTGAACCGCTTCGGGATTGCATCAACAAACGGCCGTTTTATGCGGCAAAAGACCCAAGCGTGGTCGGTATAGACGATTTATTTTAAGGAGGATTCATGGAGCAAAACTATGTTGTATACCATTTGCACGACGATAAAGGTTCGCTCCTTGATTCTTGTACAAAATGGGAGGATTATGTTGATCTCGCTGCTTCTTACGGAATGAAAGCGATTGCTTCTACCAACCATGGCTACAACCTTAACTGGACTGAAAAGAAACAGTATGCAGAGAAAAAGGGCTTGAAATTCATCGTTGGTTGCGAGGTGTATCTTACTTCTGAGATATACCACTATCCAGAGATCCCTGATGAGGTTTATGAATCTTATCAAGGCTGGGACCCGCAGGAAGCACAAGAGGAAATCGGTAAAATGATGGATGCTGAACGCTATAAAGTTCGCGACAACTTCCATACGATTCTTCTTTGCAAAAATGCTCGTGGTGTTTTGGAGCTGAACAAGGTGATGAGCACGTCTTATGATGCTGATCACAAGTATTATAAGCCCCGTATCACTTTTGAAGAATTCTTTGGATTGTCTGATAACATCATCAAAATCTCTGCCTGTCTGGCAAGCCCGCTTCGCAAATACACGTCAGAATGTGATGGATTTCGTCAGGAAGTTTATGACAAACTATGCAAGACCTATGACTATTATGAGATTCAGTATCACGATTGTGACGATCAAAAGGAATATAACCAGTATCTCTGGGAGCTTTCCAAGAAATATCACAAGCCACTGATTGCTGCAACTGACACCCACAGTCTGAATGCATATAAAGCAGAGTGCCGCAAGATCCTTATGATGGGCAAGGGAATCGAGTTCACTGGTGAGGACGAATTTGATTTAACCTTCAAGTCTTACAATGAGCTGGTCGACGCGTTCACTGTGCAAGATGCACTCCCTCGTGAAGTCTGGATGGAAGCAATCGAGAATACGAATCGGATGGTAGATAGTGTCACTGATTTCACTCTGAGCACAAATGCACGATATCCCATTTTGACCGGGACTTCTGAATCAGATGCCAATGTTTATATCAAACGTACCCATGATATGCTGAACGACAAAATTCGTCGCGGTATCATTCCTGAATATGAAGTCGCCCAATTTAAGGCAGATGTTGAAGAGGAGCTTACAGTCTTTAAGAAAACCAACATGCTGGGCTTTATGCTTTCTATGAGCGACCTGATGATTTGGGGCAAGGGAGAGGGCATTCCGTTCGGACCAAGTCGTGGCTCTGTTGCAGGTTCTCGGTGTGCATTCGTCACAGATATCATCGATGTTGACCCGGCTCGCTGGAATCTGGTGTTCTCACGATTCTGTAATGAAAACCGTGTCGAGATTGGTGATATTGATATCGATGTGCCTGATGCTTATCGTCCTATGATTTACAACCACATCTTTGAATCGTTCGGTCGTGAGAAGTGTGCGTATGTTCTGGCTATGGGTACTTTGGCAGGAAAAGCGACAATCGACGAGATTGGACGAGCTCTTGCAAAGGTCTGGAAGCGTGAAAATCCGGATGCAGACGAATCTAGGAATCCTTATTCCCTTGATCGGATCGCAAAAGTGAAAAAGGAATACGATGCCAGCGCTGAAAAGTGTCGTGCAGATCATCCTGATATCTTCTACTACTTTGATGGATTGCAAGGAACGATCGTGTCTCTGTCACATCATCCGGCTGGCGTTATCATCGCTCCAATCGACCTCTATAAAAGGTATGGTGTCTTCCAAGATAAAGACGGGCTGCCCATTCTGTGTCTTGACATGGAAGCGTCTCATGCAGTCGGTCTGGCAAAGTACGATATCCTCGGTCTTGATACAGTGTCTGTTATTGATAAAACCTGTAAGCTGGCTGATATTCCGTACCCGCACACTTGGGAAATGGATTTCGATGACCAGGCAGTCTGGGCAGATATGAAAACGTCTCCAGTTGGCATTTTCCAGTTCGTTGAGGATTTCGCTTTTGATTCGCTCAAAAAATACGATGTTCACAGCATCGCAGATCTGAGCTTGGTCACGGCAGCCATTCGACCCGGCGGCGCTTCTTACAGAGACAAGCTCTTCCGGCATGAAGCAAATCACAATCCGTCGCCTGAAATCGACGAGCTGTTAAAAGATAGCCTGGGCTGGCTTGTCTTTCAGGAACAGACCATCGCGTTCCTCCAACAGTTCTGTGATATGAGCGGCGGTGATGCAGATAGTGTTCGCCGTGCAATCGGTCACAAGAACAAGGCGGAGTTGGATGCGGCAATGCCTCGTATCCTGAATGGCTATTGTAATCACTCAACAAAATCAAGAGAAACCGCCGAAACAGAAGCAAAAGAATTCTTACAGGTCATCGAGAACTCGGCCTCGTATCAGTTTGGTTTGAACCATGCTACCGGGTATTCGATTCTTACATATTATTGTGCGTATTATCGCTATTACTACACCCACGAATTTGTAACGGCACTTCTGAACACTGCGGACACGCAAGAAAAAATCGTTAATGCGACCAAGCTTGCGAATGAACGTGGCATCCAGATCATGCCCATCAAGTTTCGTCATTCCCGGGATGAATATGTCTACGATAAGACAGACAAGAAAATCTATCAGGGAATGGAATCTATCAAGTATCTGAACAAGCGGCTCAGTCGTGAGTTTTATAAGCTCCGCAATGACAAGTTTAGTTCTTTCATTGATCTGCTTGTTATGAACCAAATGAAGAAAATTGCGGACAGTCGCCAGCTTGAGATTCTTATTAAGCTCGACTTCTTTTCGGAGTTCGGGAACCCCAATCAGCTTCTCTCTCAGGTGGACATCTTCAATAAATACTTCGGAGCAAAGCAGCTCAATAAGGTGGATATGGACAAGCTTTTCTCTTATGATACGATGCTTCATTTGTGCGAAAAAGAGACAGAGAAAAAATATGTCAATGTGGACTGGCTTGGTATTGTTCGGAATTTGGCGAGAGAAACAGAAGATGTCAAAACTCCAATTACAGACCGCATCCAATATGAAGCTGATTGCCTTGGTTATATCCAGCTGACTATGCCAAATCTCAAGTCCACTTACATCTACGTCCTGGATATCGATGGTAAGTTCGCCAATAAAACTGTCAGCGCCTACGTCCTCAAAACTGGTCAGCAGCGGCGGCTTAAGGTGAAAGGCCGCACTCTGGAAGCTGCCCCAATCGAGAAAGGCGACATCCTTCGCATTGATGAAGAGCGGGATGAAGGCCGCTGGTCAAAAGACGAGCAGGGCCAGTGGATTCAATCCAGGACCGACAAAGAAACGATTCTTCGTAAATACGTACACGTCAGGTGAAAGGAGGTGACAAAGTGACATATAACGAAATCACTCAGATCCTCAAGTCAATGGTGATTATTGTGGATGACCGAGAAAAAGATACTCCACTTCTACATCAGCGGCTCTCATCGTTCCCGTGTGCTTATATGCGTAAGAGACTGGATTTCGGTGACTATAGTGCTGAGGTGACACTGCCCAATGGCGAAAAATTCTCGTTGGCAGACAAAGTAGTGGTCGAAAGAAAATATGACTTGACAGAGATTTGCGGAAATTTCACAACGAATCGCATCCGGTTCGCAAAAGAGTTCGACAGGGCTGCGGCCGCTGGAGCAAAGACGTACATACTCATTGAAAACGGTTCATGGGAAAAGATTCATAACGGTGCTTACCGCAGTAAGATGACTCCAGCTTCATTGTTGGGCAGTCTCACCACATGGCTTGCTCGATATAATTGCCAGATCATCTTTTGTGAGCCGGATACCACATCATGGCTGATCCATGCGTTTCTTCTCCACGAAATGCGTGAAGCGCTGACCCATTATGAATTACCGCAAAAACCAAAGAGAACAAGAAAGGGGACTGAAGATGACATCATCACTTGATTTCGAAGGCGAGCTGATTCTGGACGGTGTGCTGCTGGACAAGCTGGAAACACTGACAAAAAAGCTTCAGAAGGCCACAAAAAAGACCGACAAGGCAACAATCTTGTTAGATGCCAAGAACGAGATTGGTGAGAATCCGTTGTTTTTCTTCCTTGATTTTATTCTCGATCCGCAGATCACAACAGGAATCTCTAAAGCGAAAATCAACAAGAAAGTGCAAATCGTGGATAAATTTCCACACACTTTCCAAGATATCTGCTTATTCCTGGCGGAGTGCAACACCGGCTCTGACATGGCTTTGTCAATGGCAGCCAGTTATATCTACTGGAATGCTTCACATAAAGATTTTCTGATTCGAGTATTCACTAAGAATTTGCCCCTGGGTGTTGAAGCTGCTATGGTCAATAAGATTTTTGGCAAAGTGGTCATTCCGGTCTGGGAAGTCCAGCAAGGATATCCTATCGATAAAGTCAAACTCAAGCCGGGCACCTGGTTCAGTCTCAGCCGCAAGATGAATGGTAACAGGGGCACCTTTTACCGTGGCAAGTTCATTTCCCGTCAGGGACAAGAGTTTACCGGCCTCGACCATATTAAGGACGACATCATCAAAGAGCTTGGCGATGAATCGCTGATTGATGAATATGTCTACGATGGCGAGCTGGTGTATCGTAATAGCAGAGGGCTATCAGACGGTGAGGCATTTCGGGTTGGCACTGGTATGTTGAACTCGGATGGAGATAAAAGCCAGATCAAGTTCGTTGTGTTTGATTTGATTCCTACTGATGAGTTTGAGAACGGCAAAGGCAGCCTTCCTTATGAAGATGGTTCTTTTGTTACGCCATATAAACTCCGTCGTAAATGGCTTGAAGATTTAGCCGTTACGATCGAGCAGAAAGGGCTCAAAAATATCCAGGTCGTGCCGATGGTCTACGAAGGTACAGATCAAAGTGTGATTCCTCAGTGGCTCGATTATGCAGTCAAACATGATTGGGAAGGGCTCATGCTTAATACATCGGTTCCTTATAAGCGGGCGCGTCACACTGGCTGTCTTAAAATCAAGCGTTTTTATACTGTTGATCTTCGTGTCACTGCAATCGAAGAGGGTCAGAACCGTCTGGCTGGTACGATGGGCGCTTTGGTTGTTGATTACAAGGGCAACGAGCTTCGTGTTGGTTCCGGTTTTGATGATGCTACGAGAGCTACCGTGTGGGCGAATCAGGGTGATTACATCGGGCGTATCATCGAATTAAAGTACAAAGAGGTCACAATGGATAAAAAGACCGGCCTTGAGTCCCTGCAATTCCCGACCTTTGTGCGATTCCGTGATGATAAGAACGAAGTAAGCTACGGCTAAGGAGAAAGTTATGAATCTTTCTAAGAAGTCCATTAAGCACATTCTTCGGATTTTGGACAACAAATGTATCGAGGTTCCTACAAAGACATCCGCTTATAGCAGCGGTGGACGTAGAATTTTGACTCGTGATTTTGAGCCAAAGGAGTCACACGGAACGAATGACTGGCAGCGAATCGTCTATATACCGTCCGAAGGATATTTCTACGGAATTTATAATGGAAAATCGGAAGAAGATTGGGGTATTCCAGATATCTGGTCTCCTGCTCAACTTGCTGATTTGTGAGGTGTCTTATGGTTGATTTCAGTAAATTAGACGTCCCAAAGAAAGAACGACTTGAAGTTCAACTTACCGATGGCACAGAAGAACACAATATCAACTACGTCATCACGTCTCTGGCTACGATCAAAGGAGATAGGATCTATAAAAACTTCCGTCTATATTCTGTGGCCGATGATGGCCAATTGACTCAGCTGGAAAAACGGGATGGCGACCCATATTTCGATGCTTTGAAAGGAACGGTGTATGAACAATGAAGAACGAATCAAAAGTGGATTTAAAGGAGATCTCAAAGAACTTGAAATTGCTTGGAATCACTTTGAGTTTTGTGAGCCTGAGTTTATCGATTGTGCAATTGATAATCTCCGAAACGCTGAAGAAGCTCTCTCAGGAATATTGATGAGGGCGCGTTATGTGGATACGTCGATATTTAAGACTTAATTATCAAGATGAATCTCTCTGTTGGCGGCTTCGCTATGGAGAACGCTTCGAAATCGTCGCAGAACTGGATGAATTTTATTTTCTCTGGGCACATGGCACGATGATTGCATTCCCCAAGTATGGCAAGTACACATACGACATTGAAACAGAGATCGTAAATACCGAATAAGGAGGGAGGTGAGGTCCCATGCGAGGGATCAATCAAAGAGAGCTTGGCCGCAAAGAACGCGCCACAGCAGAATGCGAGCGTCAGATTCGGCGCTACGGATATGAATGTGGTGAGGTTATTACATATAAATTGTCGCCAGAACAAATGAAACAGGTTTTGACAGGCAGAAAAACAGTGGATGATTTTATCAAGGAGGGGCAGTAAATGAAAGCCGAATTGATTTCGTATTCACAGCCGGTAAAGAAGGATGCAGACAAGAATCCGCTCAGTATCGCAGAGCTGGCAGCAAGTGTCTGTTATGATTCTGAGCCGACTGAAACTTATCGGATTGCAAAGAGATGTAAGGCGACCGGGCACACCTCGGTGCTTGAACACATCAGCTTTACGTTTCATGTCACCGGTGTCAGTCGAGCACTTCTGGCGCAGTTGAGTCGCCATCGACATATCAGTCTGAGTGTTCGCAGCCAGCGCTATTGTGATGAAAGTATTATGCAGTATGTCAATCCATTCAGTGGGGAAGACGCAGATGTATTTGATGGCATGATGGCAGATATCGCCAATGACTATCGCATCTTAAAAGAGTATCACGGTGCTGCCAATGAAGACGCTCGTGCTGTTTTGCCGAATGCCTGCTGTACTGAACTTTATGTCACCATCAACGCACGGTCACTGATTGAAATGAGCCACCTGCGGCTCTGCACTCGTGCCCAGCGTGAAATCCGGGGATTGTTTATGGCAATCAAATTCCAGGTTTCTCAGGTTTGCCCCGAACTCGGCGCATGGATGGTTCCGTCCTGTGAAGCGAATCCAAAGTATCCGTTCTGTCCCGAGGGGAGCCGCTGCTGTGGCCGCCATCCGAAGCTGGCAGATGTTTATAAACCCGTTGAGAGATAAGGAGATTACATATGAGCAAGATGTTTAATATCGAAAACTGCGATGTCACCATGGAAAATGGCTGCCTGCGTCTGATCTATCATACCGACGAACTGCTGATGCCTATGACTCTGGCAATCAGCAAGACCTATCACGATCTGAACGAAAAGGGCATGTATCTCTTTGGTCAGGAGGATTGGGTAGGGAATGTCGTTGAATGGAGCATTCGGAAGGAGAGTCCTATCTGGCATAATCTGCTGGCCGACATCTATAAGAATCATCACGATCTGTATTCTTCTATTATGGTTACTCCGGAAGACGATGAGTATGACGATGATGTTGATGACAACGACAAGGTTCTTGGTTACCTGACTCTTGAGGCCACTGGAGACATCGACGAGAAAACCGGCCACCGTATCGCTCATTTCAACACTGCCGATCTGGAGGCTTTGGACAACGGCATTCTTCACGTTTTGGCCGAAGCTTGCGGCATCAAAGATGGTGAGTATATGTTCCGCGACGAACTGATCAATGCTATGAGCCAGCAGGATATTGATATGGACGATTGCGATTACGACTGTGAGAACTGCGATTGTGCCGAAAAAATCTCTGATGGTGATGTTATCTGCCACCTCGATGAGGATGACGATGAAGAGGATGACGAGGAAGACCTGTGTGATGGCGATTGTGACCACTGCAAGAGCGATGCACCTGCTACCGATAGCGACTGTTCTTGTAATCCAGTTGAAAACGAAAATACAGCACAGCCCGATGAGCAGCCGTATGAGTATGTGAATGGTCCCGCTCACTATCATGGCACCGAGTGCATCGAGAATATGCGTAAGCTGTTTGGCGATGAGGCCGTCCGCTGGTTCTGTATTTGCAATGCCTACAAGTATCGCTTCCGTGATGGTTCTAAGCCCGGTGTAACCGCAGAGCAGGACGAGAAGAAGGCCCATTGGTACGAAGATTATGCCGTGAAAATGATGAACGAACAACGCTACTATTGATTTGGAGGTGATGGAATATGGAGTACGTAATCAAACGCAATGGCGTAAAAGCTCCGTTCGACAAGTCTAAGATCGTGAATGCGATCGAAAAGGCGATGACCACCACTCCCGGCGGCATTGACTCTCGCGTATCAAATGCGATTGCAGATTATATCGCTGAGATGCCAGATACTCTTTCCGTTGAGCAGATTCAGGATATCGTCATTGAGCAGCTGAAAGCAAGTCCTTTTGCTGATGTAGCTGAATCTTATAGTCACTGGCGAAAGCTCCGTCAGGAAATTCGCGACAAGGAAAAGACGAATGCCAGTATCCTTGAAATCATCGACGCTAAGAATGATGCAATCAATCAGGAAAACAGTAATAAAAACCCCACCGTGAACAGCGTCCAGCGTGACTATATGGCAGGTGAGGTATCAAAGGATTTGACTGCGCGTCTGTTGCTCGACCCAGAGATCGTCAAAGCACATGAAGAGGGTTTGATTCACTTCCATGATGCAGACTACTTTGCTCAGCACATGCATAACTGCGATTTGGTCAACCTGGAGGATATGCTGCAGAACGGTACTGTTATTTCTGGTACTGGCATTGATAAGCCCCACAGCTTTTCCACCGCCTGCAATATTGCCACCCAGATCATTGCGCAGGTGGCATCCAACCAGTACGGCGGACAGAGCATTACGCTGTCTCATCTGGCTCCATTTGTGGATGTCTCCCGCAAGAAGATTACAGCAGAAGTTCATAACGAATTCTATGAGATGCTTCAGAATGACGATATCGAAAAAATGCCCTCACAGGAAGCTATTGACCGTATTGTAAATCGTCGTCTAAGAGCTGAGATTTCTCGTGGTGTTCAGACCATCCAGTATCAGGTTATCACTCTTATGACAACCAACGGTCAGGCTCCTTTTATCACTGTGTTTATGTATCTGGACGAGGTTCCTGCCGGTCAGACTCGTGATGACTTGGCTGTCATTATCGAAGAGATGTTAAAACAGCGTATCAAAGGTGTCAAAAATGAAGTCGGTGTTTATGTTACTCCTGCATTCCCGAAGCTGATTTATGTTCTTGATGAGGATAATATCCATCCGGATTCTAAATATTATCACTTGACTGAGTTGGCAGCGCAGTGTACCGCAAAACGTATGGTTCCTGATTATATCTCTGCAAAGGTTATGAAAGAGCTCAAAGGCGGCGTGTGGACAAGTATGGGGTGTAGGAGCTTCCTCACTCCTGACCGAACTACTGAAAATGTGGCGAATGCAGGGAACTGGGTCAAGGGTCAGAAATACTATGGCCGCTTTAATCAGGGTGTTGTCACCATCAATTTGGTAGATGTAGCATGTAGCTCTGGTAGAGATATGAACGCATTCTGGAAAATCTTTGATGAACGTCTTGATCTTTGTCATCGTGCATTGCAGGCTCGTCATAAGCGGTTGCTCGGTACTATTTCTGATATGAGTCCTATTCATTGGCAGCATGGCGCACTGGCCCGCCTGAAAAAGGGCGAGAAGATCGACAAGTTGCTCTTTGGCGGCTACTCCACCATCAGCCTGGGCTACGCTGGTCTGTATGAGTGTGTGAAGTATATGACCGGAAAGAGTCACACCGATCCTGAAGCAAAACCGTTCGCGCTGTCTATCATGCAGTATATGAATGATAAGTGCACAGAATGGAAAGAAGCAGAAAACATCGACTACTCTCTGTACGGCACTCCGTTGGAGTCTACTACATATAAGTTCGCCAAGTGCCTGCAAAAGCGATTCGGCATTATTCCTGATGTCACAGACCACGACTATATCACAAACAGCTATCACGTAAACGTTCGTGAGCATATTGATGCTTTTACTAAGCTCAAGTTTGAGAGCGAGTTCCAGAAGCTATCCCCGGGCGGTGCCATCAGCTATGTGGAAGTGCCCAATATGCAGCACAACATCCCGGCAGTTCTCAGTGTAATGAAGTTCATCTACGACAATATCATGTATGCCGAGCTGAACACCAAGTCCGATTACTGTCAGTGCTGTGGCTACGACGGCGAGATCAAGATCGTTGAGGATAACGGCAAGCTGGTGTGGGAGTGTCCAAATTGTGGTAACCGTGACCAGAGTAAGATGAATGTCGCCCGCCGTACCTGTGGATTATAAACCGATATGGTCCACGTTAAATCGATTAAACTGCGGGAAACCCCTTAGAGCACAACAAGCTACAACGAAGCTGGAAACGGCAAGCGTGAAAGCGGCATAAAGTATAGACCATAAAAATTGTTGTGATTGGGCGACCGAGGATGAAAGTTCCTCTGACGCATCGAAACTCCTAAGTCTTTTTGATATGGAGGACGTTCAACGAACATAATATCGAATCATTATTGTATGTTCTACTCCCTATAAAATATCGGGAAACCGAGGGTATTAAGGATATCGGAAGCAACTTCTGGAACCAAGGAAGAACGCAAGAGATTAGAGATCGCGTGGTTCATTTGAGCGATAACTAATATTTAAGGAAAGTGGAGGGTGGGAGGATTTCACGGAAGGAGATGACGCAATTGCAAGTAGGTTTGATCGAGATTCCTGATTTTGCAGGATACTACGCATCTGCCGATGGGCATATTTAGACCACACTAGCTCAAGGATGCAGAGATCGTTATGATTTATCAAAGCGAACTGCGCCAAGAGAAGTAAAGCCTAGACCGACTCTTCATGGATATGACAGAGTTTATATTCGTAGAGAGTCAACCGGTAAAAGAGAAGACGTTTACATACATCGAATCATAGCAAAACTTTTTGTTCCTAATATTCGTAATGTTGACGAGGTAAATCATTTGGATTGTAACAGACATAATAACGCTGCTTCCAATCTTGAATGGGTTACACGAGAAGAAAACCTGAAATACGCGATGTCAGATGGTTTCATGGGGCGCAACGAATTAGGACGGTTTTGTTATAAAAATAAAATCGACAACTAAAGAAAGGCAGGTGATATCGCATGAATGATATTGCAAAATTCATTTCGGGTTTTCTTGGTTTTATTCTGTCGTGGTTCATTACGACTGTTGTATTATATGGCGGTTGGAAGCTGCTTGGGCCAGATTTTAATCTATGGGCGGCAACCGGTATTTGGCTGGTGCTGCTTATCTTTGGCAGATCTGCGAACAGTAAGAAGCAGTAAATAAAATGAGCAGGGTGGGTGTGGTGGCATGAGAGGATGTGAAACAAGTGAACTACATAAAAATAGTCCCGTGTGATATAGCGAACGGCGAAGGTGTGCGCGTAAGTCTTTTCGTTTCGGGTTGCAGTCATCATTGTCCTGGCTGTCATAATCCACAGACATGGGATCAAAATGCAGGTGTTCCGTTCATTGAAGATACCATGCAACAGCTGCTTGATCTACTTCGCCCCGATTACATTCAAGGGCTAACATTCAGCGGAGGAGACCCCCTCTTTGTTCAGAATCGACTTATCGTTGGTTATATCTGCGAGAGAGTTCGCAAAGAATTCGGTGACACCAAGGATATTTGGATGTGGACTGGATACGAGTGGGACCAAATCAAAGACTGGGATCATTTGAATTATGTGGATGTTTTGGTGGATGGCCCATATATTGAATCTAAACGAGATATCTCTTTGCCGTATATGGGAAGTTCCAATCAGAGAGTAATTGACTGTTATGCAAGTCTTTGCTGTAAAAAACCAGTTCTTTGGTGGAATCCGAATAATAAAAAGGAGAATACATAATATGTCATCTAAAAAAGAATACGTTTATTGTATTTGGGCACACAGTAAAGTGAATGGCCCAAGTCCATACATTTATCGGATGGTTGCCACAAGTAAAGCAGATGTAAAAAGAAAATGGGCGGAGTCATTTTATTGGCATTTGACGATTGATCATATTGAAAAGGCCGATATTACTCCGGAATATTTGAATCGCCCATATGACTTTGATGATGATAATGATGATAGACTTATTGGTCAGTATATCACTGTTGATCCTAAGGAGTCCCCACGTCGTACAGAATTAAGAGATTACGATAAAATGCTTGTTGAAATGTATGAAGGTAGTATTAAATCAACATTTGATAATCCTAAAAGAACAGCTTTAGAAACAGCAAAGGCTTTTCATTATGGAGAACTTATAGATGAAATTTATGAGAGTTGCGGGTTGGAATATACCGGTAATTATGGCATTGACGATGAAATGTTGGATAAAATGTTAAAAGGAGAATAAAATTATGGATTTAAGTAATTATGAAATGTTCCAAAATAATAAAGCGATTACTACTGTTTGTCATCCGCAAGTGAAAATCAATAAGATCTATCCTGACGCTCACATCCCAACTTATGGCACTGAGAAGGCCGCCTGTGCTGATGTTTACGCTTATATCCCAGCAGATCAGGCAGACCTGTATGACGAGCATGGTAATCCTATTATTTACATCCATCCGCATGAGACCCGTATGATCGGTACTGGCCTGCGTTTTGCTCCTGCTGATGGTTGGGCTATCCTAGGATTTGCCCGCAGTGGTCTGGCATCTAAGAAGGGTCTGGCACCTGCGAACAAAGTCGGCGTGTTGGATGAGGATTATCGTGGCCAGGCTTTTATTCCCTTGCACAATCACTCTGATATACCCCAGGAAATCGTCCATGGTGACCGTATCGCACAGTTCATGTTCGTTCCGTATTATCAGGCACAGTTTGACGTGGTTGATGAATTGAACGAAACTGAGCGTGGTGATAATGGTTTCGGAAGCACTGGTGTTTAACAATTAAGGGGTATTGCTTATGCGATGTAGTTTTGGATATACAGTCAAGTCCCCATATGTAGAAAGACGTGTTAAATACTATGATGAAAATGGTATCTATGACGAATCGGTACAAAGTGATGACGAATTGATTGTCATTGGGGAAAAGCTAAGAAATGGTGGTTATAGATATAACGAAGAACTTGGGAAAGCAGAGACGGCCATGTTCGAGACAGAACCAAACAATCCGCAATATAAAGAAATTCTTGCAAGATTAAATCGTGTTCGTGACAAATACGGTATCAAACACTGGGATGAAAAGGAGCGGGTGATGTAAAATGTTCTGGGATAAATCAGAAGAAGTTCAGCCGGTTGACACCGAAGAAGAACCTGTTGTTGTAAAAGCAAAAGACCTTAAACTCCCATATACATCGAGGTCTGTTACTGTGTATTACATCATGGAAAATGGCGATAAATTTAGCGATACCTATCAAAGATCGTTGTTTAGTTATTTGGATGCAAAGACAGCTTGGAATGCGAAAGAGAAGCTTGACGAAGACATTTGCAATGCTATCGATCGCGCAAACGATATGATCAAAGCTGCGTTTAACGGCAATCCCAAATATATGAACTTTAATAAAAGATATATCAGAGCTGAATATTGTGTTTCTGTAGAAATTTGTACTGGAGACAATAGCTGGTATGTTAAAGATGAATCGGAAGATCGACCTGATGACGGATGGCCTTGGAATCCAGATGAGGAGTAAATCAATGAACGATATTATCCAAATGCCGAAAGGCGATTACATTATGAAGGACGCCGTCTATGTAGATACAGGCAAAACTCGTACTGACGGGTGGTATCCAGAGTGGATCGGTATGACAATGCAGTTCCGTCCAATTCCTGTCGGCTGGATTGCTCAGTTCCGATATGTAAAAGACAATGAGGGTTATCCGTATCCAGGTGGGATGCACACGTCGCCAGTTACTTCTGTCTCGATTACAGAAGATGAAAAAATTGTCAAAATTGAAACAGCACATACGATTTATACGTTTGAAAAAGTCAAGGAGGGCTAAATTATGGCTAAGTATTTTTATGTTTATCACGTTAATGATGGCACCACTGATCGCATCGTAAAGATGTTCAACACCGACTCTGTTGTAAATGGCAAGAGGGGTACTTATATCGCTGAGAAAAAGGTTGCATCAAATGATCTGCAGGGCTTTACCAGTGGCATCAAAGCGGCAGGTTTTCAGCTGAATCAGGAGCTCGCAAATGCTGATACTGCCGAACAGGAAGCAAAACGAATTCTGGCTGCTAAGATGGCCGATTATCATGCAGCACGCGATGCTTATGCCGAGGCAGCTGACAATCTGAAAAAGGTAAACGCCAAGTTTGGTATTGTGTAATGAAGTATTATTTTGTAGAGCACTACTATGATAAAGGCGCACCTTTTGGAGCGTCAAGTAGGGTTAAGCTATATTTAGACAATGATTTGATTGCCATACACGAACACATTCATTACGATCAAATAAAAGGATATTGTAAATGTCTTGAAGATCTCGGGTATGAAGAAATACGCAATTATGATAACGTTGAATGGCTAATTGATAAGTGCAAGAAAGCCTTCACTGATGAAGATATAAGCATTATCGGGTCGTGGTTTGAATTAACTGGCAATTGGCCTACTGAATAAAAGGTGAATTCTATGGGTGGGTGGGAGGAATAAAAATATGAATGTTGTAAAACACGGAACGAGTCAGACAAAAGATTCTGAGAAAATATATAAAGTAACTTGCGACTCTTGTGGCTGTGTATTTGAAGCTAAAAGATCTGAATTTCATGTATGGCCTTTGCCGGCACGACCTGTTAGTGAAACGGTAAGAAATTATGATAATACAGGGCGTCCGGCAGAGATCCAATGTCCTGAGTGCAAATGCACTTGTGGAATTAGAATGAGATTACTTGCAAGAGAATCCGCCTTTTTACATGCATATTGTAGGTGATAGAAGGAGTAAATAATATGACTTATACACTTATGTCTGTTCCAGAAGATAAAGAAGTCTGGTGCACTGGATTTCGATTTGATGATACGAAGGCCGGCATCAATTGCAAGCCGGTACAAGGATCTATTCATAATAAGGATTATTGGAACTCGAAGTTTAAAACAAAAAATCGCACAATCAGCGTGAATACAAATCAATCGTATTATGCATTTGCTGATACTTACGAAGAGGCTGCACATATTTATAATGAGATGATAAATACATTTCTTGTTGAGCTCGATAATAGATACCACAAAATCGCAAGTTCATTGGAAGGCTGCTATCTATCTAATGATCGTGGCGTGATGTTTTAAGAGGTACGGAATTATGACTGAAGAATATGTAAAAATTTATTGTGACCGTTGTGGGGAAGAAGCACTTGTTAGAAAGGCGCGTTTTCCAGACTGTATCGCGGGCTGCTGTGTTTCCGACTCTGGAAGATGGAGCTTAAAAGATAAAGGTGCGATTTCAGATTTATGCCCGCAGTGCCGACGCGAATATGAAGAGATGCTCCATAAATTCTTCTGTGAAGGCGTGAAGCGTGATGCCTAAAGAATTGCGATTTTAAAGAAAGGAGAATTCGATGCTTGTAAAAGATTACGGCGGTGAAATCGATTGGAATATCGGCGCGTTTTGCGGCCATGATGAAATGATGTTTGATATCGATAAAGCTTGTAAAATGGCTTGTGAGAAAAATGGCATCAGATATGTGTTTGGCAGCATTTCCACAATCCTGCAGGGTGGTCGTATCCCACCACAGAAAAATCTGCCTGTGTCAGAAGTTCTGTCCAGAGCAGATAAATATAATGAACTTGGTATTGGAGTTCGTTTGACATTCTCAAGCCCGTTTGTTACACGCGGCGATCTCGTTGATGAAACTTCAAATATTATGTTGCGGCACCTCGATCATAATAATCAGAATGGTCTTACAAACCGTAACGGCGTTATTGTTATGTCAGATTTACTGGCTGATTATATTCGCTACATGTATCCCAATCTTGAGCTGATTTCTTCGCAAGTAAAACCGTCTGTCGAAGTCGGCCTTGGGAATGATTCTGTTGAATATTATAATCGTCTACTTGACCGTTTTGATATCGTCGTTGTGAATCCATTTAAGATCCATGACGAGCAGTTTATTAAAAACCTGCATGACCATGATCGAGTAGAATTTATTGTCAATCACCGGTGTTTGCCGAATTGTCCCATGGCTGGCCGTCACTATCAGCTGAATACAAAACTGGGTCAGGCTATTGTCAATGGTGATGATATTACGGAGCTGCAAAATCAGTTGGCGACAGTATATAACTATTGCGGCTCTACTCGAAACAGCAATCCTCTTCTGGGCACATCTATGAATGAAGATGAAATCAAAATGCTGGTTTCACAGGGATTCAAGCATTTCAAAATCGAAGGCCGCGAAAATAATATCATCTCGTTTGTGCGTGACCTTGGTGATTATGTTTTTAATCACGAGATGTTTGAGAGAGTCATTCATGCCATTGCCGGTATGATGCTGTAAGGAGGTCCACAATGATTATTGATTGCAAATCTATTGCACAAGATATCAAAGATAAAATCAAGAATATTATCACAGAAGCTGACTGTGCTCCTGTTTTACATATTTATCAAGTAGGGGATAACCCTGCATCCAACGCTTATATTCGCGGTAAACTGCGTGACTGTGAAGAGGTTGGAATCGAAGCGGAGCTTATCAAGCTACCAGAAGAGATTACCGAAGATGGGTTGAATGATAAAATACAGGAAGATTATAATTATGAAAACGTAGATGGTATCATTGTTCAGCTTCCGTTGCCAAAACATATCGATCCTAAAAATATTTGTATTCCAGACGAACTTGACGTTGATGGTTTTAATTCTACATCACCATTTCAACCATGTACTCCGCTTGGCGTTATGAAGATTTTCGATTCCATCGGTTATAATCTGGATGGCAAGAACGTGCTTGTGTGTGGTCAGTCTAGTATCGTTGGTCGTCCGCTGGTTGATATGCTGATTAAGCGCCATTGTAATGTGATTTCTGTAAATAGCACAGGGACTCCAATGAAGGATACAGCACTTGAAATGAGAATGGTTGATGTCGTTATCTCAGCAGTCGGAAAACGTAATTTCATCACCACAAGAGGTCTTGACCGGGTTGAAGTGTGTATCGATGTTGGCATCAACTACGACGAAAACGGAAAGCAACATGGAGACTGCGCCGACGCTGTTTATGATATGGAGGATATCAAAGTTACACCTCGTATCGGCGGTGTCGGCCTGATGACCAGGGCGATGCTGCTTTGCAATGTATGTGTGGCAAAGTATGGGGAAGAGAAGATGGAGAGGGTGATTGAATGAAAGAACAGATTATTCCAATTGACCAACAGCTTGTATATAACGTAGAAGAAGTAGCGACACTCTTGAAAACTACGCGCCCTGTGATATACTCTTTAATAGAAAAGGGCTATTTGCCAAGTATCGTGTTGGGTCGTCGTAAAGTAACCCGTAAAGCACTTCTTGAGTTTCTTGATAAGAATGCCAACACTGACTTTGGAGAACTTTTAAGAGCCGGTTGATTGGCTTGTCCACAAAATTGCCCACATTTGAATTCTTGTGGGCAAAACGTGGGCGAAATACGCATCTTTTTGTATTAAGTAACAATGCTACGACAATTTG